CCTATTACACCAATGCGTCCTTGTATAATAGCCATAGGATCACCGTTGCTATAGGTAGCCACAACATCCATATTATTACCAACAAATGCACAGCCGTCATAGAAATACATCCTTTCGTTAACACCTAACCAATTCACTGGCATAGCTTTAGGATGGGGGCGTCTTGTGTCAGTGTTAGGTTGTTTGATGTACTGTACTGCTCTAACACCATCTAAGACATTAAGGTAGTCTCGATCTGCCCAGTATGCTCCCATGCATATTCCAAGAAATTTGCCTCCACTCTTTACAAAGTTTCTAACAGCGTCACAGTTCCATTTCATTAGAGTATCATATCTATCGCTGTCACCGTAGCCTCCGGGAAAACATACGCAGTCTACATCATCAAAGAAGGTAGGTTCAACTTCGTCTCTAGAAAATAATTTAAAACTGTAGTGGGATGAAAGAGCTTTGATGATGCCGTTAGCAGAGTCCACGGCACAGATGGGTTGATGCAAAAATAATGCTATCTTTTTCAACTTTAATCTTTATAAAGCTCACTTTCGAAGTCTACGGTAGCGAATCGCTTTCTCCGCGCCAGCAGCCGGCGCACACTTTCGGTAACTTAATACCGGTCCTAAGGTGTGTTAGTTACACCAACTTTGTTTAGCATCGCCGTAATACTCTCTAGCTAAACCGTTGGCAATTAATCCTTGTCGAATACTTTGTCCATTTACCAAGATGTCTCCCAATATACGGCCACCAAACTTATCCCATCCATAGATAATAACCTGGTGCTTTGGGTGGGATTGTATGGCTTGAGTTGTAAATTTACTCGCCAGTTGCGCTCGCTGGTCTTCTTGTGGACATTGAGCTCTGTGTCCTTTTTCTGGGGTGTCAACGCCGTAGATTCTAACAGCAAGTTCAGGTTTGAGCGGGGCTGGTAGAAAGGGGGCGGCGATTACAATAGTATCGCCATCACTCACTCTAATAATTTGTGCATCATATGTTGCTGACTTAGTAGGCATTTTGCCTTGTGCAAAAGCCGGAACAGATAATACTGTTGCTAATAAAAATACAAATAAACTTTTCATAATTTTCCTTTGTTAAACAACTTGAAGTAGACCATACACACCTGTAACCAGCATGGCTTTTACAGCCATATCGTCTGCTTCATTGTCTAGTATATCTGTTCTGACTAAGTCTTGTAGTAATTCTTTATATTCATCAGGACTAATTTGTCCAGCGGAATACGCTTCTGATAGTTGCAATGCCATTTGAGCTCTTTGTTCTGCCCATGGACGACCACAACCAATTAGTGCTCTTAGTTCTTGCATTTAGAATCTCCCTAATACTGCACTTGCAGACTTTTCAGACTGAAGTATCATTATTTTCTTTTTAATTTCACAGTAGGCTTTGGTGCCCTGTTTGTCAATACTGCGTTTATAAAAATCGTCAACAGTTTCTTTCATCGGTCCGATCAACTTACGAACATCCTGTTGACGTGATCCCTTGCTTTCACTATAAAGATCAAACCATTCTAGATGATCTTTAATGCGTTTTACTTGTGGAGCATGATCTATATTGCAATCTAACTGTGCTACTGATTGACGTACATCAACGATTGCGCGGCTTTGATTATCATCCCAGAAGCTGGGTATCCAATTCTGTACAGTAGCACAGCCTGTTAATGATAAAGCAAGAACTGCGGCAGCTAAGATTCTCATTACTTGCTCTTCTTAGCGTCTTCGATCTTAGTTCCTTCGAACTTTTCACGAACTTTGACTGTAGTACAAGTTTGTTTTGGTTTATTAGTTTTAGGATCCATTACAGGTTTTCCGTCTTTACCTTGTACATCTAAGCAAACTTGTTTAGTTTTTGGAGCTTCTTTATTAGTATCCGCTGGAGCAGCCGGAGCAGTTGCGTTTGCTGTGGCTGCTGGTGTTGCTTGTGTTGCTTTTTTTGGTTCTTCTTTGGCGCAGGCTGCTGTACCAATAACCATCATACCTGCAAAAATTGCTGTTGTTAATAATTTCATTTTATTTTTCCTTTTTAGCTAACATGGCTTGAACTTTTTCTTGTACGGCTTTTGCCCAGAAAGGTTGTGGAAAATTCCATCCTACAAATGCACCTACTGCTACCCATAATAATATATCTAACATGTAAAATCTCCTTTATAATTCTGGCTCAGTTGGTTGCACAGGCTTACGTAGCCCTGTTGGTGTTACTACAGTCTGAGCTGGTACTGTCGTAGCATTCATTATTTTTTCTTGTCCTCTACTCCAAGCAGCAATGCCTAGTATAGCACCCATGGCCATGTGGAACAGGCCAGCGCCTTTAAGAGTAATAGGATCCCATTGTGTAGATACCGTGCCTGAATATGCTGCCTGCGTAATTGACCATAGTATAGGAAACACAGCAAAGTCTAGAATACAAATAAACATGTAGGTCCAGCCCATAGCAGGACGCCATTTTCTATTCATCCAATCTTCGTGTACAGTTGATCCTGACATTTTATTTTACTGCCTTGTCGTAAATTTCTTTTTGACGTTTGTGCCATTCAACCATAGCTTCAATTTTTACACGGCATTCGTAATAAGTTCCGTAGTTTTGAACTACACTGTCAAGAAGTTTACTTAATTCAGGCGACTTTTCTGCTTGTTTAAGTTCTGGGCAAGGATCTGCAATTTCTTGCGGTAGTTCAGGAAATGTTGGCGGCTTTGTTATGGACAAACATCCTGTTAATAAAACCGCAGGAAGCAACATTAGAAGTTTTTTCATTTCTTGCTCCCTGGTGGTTTCGCTGCTTCGTTAAGAATATCAATAGCTTCGGGTGCTACTTTACACTCTTGATTGATTATTTTTTCTATTTCTTTAATCTTATCTTGATAGATAACTACATTTTCTTTTACAACTTTAACACGGTCTTTGTAAACAGTAACAATTTCTTTGTTTACTTGTTTTCCCTGTTCTTCAGCGATTCTAGCACGTTCTTCAGCAACACGAAGTTTTTCGCGCCATTCCATTTCAACACCTACACCACCTTTGAAATATACACCTACAATCAATAATACAATACTGACTATTTGTAAAATTAAATGATATGGAGCTATTGCTGGAAGCCAACGAACTACTCTGTGTAGTATAAAAAATGTAAAGAAAGTACCAATTGCGCCAGCGATAAGGATAGTGTTAACTACCCAAAGTAAAAAACTATCTGGCACAAAGGATAGCATCCACATATTAATGTCCTACAAACAAGTGTAATGCGTGATTGTAATGCTTGATGCGGTCTTCTAAACCAATAGTACCACCGTTGATACGCTTAGTTAGTGTAAGGATGTCTTTCTTATCAGCCCATTGATTAAGATTGTTCTGCTCCCAGAACCAGCAAGCTGATTGTACAGCACCTTCAAACGTTTGTAGGTACTCTGGAATTTCTTCTAATGGAGTATCAATAGCAGCCGCAAATAATGTGTAATTATTTTTACCTGTCAACTGAATAAGTCCTCGACCTAGATAACGGAAACCGTCACCACTAGCTTCGTCTCCGTTGCCCATACGATTCGCATATACTTTATTGGCAATCTTTTCTGGCTTTTTCTCGTAGGCCCTAGCTTCATCTAAAGTTTTAAAATACTTAGAAAAAGTCTTTGTCAAACTTTCTGCTTTATAGTTTAAATTTTCTTTAAGGAATTTAAAGCCACCTGATTCGTGAGCGCACTGTGCAACAAATGCTGCCACACGCTCAGGAGTATGTATTTCGTATACTGGAAGGATTTCGCATAATGCACTGTACCAGTAATCTGTATATGGGTTCTTGCCAATTATTTCTGACAAATATTCTTTTTTAAATTCAAATGTAAAACTCATTGTAGTTCCTTATTTTATAAACGTTCGAGAACTAGTGTTCTGCCGTTATTTTCTAGTGTAAGTTTTTTACCATATTTTGTAATATTGTAATTACCTATATATTTACTGAGATATATCACTTCTCCGAAGTCGTTAAAATTCAAACTTTCAGTAATGTTATTTAGTATAAGATGTTTTTCACCAATATCTACAAATCTAAAATGCAATGGATCTGCATACATTTTTTTAATAGTAAGAATATCATCTAACATATCTATAGATTCAACAAAACTTTTACTAAAGAAATTTTTAAAATTATTCATGTTGCTTTCGTTAGCTACAATTCCATAGTTGTCAGGGTCGCTGGGTACAAATTGTTGTAAATTTTCTAACGTGGCTTCGTGGCTTCTAAAATCTTTATAATATCTAAATTTTAGTTTATCTTTATCTGCAAGTTTTTTGATACCGTCTACTATTTCAGCGATCTGTTCATGTGCTTCAGAATTTCTTTCTAACTCTACAAAAACTTTAAAAGTACCATCGCTTTGTTCTCCTGCTGTTGTGTCTGCATCAAGAATAAAATCGTACCCTTTTTCTAAAAAACTCACTAGATCGTCTGCAGGTTCTTTTGTTTTTACGCTGAAGCTTAGTGTGATAATGTTTTGATCATCGCCCATTTTAGAGGCAAATGAATCAATTTCAAATATCTCGTAGATCATATCTCGTAGGTCACCTATTCGTAGTCCCATTATGCTACACCTCCGGTTGGTTCGCTGCCGCTGGGTGCAGCCACTGCTCCGCCCGGTGCAGCTACTGGTGGAGCCATTGATTGATCAGCAGGTTGTGATTCTGATCCTGGAGAATTAGCAGCCACAGCAGGTTCAGTTTCAAAACTCTCCATTTCGTTATATCCTGTATAGATATCAACGATTAATTTCTTAGGCATTTGAATTTCAACAATCCATACTGGGTTTCTATCCAGCTTTCCTTTTTTAGTTCCTGGTCGAATATCATCAGGGTCTTTAATTTTTCTAGGAACAATGACGTAGTCTTTTTTATAGCCTATCTTACAATCATAGTCTACTAGACGCTTGCCTCCCATTGGATCCGGCATCTTGTTGCGTGGCCACATAAACGAGCATGTAACCCAATGGCGATCAATCACAGGGCCGCTTAAAAGTTCAGCATCTTCCCAATTAGCATATACATAAAGATCTAGTTCGTCTAGAACTCGTTCGAAGTCTTTCAACACCTGAAAAGCAGTGTCGTTTTCGTATATTCCTTCGATGTTTTTAATAACGTCATAAATGTCGTGCATTGTGCTGTCCTATAAATCTACTATACTTATTTATCGCATCAAAAAGATAACATTATGTTTTTACTTTTGGAGGTCTGAGCTAAATATCTTTGTAGGGTGTTCCAGCCCGGAACGCTGTACACAGTTACTCAATATCCGTAAGGAGGACTTAATGAGTGCAAAAAGAGCGTCTCGTACTAAAAAACAAAACTTTGAAAACGTTGTAGATATCAACAATTATAAACACAAGCGTCAAGTGCAAATTCTTCCACGCAATAAACACCAAGAAACTTACATGCTAAAATTACTAGATCCAAAGAAAGATATAGTCTTCGGAGTGGGTCCAGCAGGAACCGGCAAAACGCTTATTGCGGTGCAGGTGGCTGTAAAATTGTTTAAAGAAGGCGAAATTGACAAAATTATTGTTACAAGACCAGCAGTATCAGTAGATGAGGATATAGGATTTTTACCAGGCACACTAGAACAAAAGATGGCACCGTGGACAAGACCTATATTTGACGTCTTACGCGAATACTTTAATGCTAAGGAAATAGAAGGCATGATAGAAGAAGGCATCATTGAAATTGCACCCCTAGCCTATATGCGAGGCAGGACATTCAAAAATGCATTTATTCTAGCTGATGAAATGCAAAATGCAACTCAAAATCAAATGAAAATGCTCTTAACTAGATTAGGAGAAGGCTCAATGATGGCTGTAACAGGAGATTTAGCTCAAGCAGATCGTTTAAAAGATAACGGCTTGATAAGTTTTATCGAACAGCTTGAATCCAAACAATTAAAACATTTGGACATAGTCCGTTTCGAACAAGGAGACATCGAACGTCACGAGGCAGTTAAGGAAGTATTACAACTTTACGGAGATGAATAAGTAATATAGACTAAAAGGAAAAGGGCTTACGAGCCCTTTTCTACTTTAATAACATTGATATTTGACTTTTGTAAAAAGTCTAGACCATCGTTGAGTCTGTATGGATGGGCATAATAAACAGCTTTTATGCCACTTTGATAGATCAATTTAGCACATTCCATGCAAGGTTGGTGCGTTACAAATAACGTAGCACCATCTCCGCTCTCAGAACTGCGGGCTAATTTTGCTATGGCGTTTGACTCTGCGTGTAAAACCTCTGGTCTCGTTTTTAAACCTCTATTAACTAGAGATTGTGACTCTCCAAACACTGCATCACTAAATCCAATATCTTCGTGTTCGCAATTATTGTCCCACCCACTAGGCATACCGTTATAGCCAATACTGATAATCCTATCATCTTTAACAACAATAGCACCAACTTGCAGTCGTTTAGCAGAACTTAATTTGCTAAACCTGTCAGCAACATCCATGTATGCATCTACAAACTTTGCTTTCATAATTCATTCATCAACGGAAAGATCTTTCCAATGATTTCTGCACAAGCAATCGCAATAGCCATGTGTTCTTTCTGTGTGCCATTTGCACTGCGTAGTTCAATATAGTGTAACCAGCTACGCAAACTGCCTTGCATGTATAATCGTGTCTTGGTAATGCCTTCTGGCAAAACCTTACGTGCTTGTTCTTTAGCAATACCGTTTTTAATAGCCCAGTCGTATTCTTTCTTACAGTTATGTGCTACTCGCATCTGTGCATGCAACCAGTCTATGGCTAACTGACGGTCTTCAGTTTCAATACTGTTCTGACGATTCTTTTCATCTTGCAATCTTGCTTCTGAATATTCAAACATGTCGCCCATGTCTTCTGGGTTAGCATACCTCTGGCTAAACTCTTGAAAGGAAAAACTGCGATGACGCACAATTTGATGTGCAATATCACGAGTAGTATCAATTTCGAGAGTAGCATTAACCATCTCGAGTGGACTCCAGTGACTGTGTTTGATCAAATATTTGATAAGTTTAGCACTAGTTTCTTCATTCATTTGGTTAGCTGGGTTACTAACTCTTGCGCAAAACGCAATTAGATCTTGAATGTCTGCAAATTCTGGTTCTGTTTTACCCTTGGCCAGAGCTTCTGCTTTACATTCTTCTACAAATTCTGGGTCTGCTACAGTATAGCCTACAATACGAACTCTCATTTAATTTCCTTTACTTAATTATTACAGTCTTGCAAGTCTAATAAGAGTTGCGGCAAGATTTATTTCTGGATCTACTACAAGAGTATGATCAACTAATCCTTGTTTGATAGTAAGCACCGCAGAGTTTTGTTTTTCTTCGTCACCAAACAGTTCAATATTGTCATAAAGCCAGCGGAAAATATCTTCCATTTCTTCAGGTCGAACACTTCCGCACAGTAGTTTTCGTGCTTCGCTGATCTTACCAGCTTTAAATAGTTCTACCATATGAATCTTCCAGTCTGCTTCACCAGTGTCTGCCTCATTGGGTTTTACTAATTTACCTTCTTGACTGTTCATTTGAACAGTATTAATGCACTTACGGAGGTCTGGATATGTTGCTTTAACATATGTGTCAAGAGTATCAATGTCAAATTCTACTTCTTCAGTGATAAGGATCTCAGCTACTCTAGCAGTAAACTCAGTTTGATCTACTTTTGCAACGTGGAAGCCTTGACAGCGACTGTGAATCGCAGGAATGATCCTGTTAGGATAGTTACAAGTTAGAATAAATCTTGCTGTGGTATGATACTCTTCCATAACACCGCGCAAGATAGCCTGTGCATTTGGAGTTAAGTAATCTGCCTCATCCAGCAGTACAACCTTGAACGGGCCAAACGGAATCATTTGTACAAAGTTTGTGATTTTGTCACGAATAGTATCTGCATTGTTTTCACGACTTGCGTTAATCTCCATAATGTCTAGATCGTTAATATCTAATTCATTAAACAAAATCCGAGCAAGAGTGGTTTTACCAATACCTGCATTGCCACTAAACAGTAAGTGAGGAATACTTTGGTCTTTAATCCATTGCTGTATTTGTTTTCGTTGTGCGTCATCTCGGAACACATATCCGTTGACCTTTTTAGGACGATACTTTTCTACCCATAGTTCTTTCATTCTTCTGCCTTGTTAATAATATTTTGTGTTAGTATATTAATTGATGCATCGGTTCTTAAATATTGATGCAATCGATCTGCACAGGATCTAATGTCGTCGCTTAATTGACCTCGACCAATTCTTTTTTCAACAGTTCTAGCTGTGTCATGTAATGCTATTACAGCATCTTCTAATTCTAAGTTTCTCAAAATTTAAACCAGCCTTTAATAGTTTGTACTAAATTATAATATCGCATCTTGTAATTGTCAAGTACGATTTCGTTAAACATGGGATGGCGATGCGGGCAACGACCTTGTCGCCAGTCACATCCATAACCATTTTCTTTTAAATTTTCACCGCAAGTATCACATTTCATTTTGTGGCCTCTATTACACGTTGTCTTAATTCTGAAGTTGAAAAACTGTGTCTACGTTTATTAAAGTAAAATTCCATAGGAATGTCGTGTCCCGTAAATTCTTTACTTTGATACTCTTCACCTAAAATTCTAATATTGATAGGAAACGATAAAAGAATATCGCGTAACTCTCGCTCAGTGGAGTAAGGTACGATTTGATCTACAAATTTACAAGCCTTCAATTGTGCCCAACGTTCAAATACTCCTTGTACAGGTTTATTTTTAGTATCGGGCCTATCAAGTGTAGGGTCAGTCTGTAATCCTACAATTAAAAACTCACATTGTGTTTTTGCCTCTTCCAGCATCATTACATGCCCGGCATGAAACAAATCAAAAGTTGAACAAGTAAAACCTATTTTCATTGCTTAAAATCATCCTTAACTATATTGAGTAATATATCAAAGTTATCTTTGGCTTTTTTAAGTGCTGGATACTTCTCCATCATTTCCTGTAGTCGTTGTTCTTCCATACGTTTTTCTCTAGCCCAGTCTAACAAAGATTCAGTTTCACCTGTTAGTCCCACGCTGGCATAGCTCATACCTAAAGACTTCCAACTATTACCGTCACATACTTCCATACAATTCATGTTTGGGTTCCAGCGCATCATGCCTGCTCCTACTGCTCCGGGACTAATATACGGATTAGTACCTGAACCATCTGACACAGTAATATATCTACTGTTAGATGTAATGCCATTTATCATCTTGCTTTAACTCCAAAATGCTTGTAACTTTGTTGTACACACTTTGCTTGATAATAACAGTCAGCAAGCGCATTGTGTAAACTTTCTTGAATTGCTTTTCGAGGATCTTGAGGCATCATAGAAAACAGTGTTCGACTATCGCGAATCTGCCAATAGTGCCACGGTGCAGGCTTTCCCAGTTGCTTGTAAAGATTTTGTAAAATAGCATAGTCAAACAACGGACCTTGACACCATAATACATCTAATCCTACGCAAAACTTGTTGATTGCTCTTGTAACTTGATCCATTGACGCTCGTTTGTGTTCGCCAAATGCTTCTTCTTTGATAGCTTCGTCTTGTTTTGCCCACCAAGCTAGAGTATTGTCGTCAATAGTCCTGCCCATGGCCGTCTGTTCATCAACATCGCAACGCAAGTATAAACCGCTATGCGGTTCTGCATCAGTAAAAGGATCAAACTTAATAGCACCTATTGTCATTACGACACAATCAGGTTCTACACCAAGTGTTTCTAAGTCAATCATTCCGTGTGTGGCCAAAAGAAAACTCCTAATAGTTTATATACATTATACTGCATAATCTATTAGGAGTCAAGTAATTTAGGTTAAACGCAGTCTGTTACAAATCCATTAGGTGGTATTTTGGTTACAAACGGTTTTAAATCCGGAGCAGTCCATCCCACAGGTTTCAATACTTTGCCGTCCTCACGCTTTCGAACCTTGCCAGTGTCCTTATCAATCTTAGCAAAGTTAGTACGCATAACTTCTTTCCATGCACCTTCTGCATCAAATCCTGCACTGTGAATAGCTCCAATTGTTACAACTAAAATATCAATTAAAGCATCTAATGCTTCTACATTATCATTCATATCACAGGCATGTTTAAATTCTTTATACTCTTCTTCTATCAATTTTGTATACAGACCAAATTGATTTAAGTTACTCTCACCAACTGTTTGGTCACAGGCTCGCATAAATTTTTCTTGATCTCTGAAGGGATTTGTCATTTTATAAAATCTTCCGGTTTAATAGTAGTACTAGATCCGTTGGCATATTCTTGACCAACATAAACATCATTTGGTTTTTCATCTGCATAGGCAAGAACACTTTCAGATTCAACCATACGTAGCTCTTTTTCGCCTTCTCCGTCATCAACTTTGAACCCTCGAGTCCAGCGTCCGTGTTCAACTAGGATCCACTGTCCAATCTCATAAGGATCTTTATTATTTGGACCTTTACAGTAAACCTTTGCCCAGCGAGGATAAATTCCTCGAGTAGTTCCGTCGTCTGACGTTAGCACAATGCCGCTTGTAGTTTTTTGCTCACCAAAGTACATATCGGAGACTAGTACTCTATTACTAACTGCTCTTGGTTTGCCTTTGGTAACGTTAAGCTGAATACTCATTAACGCCCTCTTTTTGTAACTTTAACTTCGTCTGCCGGAACAAAATTACCTTCGTCGTCCTCAACCCATTCTTCTTCACTTGCTGTTTCTGTAACAGTTTTAGCTTTTCTTACTGGCGTTTGATCTGCTACACCTTGTGCTGTGTCGTAATATTCTTTAAGAACATCTTCCCGCTTACGAATAACTTTCCCGCCAGGACCTAATTCATCTCCTCTAGCATTTACGCGAGCATTACCTACAGCAGGTGTAAGTTCGTTGCGCTGCCTAAGCATGTCCATATCAACTATTTTGCCTTGGGCAGTTTTGTAAATCTTTTTTTGTGGTTGTTTCATTGGCATATTAATTCTCCTAATATTATATATGTACTTATCTCAAGAACTCTCGCCAGTCTAGGTTATACTGAATTGAATCAATTCTGTGTATACCAATTAGATATAAAATATAACTTGCTACACTAGAGCCTCTCCCAACTCCCCAAACTATGTTATTTTCTCTCATAAAGTCTACAAGATATACCATATATCGAAGCAAATCCTGCATATTATGCTCACCAAATGCATCTAATTCTTCGCATACTCTTTTGTATTCTTCTCGTTCTTGTATTTCGTAGGGTTCAATTGTGCCTAGTTTTTGCATCAACTTATGCATGATATAGGCACCTATATCTAGATTTTTATAATCTTCAGGCATGAACCATTCTGACTGTAAAGCGTTGTCAAAATCTTTCTGATCTACATCTAGTGCAATGTATTTGGTTAATGTTGGGAGTCCTTGTTCTTCCATAGTAGCATTAAATTTATCAATGTCATCGGAAGGCTCGCATAGTACTACGTGACATTTATCTACATGTCCGCTATAGATCATAGATATTAAGTCTTGGTTAGAAAATCTAGGCACCCCTAACTTGTCAGTTTTAATAAGCATCTAACTATATTAGCTGATATTGATTAAATTGTCAAGATCAGAATTGCCGTTTTGTTGTGATTGTAATTGTGTGCGAGCACGCCTTGCTTGCATTTCTTCCTTGTACATTCCTAGCAGTGCTGCTATCTGCATTTGTACTTCTGGATTTCTAGACATAAAATATTTTCGCCCTAGATCAGTAACCTTTGATTCTACTTCAAGGTCTGAAAGTTTTGAAAAATCGTCTACTAGAGGATTAAATGATACCATCGTCTTGAGCAATCGTTACATAGTTTCCGTAATAATGGCCGTAGAATGTTATACCGTCAGTTGTCCAAATATCAACTAGAACGGGTTGATTTGTCGTAACAGTAAATGGATTAGTTGGGTTTACTCTCTTAGGCCAGGTAGAATTAACCCTAAAAACATTGCTTGGAGATCCAGTAAGCCACTCAACTGTTCCGTTTCCATTAAACAAAATTTGAATTTTAAACTGAACTTGAGCACCGTTTGGTGGTCTAAAATCTTCTAAATCTATAATAGCAAAATTGTTGATATTTAATTGCTGGTAACTTCCGTCACTGAACAGTAAATTATGCGTATCGCCTTGGTTAATATTTTTATTAAAAAACACATATGGTGTGTTTCTAAGTTTAGCATTTGAAATTTCGTTTTGATTAAAGTTATTGTTAACGTTTAATTTTGCAGTATTATCTTGAAGATTTGTAATCTCAGTTTTAGCAGATGCTAAACTACTTTTAATTGTTGCAAAGTTATCTCGAAAACCCTGACTATCGTTGTCCTGTCCAGCTATTGGAAAACTTTCGTCGACATTTATATAATTTATATTACTAGCCATTTTAATTTATCTCCTAACAGTATTTATTTACTTTATATATTGTACTGATAATTTGCGAACAGTAAATACTGCGATTTACTGCTTATAAGAGTATTATCAATAATGTATCTGTCCATGTCTAAGTCAAATTGACTAAAGTCAAAATTGCTAGCTTTAATGGCACTTTGAATAATTTGACTAGTTCCTGGTTTACAATAGCACAACACCAACGATGGAGTATAACCTAGTTCGTCTACACTACTCTGTTGTGATGATCGCATCCAAAGCGGAACAAAAGATCTTTCAGTACGACCTAACGGTCGTATATTATCACGCATGTTTGTGATATTACTGATATATTTTATTGAATCAATTGTCTGTCCAGCAGTGTATATATTAGAATCCGCTTTAACTGTATTAGCTTCAGGTTCGGGTCTTAACACCATGTTTGGAGATAGTCCCTCTAGTATTGATAGAATTCTAGTTTCTGTTCTAGAATCTATTTCCAATCCATCTTCCCATTTTAACTTAAATTCTCCATCAGCTCTAGTTTCAACTACGAAATCTTCGCCTAGTGTAACAGTAATAGTTTTTCCTCTAGCCTGTACTGTAAAAGAAGGTTTTTCTTCGTAGTCGTAAAACATGTCTTTAGGCGTTGCACTAACAGAATTAACTTTAATCTTTTTAGAATTACGTACTGTAATACTTTTCTTAGTTCGACCTTCACTTGGATTATAAGGATCTATTACATCCAAATAAAGTACTTCATAAACTATATCATTAGTTCCAGGAACTTTTGCAATAGCACTCTTTAAATCGCCCACTCGATAGCGTTTTCTTCTATGATTTGTAGACATTGCTCTAACTACTTCTTGTAATTCTTTAGTTTCAATACCAGCATATGCAAGCATTTTAATTTCACGTTGTATACCAAAATTAGGATCGCTTGGTCGATAAATGTATTCTGGAATAAAAATTTCTGGATTAGAAATGAAAGCATTAAAGTTTCTTCTAACTTGTTCTTTAAGAAAAGGCTTCATGTATAAATTACTATACTTTTTACTATCAGGGTCTGATATTCTAATTACAAATTCTTTACTCACTACGCTATATTTGTAAAGATCTTGTGCAGTAACAGTGAAACGATATTCTCTATCTATTGTAGTCGAATTGGCATCAAGTCTAAATGTATCATTATCAAATACTGTCAGCCCGTTAGTTCTATATGCAAATCTTGCCCATAGCGCCTGATCAGTACTAAATGACCCAGTACTGGTACTCTGATGAGTACTCAGAGCTTGATAAAGCAACCCTTGATAACGTACAACATCGTTTAATGTATATTGTCGTTCGTTTTTCCAAGTGCTTTTATAAACATTTTCACCAAATGCATTTACTTTACCTACAACTTCACCATCAAAACTTAGTGCAAGTCCAGGCGGCAGTCTTCCTGATGATAAGTTATAAATTACGTTACTTCCGGGAACATTTGTAGTTGCTTCAACTTTTAGTACAGAAATAACATTTGATCCCAACAGTCCTAGATTACTATCAGTAATCCATTTTGTTTCAGAATTAATTTCCCCTAGTAATTTTACAGTAAATGTTTTACTACTTGCAACTAATTCTTGTGCTTGATCAGGGGTAAATCTTTGAGCCCGTATAGTAAATTTAAAAGTTTTTGTAACCTCTGCTTGATAGGGCACTTTACCTGCAATTTCTCCGGTGCTACTATCTAGTGTTAGTCCTGGAGGTAGTCTGCTAAGAGAACTATCGGGATTAGTAGCCTGTAAGAAATATGTAACAATACCTGTTAATGTATTTGAATCAATAACATCTAAGAACAAAGTAATATAATTGTTGGCTCGTCTAACACCTAAGTCGCTAGGTGTTAACCATATGGGAACTCTTATATTAGTGTTATCAGCAGTAAACGTACCTGTACCAACCTGCATAATAGTGTTGTCAGCACGTAAAAAGTCATCGCCTACTACATAAATTCTAAATGTTCGTCGAGATATAATATCTCCGTCAGATACACTTACAGTAAATTGATAATATCTATTTAATTTTTTAGGTGTTCGTTCTGGATAGTTAAAATCATAAATGTCAGTATCGTAGAAAAAACTATCAAAACCATTAGATGATCTTAAGCCAAAATCATATCCTGCAGAAGTAAAATCGTACGGCGCTGTATCATACGAGCCTGCATTATAAAGCAGTGTTCTTTCAATAGCAAGAATAGGATCAACTACTCCTACTAATCTGCCGTCTCTGGTTAATTGTATACCAGGCGGTAATTGTCCGTCTCCGGACGCTATATAAAAATCTAAACTTTCACCAATAGGTAAATCAACGTCAGTTGCCACTAATTGAAAATCAACTGGTGAATTGTCTAAAATATAAAATGTATTGTTATTACCTACTGGTAATAATCCAGGAGTTGTTTGCCATACAGGTGCATCAGCATCACCTACAGTAATTACAAATGTTCTATCTCTAGTTACATTGTTATAGCTAGCTCTTAGGACAAATCTGTAATCTGTAACACGCGGCACTTCGTAAGGAGTACCTACTATTTGAGAACCTTGGATTCGTATCCCACCAGGCAATTTTCCACTGATAAGAGAAACCGTAGATGAAGGATTAACCAACGGCAAATTTATGCTTGTTGTAACATTTTCTTCTAGCGTAGCTAATTTAGTATTAGACGGTTGCGTCCACAAGTCTGCCATATTTTATATCCTATATAGCGTATTTATCGGAAACAACGGATTCAAAAACCACCCAGGTCTACAGTATCTCCGCTAGGTGGGTCAAAAGGACCAAAGTCAACGTCTACTTTACGCATAATAAATTGAAGCGAATTAGTATAAACTGCTCTAAATTCACCAAAGTCAAAACCAGTTAAGTAAGGACCAAAATCTCGAACATCAAATCCGTATACGTTGCCTTGTAATTCTCCGCTGAATGTAGTTGCAGAAATTGTGTTGGCATTCTGTATGTTCTTGTTGTTAGCATTTAAGTTACCAGCTAGGGTAGGAGTTAAATCTTTAACTAGAATTCCATTATTGTCTAGGTCAACTATCAGCTGCTGACCATTAACTCTAGTGTTAATTCCTTGGCCACCTTGTATTGATAGTGTTTGTCCTCTTGAAATCGTAACAGTACCACTGTCTGATACAACAATTAATTGGTCTAAGCTGTCATTAGCATTGATTGTAATAGTGTTAGCGTTTTGATTTAAGTTTATATTAGAGCCAGCCAGGAGACGTTTAAATATATTTTCTCCATCAATTTTTCCAGCATATATACCTACACCTAAAACTCCTGCATTGTCTATAACAGTTTCTTCAACAATTCTTAAATCTAGTTCTTGAAAGTTATCGTTAACTTTTATAAATGCCTCACGGAGATCATCACCGGTGCCATCGTTAGCAACAATACCTACATCAATATAATTTATAGTCATTTTAAATTCCTTATCATGGCCAGAAAGTATCCATAATTGTTCTTGTCCAAATACCATCAATTCCATCAGTGTAATCTTTAACACAATAATAAATGTATGTAAATCCAGTACTACTGTCTATGCGAATTTCTCCTGCTGTGTCGCCAACCGCCCCAAACCTTGTTGTAGGCTTTGCTTTCAAAGGTTTAAAAATTATTGTATTACCTTCTAGCGTCAAATTAGTTTGCGCTTTTAATCGAACAAATGAACTAGTTGATGATATGTCAGTTTCAGTAAATGAAGTAACTTGAACTGGCCCAGCACTACTTTGAATACCAATTTCGGTAGAACCTGATAGTTGCATATCACCAGTACCACTCAATGAGATATCCGTAGCATTGGGTACGTTTAATACTCCCGCTGGGGATAATGTAATGCCTCCTACAGCAGTTACTAATAATTCTGAACCTGCTCTATTAATATTACCATCTAACGGGCCGTTGAAACTACCAAAAATTCGTTTAGTAGTTCCGTCTATAATTAAACTAGAATCGTCAGCTGTTAAGTTTCCTTCTAGTTTAATATCTTCGAATGTTGCAAGTGCCACTGAAAGTCTTACTGCACTCATTTGATTAAATGCACTATTTCCAACACTGTTAATATCTATGCCGGCAGTCCCAGATAGCACACTAGCTGGAATGATAGAATTTATGTGATCCACTAATAAAACATTCGAATCTGAAAACACACTACCTGTCAAATTACCAGTGTTAGTAACATCAATAGTTAATGCACCGCTTGTAAATTCGCTTCTAAGAATTACATCTGGTAAGTTATCTAAATCATTATAATCATTTGTAACAGCTACATCAGCTAGTCCAACTACATTTGAAGCAGGAACGGTAGCTGTAACACTTGTAACATATCCTGCATCGTTAGTTAGTTGTGACACTGCGGTAGGTATTACAGGCTTGTTAGTTAAATCAATATAACTGCCAGAGAAAATTACTGGACGATTATTAAGATCGTTATAGTCACCACTAAAAATATTAGGTTTATTAATTAGTGAATTATAATTTCCAGATAACGCTACACTAGCGAGATTGCTTCCACCTACGCTTATAGACTGCACTGACAAAGTATTTGCTTGCAAAGTGCCCGAAGCATTAACATTAACAACGTCAACAATACTACTGCCTTGAAGATTTAAATTATCACCGCTGGGTAACTCTTTAATCTTGTTGCCGTCAGTGGTGTCAAATATTAAGGGAAACTTATTAGCCATTTTTTTGTCCTGTTACATTATATTTATCGGTCATTATACTCTTCCTACTACAGCTTCAATAATACCTTTACCTTCACTGTCTTTATTTTCAAGAGCCTTACCTATTACAGTACCAACTGCTGGTGTCTGTCCAACCATAGCATATCCAGGAATTGCACTAGAAACTAACAAGTCACCTTTTCTTACCTTACCTAACACTTTGCATGGTACTCGGCCTTGCAGTGCCACTGAAACAACATTGGCTCCTTGTAGATTGCTGTTCATTAGATATGCTGGATTTGTAGAAACAATACCTGCTACTCTATGATCGTCTTTAATGGTAGTTATAGTAACTTCAGCATCACCGCCAAATATCAGCACAGTGCCTGGTTCGTATGCAGCATCTGCTTGATAGTTTTCAGCTAAGTCAGCATAACGAGCAGTTAATGCAGTACCGTCAAATGTAGTAGCATATACAGTATTCCATTTTAATAAACCGCTTCCTAGATTGTTTGCATTATTAGTACTTGGTACAAGATCACTTGCAGCCCTAGCAGTAAAAGTCACAGTATCAGTATTAGCATCACCAATAATAGTGTTACCATTAACAGTTAGATTTCCTGTTAATGTTGTGTTACTAGTTATACCCAAGGTGCCTGTAACACTTAGATTACCTGCAATTGCTGTATCACCACTAGCACTTGCTACAGTAAATTTAGTAGTAGCTACTGCAAAGTTTCCACCAACACCTAGAGTGCCTCCAACAGCAGTGTTTCCACTAGATGCTGTAATAACAAATCTATCTAGGCCTCCACTGGAAACTTTTACATTACCAAAGAACTGAGACTCTGTACTGTTAACTTTGATAGCTTCTGAACCGTTTGCAACCAATACTAGTGTGCTGAGTGCAGAACTTGTAAATCCAGATGTAGCACCAAGAGAAATGCCTGTAGTGTTTGCTGTTCCTTTATTATCTAATGCTTGGATAAAGTTACTGTACATCCACGGAGCACTTACAAAGCCTTTTCCAGTTAGTCCAGCAATGTTAGATTGTGCAGTTCCTTGTGTGGTGTTAACTAATCCACTAAACAGTTCAACTCCAACGTTTAATGAACCCGGCATTTGAACAACTGGATATGTAGGACTTCCACCGCCACTACCGCCTGCGGCTGTTAATATAACGCCTTGCACAGGAGTTTTAAATGATAATACACCGCCACTTTGACTTAGTATTTCTTGACTTGGCGTACCGCCAATAATAAATGCTTCAGCTTGTATTTTACCATCACCAGTTCTTCTTACAATACTATTGTTAGATGAACCTGTTGATATACTAGTAGTTCCATAAATGCCGTCGGCTATCTGTACCATTGCTTTACCAGCAAGACTTATTGATGCCGGAGTAGGAATTCCTACTGCTACTCCGCCAACAGTTACAATGCCACTGTTGTTGAACGCACCAGTAATGTTTACAACAATAAATGATGTTTCACTAAATGTTTGTCCTTGTACAGTACCAGTTGCACCGCTACCTGCTTGTGTTACAGAAGCGCCATCTGCTACGCTTAGTTCACTAGTAAACACAAGTCGCTGACCTGTTAGTTGAGTAATTTCACTGTTTGTAAAATCTTTATCCTGAACAGCGAAGCCTTGATCAACAATGGTATCAAATGGTACTAGTTCAACTGCTCCTGTTCCAGGAGTAAATCTTCCCAATACAGTATCAGTTGAAATTGGTTCGTGTTTATCAAGTCCAATACTTCTTTCTTTTAAACCTATATATGCACTACGATTAACGGCTGTTACATTGACCCCAGTTAATGTAGTAGGAGTTTGTTCTATACCGTTAGTGAATATTGCTTTGGTTAATACAGTTGGACTAGTAGCCCAAGTGTCCGAAGTTTTAATTATTACAGTAGTGTTATTAACAATCGTGTTTACTACTACACCTTTTGAAGTTCCTTGGTATAATATATCTCCAGCATTAGCAGAGACAGAATTTGCCAATGTTACTTGCAGCTCTTCTGTAAAGTTTTTAGCATCGTATGCTGATAAACCTCTGTCAGTTTGTCCAACTGCATTGTTCACACCATATAAACCAGTACTAGCTGATAATGGTCTTGCTCTTTCCATTAATAGTTTACTTTGCTGAATACTTGCATTAGCATTAATGTCAGCATTAACTATTGAATCATTTTCTATTTGAAGATTAAGTTGTGCGATTGGAACAGTTAAACCGTCTTGATATACTGCCGCTGTTCTTGATACAGTTATATTAATAACGCTGTTGGTTGATTCTCTTGCATTAGCAACTTCATCAATAGGACCGTCTACTATGTTAGCTGAAATAGCACCCTTAACAACGTCTTCACCTAGGTTAAAAGAATTAGTTACTGGTAGGTATGTAATTATAGTTAGATCGTACCCTGGCGCAGAACCTAAAATTTCGTCTGTAACTTCTTGTACATCAACTACTGTTCCAGATTTACTTGCAGAAATATCTGTAATAGTATCACCAGCAACAAAAACACCACCGCTTGGAGGTGTTACAAATATCTTTTTCAAACCAGTACCAACTAAAATATCACCAGATTCAATTCTGTTGAAGCTAATGTTTCGTTGATCTTCTAAGGTATCAAAACTAGATACCGCATCGTCAACGTAGGCTTTATTAACAGCCGCGGTAGGATCAACTCCTGGATCACCTAAGTTAGTAATTTTTTGGTTACCCATCAGCAAGTTTCCTTGCATTTCTGCGGTACCACTTAGCGGTAAGAATCCTGGACCAATTTTGTTAGATATGTTAGTGTCATTTCTATCTCTGCCTAATCGTCTGTTAATGTAACTAACGATAGCCTTTTCAACAGGTACTTTTGTATCTGACTCATCTGCCATTGTATCGTCAATGGAGAATTCATCAATAGTAACACCTTTCTTAAATCCTAATGCTGTTGCACCAGTAATACCAATGTCACCTGAGAACTTAATACTACCCTGGCCTTGATCAACTTCAAAGAACTTACCAACTCGGAAGAATCCAAATTGGTCAGTACTCATCCAAAATACACGACCTTTTCGTTTTTCGTAAACTTGTCCTGATGTGGCATTAGGAGAATCTACATAAGCAGGTGCAAGAGAGCCTAATGGATCACCTAAAATTACATTAGGATAGTTAGATGTATTAAATCCACCAGTACCAATTTGTGTAAAATCGTGACCTGTAGCGCGGCACAATGAAATAGCAATAGTTATCTCAGCAGTACTGCCTACAGGCAAACCAGCACGTAATACTTTATCGGTAGTAAACGCTTCAGCAATGCCTGTGCCTGCGCCTGCAAGATTATGTATGTTTGTACTGCTTATAGTAAGTATAGCTTCGTCTGTATCAACTGGGGTATAATTTATAATTTGATGTGTTCTACCTGCCCATGTAAACACCATACCACCACTATAGCCTGGAGCTCCAGGCAATCTACCAGCAACGTCTCTAGTAATTCTTGCAAGTTCATCTGCAAGTAATCCGAATCCTTCTTTATCTGGATTAATTTTAATTTGTGTATTACCAATAGTTCCACCAGTTGTACTGGTAACGTTCGCTGCTTCAACGTACAACTCAATATGATCGTAACTAACTTCAAAAGTTGTCTGAATAGAATTACTGTCTAAAGGTAAACCTAGTGAATTAAATGCACTGAAACCAATACTTCTGTAAGTAACATTGTCACTCTCGTCAAAGTTAATAGCTGTACTTGGTCTAGTAACTAATCTTGAAGTATCCTTAACGCTGTCAAATATATGAGTTCCGCCGTTACGATATTCAACTAGTACTCCGTTGGCTACATCAGCCTTAATTGCTGAGTAGAAATCTCCGTTAGTACCGTTAGGTTGTCCGCTTATTTGTAATCTATATACCTTATTATTATATACACTAGCAGGTAATGCTGTTACACCGTCGTTGCCGTAAATTGATGCAACCGTAAATGTAATTGCAGTTCCTGTACCTCCAAACTGTGTATTAGCAATAGTAATAGTATTACCAATAGCATATCCTTCACCACAGCCTTCAACGGTTACTGTAGTTGCTCCGCCAGGCACTATTACTATAGTATATGTTGCTTGTACAGTAGGTGTACCACCAGTACCTACTTTGCCAGTATATGTTCCAGGAGTTCTAGAAGCATTACCAGCTACAGAACTAACAGATTGTATACCTGTTAGAACTACGTCTCCAGATTGATTACCGTCTCCTAAATACCTAACAACAGAAACGTTATACTGTAAGGTTCCTACTGTACCGCCGTGATTAATTGTAACCACAGAACCAGTTAGTGGAGCATATGGTACATCTGTTACTACTATGCTATTTGCTGCTTCTACGTTTGTAAAATTAGTAGGTGCACCGAGATTGTCAACTCCTTGAGGGAATCGAAGCGTTCTAGCTGGAGCAGTCATAGGAAATTCTAATGTAACCTGATCAGGAATTTCGTTAGGATCTGCGCCTTCTGACACAAGACCAAAGTTACCATAACCGTTAGAACCGTTTAGTGAACGAATTTCTGATCCGTTCTTAGCATAGTAGGCTGCTTGACAATAATAGGTAAACATTGACACCATTTCAGAGAATGCGCCATTGTTAGTTACTAAGCCGTAACCAAGGTCATTAATCTGTGTAAAGTCATTGCCCAGCATCGAACGATTACCAGCAGTTTGTAAATATAACGGACGTTCTACTTGTCCAGTGTCTTCTTCAAATTGACTTTCTAGATATCCAACACCTGCGTTAGATGTAGCATCTAGATAGATAGTTGCAGTACCTTGTGCTTGGTCATAATCAGAAATTGCATTAACTTGATAGCGTCTGCCTTCTATGTAGAATGGACATGGTAACTGGGGTGGTCGAATTCTTAGACCTTGAGTTTCTTCGCTGCGAATTGTAAGAGTAAACGCATTAATTTTTCCAGTTATCTCAGCTGGTAAGTTACCTACATATGCATCAACAAACATACCGCCAGCAAAACGTTTGCGATTTAATGTTTGTGAGAATGAAGATCCTGTCTGTATGTAAGGTGACTTAGTTAATATTTGACCGTCTGGATCAAGAGTACACATAAATCCGCCGTGCCCCTGAACTGTCATGTTACGTAAAATTGTAGCATCGTTCATTAAAAACACATCTACTTCGTCATTTCGTTTTGGAGGATTATATCTAGGATCAAAAACAAAAACAATCTTTTCAATTAAATTGCTTATTATATTATCTGTATCATTTTCTGCTACTCCATATTCAAAGTCAGGAGCAACATAATTAACAGCTAGAGGATTTTGTTGGATAGCGCCGGCATCGTATGCACCGTCAAATAGTCTAGCAGCAATTTCTGAAATATATCTAATAGCGCCTTTGGTAACATTTTCTTGTCCACCAAATCCGTCGTTATTATACTTTTGAATATAGCTTCTAAAATATTCTCCTTGTACTTCTGTAGAAAACTCATCACCGCCTAGCTTTAAATCATCTGCTAGTGCATTAACGATTAATCCAACGTCTCGACGACACTTTGCCTGATTGTATGAGTATACAGCAATACCATCAAGTGTACTGATTACATCAGAAACAATAGTATTAGTACTGCCGTTGATTGCAGTTTTTACATCAAGTAAGGTTACGTTTGCACTTGTTAATGAAGGATACACGGCGCTAGGCAATGTTAGCAAATTATTATTATTAATTTGATTTTTAATAATATTAACTAAATTAGTTACTATTGTTGATTCTGTTGTACTAGCTGGGTTAGATCCTACGCCAGTCTGTGACAATACATTTCCTGAAGTTGGTACTATAGCAATACCACGAACTATGTCTGCTACTACTCCTGACAAATGCTCGTACGCATCAACAGTAAAAGATCTTTGATTTAATCCTAACTGACTTACTGCATTAACAAAGTAACTAATTGCAGATTGTCTAGTAGCAAAGTTACCTCCATACATCACATCATAGCTTAATGCATCAACTATATACTTAACATCCCTTGCACACTTAGTTGAATTGTATTCTAACCTAGGAAAGTTTACAGCTATGTATGCAGTAATCTCAGCAGCAATGAAGTTTCTATTTGCCTGCAATTGATTCTTTGCATCAATTTGATCTTGTAAGGTACTGTCAATAGGACTAAATGTTAATGCATTTGCCGCAGTCTCAGTACTAACAACACCGTTTTGAATAATATCAATTATTTCATTAAACGCTGTGTTTGATCTAGTAGTTGCAGTTGCACTACTAATAACTGCTGGTAATGCTGAAACAAGATTTCTAGCTCTAATTAATGCATCTACCCAAAGTTCTCTTAGATATGAATCTCTGTATATACTGCCTGCACGAGAAAATTTTAATCCTTCTAGTACTTGATTGTAATTTGTACCTAATACTATGTCATAGGTAATGCCGTCAAGTATTTCTCCAAAGTCGCTAGCAAACTGAATTTTGTCGTAGAGCAAATCTTGGAAGTTTTGATTGATATACGCAATTACTTCTTCTTGTATAAACTTTTTATTTTCTTGAAGAATGTTTGAGGCTGTTGAAAATTTTCCTGGGTTTACAACAGACGTGCCTGTGTTTTTAACTTTGGTTGGATTTTCTAAGTAATGATATCCAAATCTACCTTGTATTTCGCCTACTTGGTTATAGAATCTATTACCTCCTGTAACCAGCGGTATACCATCAAATTCTAAATCTCTGTAGAAGTAAGTACTTGCCCAAGGTGATTGAGATACTCGACGATTTGGTCTTATAATTACGCGACGAAATTCATCACCCACAACTGAAACGTTGGCAGCAACTTTAATAGGGTAGTCTTCTTCATAAATACCTGATTCAATAAAAATCGTAATCTGTTTGCGTTTAACAAAATTATCAAACTCTAGATCTTCACCTGGTATAAAATCAATAGGCTTTATTAAATGCACAAGAATTTTATCTTGGCCGCCTTCGGCTGGATCATTAGTTGTTAAGCTAACAATACGTCCTTGTGCGCCTGATATTTTACCAACTAGTATTTTTCCTGGTAATAAGTCTACGTTATTGCCTACACCTTGGTCAATTGCACTAAGACCGCCGTTATTAACAACAACTTTGTATGTACTACCATATACTACTAATGCACCAGCATTAATACCGTTCTGGATAATGTTGGTAACTAAATTAAACTTATCACTGATAGCAGTTCTTGATGTTGCGTCAGCATCATTACCAATATCAAAAAATTGACCTTCGTCGTCTTGATATCTAATACCAATTATACCGCCCGAACTATATGCTGTAAAAGATAATGAATTTACTGCGGTTAATAGTGTTCGATCAGTGAATAACTCAAATTGATTTGGGCTTACTACTCTTACATAATAAACGTTCTCGTTGACCTGTGTCATACCAGATACATTTTTAATAATCACCTGATTACCGCTTACTAGATTATGTGAAACGCTAGTAGTAACTCTTGCTATAGCTGCTTGTGTAATATTTGATATTGGTCTTTGTAAATATGGACGATTTAACAGAACTGCTGCAATCATATCTCTTGCAGTATTAATAGCATCAACAGTTTCTGTTAATTGTCTTGTAATTGCTACAATAGCACTTGCATTAGCATAATATCTTTCAGCAGCCAATCTTGTTAGGTAGTTAGCTGTAGCATCAACTGCGGGTCCTCTATTAATATCAAATGCAATAGAATCTAAAATCAAACCTAGATCACGTTCGCAAGTTTCAATATTATAATCAAAATTAGGATATTTAAATTGTAAGTAACCTGTAACTTCACTAACAACAAACGCTCTATTTTGTTCGATCAAATACCTTGCTTGATTAAACACAGGAGTAACAATGGCAGCTTCAAGTACTTCAGCTGGTGTTGTGCCGCCGTCTCGAGTAATAGTCTGCATGTACGGACCGGGTTCAGCTTCAGATGCTTGAATAATTTCTTCAGCTCGCCGAGCTGCTGCGTTAATAGTTCTATACGCATAACTCCAAGAAGTTCCTGCTTTACCAGCTGGCACTCCTGTCATTCTATCGTCGCCCTGCGTAGTTACATATAAGTTACTGATACTAGCATAACTGGTATTGTCAACATAAAATTTAGTTGCTGCTTGTAAATCTTCATCGCTGCTGGCTAGCCCTGCAAGTTCGCCTGGGCTGTCATGCAGTATCAACGGTCCAGTCATCTTATCACCCTGACGGCGAACTACTGATTTTCTAGGTATTGCTTGATTAGCTAGATAAAATCCTTGTAAGTTTGAGTCGTATGCAGCATCAACAAAAATATGCTCATCATCTACACCAATAGTACCCGTAATGAATATCTTATTTGTATTGGCATCGGACTGACTTAGAACAGTAGCATCGGCTCTGGTAGCATGTACACTTAATTGATTTGCTGTAGCATACCGTAAATAATAAGTTGTATCAGTTACTATTCCGGATGGATCAGTATCTTCTGCTCGAAATTTGTAAGGAGTTCCGTTAATGGTATTGTCAAATCCGTGACCAGTAACTACAATATTACCATTTGAATAAGATTCAATAACCAACGTATAATCACTTGCATTAGCAGGCTCGTCTGGAATTCTAATTGGTAAGGCACCCGCAATATATCTATTATCAGCGTAACCTTTGGTAATAACTAGATCGTCAATGGTTATTTGAGGATTAGGTTGTTCTGCGTTAAACTCGTCAACTGCTTCTTGTGATATTGCTATACGAGCAATAGCTTTATTTCTTCCATCTAAAGGACCGCCTAATTGCGGTGATAAATCTTGTGATAATGCTCTGAAAGATGTTGACAGTACAATTTTATTAGGAGTATCATAGCTAATTAAAATACTATCGTCGGCAGTAGGATCAGCAGCTGAATTAGAAGCTAAGGCTCTAAATTTAATTCCGTCAGCGTTTGAATCAACAAATAATACAGTATTAGGTTCATAGCCGTCAGGAGTATCACTTAGCGTAGTAAATCTAATAGTACCGCCTGCTCCAAAAATAGCATATAGTTCATTAAAGTTTTCGTTGGTCTTTCTAAACGACTCACGGATACTATCACCTGTGCCGTCATTGCCTTCTACGCCAATGTTAATCTCTTTTCTTGCCATACTTTACTCCGATATTAGATGTAGCAGGATTTCTTTCCTGCTCAATTATTTATCGTAAAATTTTATAATCTTAATGTAAATAGTATATGTTCATTGGCACTAGAATTGAAAAAACACAACACACTCGTAAAAGTAAACTGGGTGTTGAGCATCTGTATGACAGGGAACGAACTTATGCTCTATTTCGGTGCGATAGTTGTGATACGGAATTTTCAAGAGAAAAAGGAAGTATGGATCCAAAGAGGTTGAGCAACAACTATTTCCATGTTTGCTCAAAATGTGATGCTAAAAGATTTGCTCAGAAACGCGGAGTACAAAAAAAGCAGGTATGGGATTTACCTGCTAGCTCTAGTTTAGATATTAGTAAGTTATGATTTTTTAAGTCCGTCACTAGTGACGTTAGGGGTTATTTTCATACCTTTAGGTGATTCTTGAAGTTTAGTAGTATCTTTCTTAACAGGAACGTAAGTCATGTATTGACCTTTGTCGTGTCTAATTCCTGTTACACGATCCAATTTTAAACTTCCGCTGTATAGTCCTGCCATAATTTAATCTCCAGTTATTTGTATTTAGTTAAATAAAAGACCTTAAGGAGGTATTTTAACATGGAAATTATAATTGCAATTATAGTTGTAGTAGCTGGTACAGCGATTTGGTACGCAAATCGTAAAACTGGTATTGATGTCAATCAAGACGGAAAAGTTGATTTAGCTGATGCGAAAGCCGCAGTTGAAAAGACTGTTGAAGCTGTTGCAGAAGTTGCAGATGCTAACAAAGACGGTAAAGTTGATGTAGCTGATGTAAAAGTTGTAGCGACTAAAGCAAAAGCAGCCGTTAAGAAGACTGCAACCAAAGCAAAGGCAACCGTTAAAAAAGCAGCCACTAAGACTGCTTCAACACGTGGCCGTAAGCCGAAAACTAGTGCTTAATTACGCGAGCGCAACAAACTTTCTATAGTTTGAATTGCACTATCTTGGCGAGCTAGCTTTCGATCTAATACATCGATGGCTGCTCGCTGTTTTCTTATCTGCTCTTCCAGACTCTGCACATAAGCATGAGTAGGAATACGCTTTTCTATACCATCTTCTCCTAGCATAGTAAATGTGTCTACACCTTGACCACGAAGCCCGCCGGCAACTCGGTTAGGATTTTTGTCTGAAGTTTTAGGTACTACGCTTGATGTGCGACCGTACATTTTGGTTAAGTAGTTCATATTGTATTTACCGTTTCAATTCGTTGAGTAGAAATTCTTTAGGGTCACACCAATACGTTTCAAAAATAGATTCACCAGGGCCAGTTATCATACTAGTAATTACTTCACAGCGTTTAAGCCACAAAAACTTATTACTTAGATAACAGCGCCTAGGCAATAAGCACAGTTTCTGCTGATGCCCTATCCTGCGCTTGTTGAACATCCAAGAATCCGTACTCATTCTTAATACTTGCATTGGTATTGGCATAGTTATATAAGTCCAATGTTGCTAAATTCTTACATTTAGATTCAACCATAATATCTGCATATTCACGGAATGTAAGAGCCCAATCATTTACAGCGTCATTCCACATGTAATCGCTGTGTGCTCTAAGTTTAGCTTTCTTGTATCCGTTTTCTAGTAGCGTCCAAAGATCGGGGCGCTGGTGTTTGGAATGGCCAATAAGGCAGTCTTCCCGTGAAACACTATAATGTATAACAGGCCGAACACCACGCCAGCTATCAATAATCCTTTTAAAACGGTCGTCAGTAGCTTCAATATATTCTCCAGAATTAATCCAATGATGATGTATGTCTAGCACCAAAGCGAGATGCTTTGATAGTTCGAGAGAGGCGTCGATTCCCCAAGACATTTCGTCGTTTTCGATAGTAATACAGTTTCGCGCCTCTGGTGAGAGACGCCCAAGTGCGCTGATAATACCGGCTGGACCTCTGCGACCCGCGATGTGGACATTGATTTTAAAGTCCTGAAATTGTTTGCCGAACCCCATCCAACGGGCCATATCTGCATGATATTCAAACTCCTCTATTGATCGATTAACAATGTCATCTGACTCAGATGCCAACACAGTAAACTGGCCAGGATGCATAGACACACGCACATCAAGCCTACGAGCCGTTTCGCCCACCAAGGCAAACTCTCTTTCACAATATGCTCTAACGTCTGGTAACTTCCAATAGTACCCCCAAGTCGGCTCAGTGTACACAGGAAGGCAATCGCTACCCAGTCTAACCATTCTAAGATCTTGCGGCAAACGTCCAACATATTCTATAAGTCTCCTATACGAAGCAATATTGTGCTCCATAATTTCCCAAAGCCGCTGTTCTGCTACAGCCTTAGTTTGTCTGTTCAACCATTGTACAGTAGTTGACCGAGTATTTAGTGGTCTCTGAATTTCTTCCAAAAGTTTTTTCTTTTGAGTTCGATCAGGGTACATATATTTGCAAGCAAAGCCGATACGTTTTTTCATAAGTTATTATACTAGATTTAGCGCCAGTTGTCAACCACCCAAGGGTCTTCACAATTATGAGGATTTGGGTCTCCGTGAAATACTGTTACACAACATTCAATCCTTGGTTTTACATCTTCTATCTGTTTAAATTTTCGATTTCCTTTAGTGCTGCCATAATCAAATTCTTTAGTACGTCTAACTTCCCATTTCCAACTTAGTATCCAACTGTCCGGATACAGCATTGCTTGATTTTTTTGTGTAGCTTCAAATAACCAATCTTGATCGCCATGTAGTCTTCTTTGAATATCGTGTTGATTTTCTCGGAATCCTGTCCAGACATAATCTAGCTGGCCAGTTTTAAATCGAACTACACTGCTATTATATTTTTTCCAACTTGGGCGCATAGCTCTGGTAAAATCTCTAATAGTACACCAGTGATTAGGTTGGTAGGTAAAAAGTTTATCTATATTACTTGCTATTACTACATCTAAATCCATGTAAAGTATTGTGCCATTAATAGGCAACTCTTTACTGTACATATAAGGTTTACACCACCATCCTTGTAAGTTGGCGGGCAAAGGTATTGTTTTTATTCTTGGATCTAGTCCATTAGCGTTATCTGTTAAACAAACAAACTCGTAGTCTAAACTACAGTTTCTCTTAACCATGTTGTAGAGTTTGTTTACATATTCTGGACCGTATTTTGTGCCGTGTTTTAAACAAAGAAGATAATTTTTTAGACTATCTTCATGGGTAACTAAATTAGGCGTAATAATTTCTTGAGGCTTTTGTTTTTCTAAATGCCTCTGTTCTTTTATCTTACGCCATTCTTCTTTAGTATATTGACCTTTGTCAATCTTTGGCAATTTTAACCCTCATAAGTAGCAGAGTTACCAGCGTGTTCAAACACTTCAACTGAACGTAGACGAACACCAGCACCAACAGGATACCGTGCTTCAAATACTCTTCCGTCTGGATGAGTCCAAGCACGACCTTCTTTGTATGCTTCTAGTATTTCATTCATTGTGCGATATGCCAGTTCAGCAAATTTTTCGCATCCAACAGCTTCTACTAGACGCAAATCCAATACACCGCCTTCAGCTTGTTTACCCAACTTAGCAAGTTCCTTAAACTTTGGGAGATGAGGATCATCTAAAGCCATAACAGTAGTGTGATCAAATTGCCATTCACTCCACTCTTTGAATGCTTTGAGTCCACCAAAGTCCATAACCCAGTTGCGATCATCTAGTGTTTTTGATTCAAAGATTAATTTGATACCAATTGAGTATCCGTGTAGTAACGAACAGTGTGAATGTGTACTACGCCATTGTCTAAAGCAACATGACAGACCTCTGTCATTGCCATAAGTTTTTGTTGAAAGATATTTTGCCATCTCTAGTCTCCTTTTTGTAGGTAGCAAGTTTGATGACATGCAGAGTATTTAAAGTGGGGTGAACGTCATTAAAAGACCACTGTATAGTATACTATGTATTATAGTATATGTTACTTATCTTGTCAACCTCAACGTTAGATTTAATCCAGGCTTTGGGAGTCTCCCAATTAAGCGGACGATAGACTGTAAAATTTACTTTTGAAAAATGTTCAAAAACTTTGCCTATTTGGTGTATCCAATAGCGTGGATCGACTGCGGACTTTGATGCTTCATCATAGCCCTGTGTGTCTTTGTATAAATTATTTACAAGTTTATTGTCACTGTATAAATCAAAGCCTACTAGACTAACAGAACGTTCTTTAGATAATTTTGCCGCAAGTAACACAGCATAAGGGCCACTGCCCCATTGAAACGGCTCATCGGCTCGTATCACAGACTCGTATGGAATATCTGGAACTTCTCTAACATTTTTTAAATGTCGATAATCGCCATACCAGTCTTTTCTAGTATAAACTAATGTAGTCTCGTTTATATTATCTTTAATTGCTTCGTTGACCATACGTCTGTCAACACATACTAGATAGTCTACTTCATGGTCACGCATTATAGCGTTACACCCTATCTTATAACCTTTAAGACGATCTAGATCAATATGTTTACGACTTTCGCCGTTGCCAAAGACCCACATAAAATTGTTTGATTAAACAGAAATTTGACCAAATGGTTTCCACACACCTGGCGTGCCTTCACGTATACAGATCCAACCAGTATACCCTCCAGCTTGAGGATTTGCGTCCCATACTATATCACCTTTTTTGTAAGTACCTGCTGTAGGAATCTCTGTACCTACTTCAAACTTTTTATCTTGGAATCGCACAGGACCTGCTGTAGTGATATCAGCATCCTCAGCAAAGTTCTTAACACCTACACCTAGCTTATGCTTTAACACAACTTTTTCGTAAAAAGTTACAACACCATTGTGTGCAATATCAATCCTAGTAGAATCGTCTGTGATAATTTCTAGTGCAGTTGTAGTCCATGTGCCTATTTTAAATTTCTTATCTTCAGTAGGATCAATTACAAATTCGTGATCCCAACTCATAATACTAATAGCACCGTTAGGTGCATCTGTTCCTAAACCTAAACGTTGTGTGTCAGCATCCCAGAATAAAAATTCGTCCACTACCACGTTGCCTGCAACACGAAGCTCGTCTAATGTACCTATTTGTTTTAGATTACTTTTAACAACACTAGTGCCTAGCTCAGTTTGTGTTAACACTGGTAGACCTGATATAGAGTAGTATTTGTCTTTGAACAGGTCAATAGATTCTGAGCTAAAAAATCGATCCGGCTTTGGCTGTAGAACAAATTGTTTAGTGTAACTACCACCTGTCCAAATAAGTCCCTTACCATATGCTAATGAACCGTCTTCGCCTTTAAATTCTAGCGGACTTGTTCTTTCATATCTTATGTCCGCTGATACTTCGTCAACGTGTAGTTTACGGGCATGTATTTCGCCCTCAACTGTTAAGTTTCCTTTAACAGTTAACGGACAAGCAACAACATTTGTATGAACTACATCAACTCGAATACCGTCATCTGCTACTCGTAAAATTGCCTTTGTAGCAGTATCTTTAATACCGACACTTGCAAAGTTGGTAATCATACCACCGTTAATTTTGTCGCCGCTTAATTCTCTATCGAAAATTTTAGTCTTTTGGACTTCGCGTTTAGAAATCCCGTCGATAGCATCGCCGAGACTCTTTAGTATATCGTGAATGTTAGGATTGTTTGTGCTCATACATGTATTTATCAAGATACATGTATGAGCGGGTTTATGCTACTTTAAGTAGTATAGTATCACTATTAATACGTCCGTTCATGATCGTATCTGTAGTATTGATGTCTTCTAAAAACTTACGCAATACAACCTTACCGGCAGCTTTAAATGCTTTGATTTGTTCTTCTGGTTTACGCAAAGTTTTTTGGATACTCTTTACTGGATCAAATCCTTCAACAGTAGTACCTTTGACTGTAAGTCCACTCCCATTTCTGCCCATACCAGTTGGATCAATGCTAGACGCAATATATTTGCCCAACTTGCGAGTCTTTACATTGAACACCCAAAGTTCATTTGCACCCACAATATCTGTAGGGTTAATGGATGCCAAACTGTACTTTTGATCCACTTTCATATATTTGAGTTTAGCAACCAATTTATCAGCCGACTTAGGCTTTGCTGTACGAGGTTTGCGTGTAGCTTTGCTGGTGTCTACGATAAGCGTACAAGCGTCTACAAGCGTTTCTAGAGCCGCAATGTAGTTAGAGACATCCTTCTTAGCAAGGTGACTGTAGGCTTCTTTTAGTTGCTCTACATGATCTGCTTCTCTAGCATCCATTTTTTTGAGTTGTGCCGCTGTGGGTAAGTTTTGGAGCGAACGAAACTCTTCCAATTCCTTTTGATAAAAGCCAACCAATTTGCGAGCGTGTGCTTGTGTCACGCCCATTTTACTAAAGTGAGCCTTAAAATCAAAACCTTTTGGATTAAAGTTTTTGCGATCTTCAACAAATCCTTCAAGCCAATTATCGATATCTTCGGCAGCTTTTTGAGCTTGCTCTGTAATACGTTCTTGAATAGTAGGAGTATAGGTATTTGCTTTGACTTTTTCAGCCTTGGCTTCTTGGACCACAATCGATTTGCCTCCAACTATTGCTAGTTCAAGGGCAGTTTTAATATAATCAGTAACAGGTTTAATTGGACCCATAGTTCCAGAAAGGCCTTGCCAAAACTCGTCGTGTACTTTATTGTAGTCAGGCATACCATTACGAAGCAGTTTGCAGTAGATGCAAACGGTAATGTTTACACCAGCGGCTTTTACACTTTTGATTTCGTCAGCCTTGTAACCATTTTCTTTCATCCATGCTAGAACTTCTGGTAGCAAATCTGCAGGCTTGTAATTGTCGTAATAAAAGTCACGAGCAGAACGCACAGCACGGTGATACTGTTCACCTGGCCAAGTTTCCCAACCTTCAAAGCTAGGACCTTTGATTTTGGATCCTTGGCGTACAGTGGGCGCCAACCGAGCTTTCTTTTTTGGTACTTTGATTCCGACTTTGGTTGCCATGCTTTACTCCTAACAGTTGTGTAAGTCGTTAGTATATATGCTTATCCAAAAGAAGTCAACCTTTTTTGAGTAAAAAGTAGGTTAAATGTTTGCCCGAGAGAACACCTGTTATTACTACATTATAGCCCAATGAATGGTGATCTATGTTTGTGTGCCACTCTATGTCTGTGGCATTTTTCATACACCACTGACCAATTTCAGTTTTTTGCCATTCACTTATTGGAAACGCGGCATATAGCTGTGGGTCTTCTACATCGCCCATGCTAAACTGGTATAGAAGAACTTTACGCCGTTCTTCTATGTTATTGCCAACTATATGATAAGTAGGTTGTCCTAACCAAGTCACGTCGATTCTTTTAATGCTTGGAAAGTCAAATCTCGAGCATAGACATTAGCTATGGGTTTAATCCAGCCAGCATTAATTGCTGTAATAAAAATACTTTTATATTCAGCTGGACAATTTTGACTTATTTCAAAACCTGCTCTTGGTGCGACTACAAGTCCGTCAGTGAGCATAAAGCCCGGCTCACCTTGTTTAATTGTTTTTAATTGACTGTGTGTTGTATTAATTTTCATTTACTATTTCGCCGAAGCGTCCTACGAATGCTTCTTGGCGACAGTTATATTCTTGTAGTGTTTTAATGTTTTTATAATAGACCCATGGGTCTCCTTCTTTTTCTATTACGTCAATAACTATAAATGTGTTGTCAACTGTCTTCCATCTGCTGCCAATTTTTATCATAACTTTTCATCCTTTTCAAATCCTCTAAAAGTTTTGAACCTAGGAAAGCGAAGGCTATATGTACCGTCTTGATTTTGTGTTACGGCGTCTGCACGGACTTCCACCAAAGCACTAAGAAGATCATTACGACTAGTCCAAAAACTGGATCTTTGATCATCCGTAAAGCCACTGCCAACATTGACCCTAATATCACGCCCATCATCCGCGCCACTGCATACAAAAGCCCCAAGTCTTCCTTCATTTTTTCCGGTTCCTTCTTCTACGGCTGTAATACTTAATGTTACTTCTATAAATGGTTTAGCTTTGAGCCAACTGTGGCTCCGCTTGCACTCGTAGGGTGCATCAACATCCTTGATCATAACACCCTCATAACCACCGTCTACAGCACGTTTATTCAGGTCTACAAAGCGTTTTTGTCCGTCGGGGGTGTCTAAGTCCACAGTTTCCCAGTCTAAGCATTGGACGTGTGGCAGAAAAGCCACATGTTTTGAAACCCAAGCCTGAACCATTTGACTGCGGACACTCTGTGGCTTTTCCCATACACCTTTTTGGAAATCCTCTAATGGACACATGTCAAACAGATGCAGTACTGCATCGCTTGCGGCAACATTGTCCTTACGGTGAACCTGCTTCATTAGGTCCTGAAAGCTGGCGCTCATTACTTCGCCGTCTAGCACTAGGTCATAAGCTGGCGGATTAAATTTTACTACTTTAGAAATTTCGTCTGCGATGTGTCCAAAGTTATGAAACTCTTTACCATTGCGGCTAAACAGTTCGACTCTGCCGTCAACACGAACTACAGCAATGACTCGAACACCGTCTAGTTTAACTTCAATCTGTTTCTTGCCAGTCATCTTCTTTTCGTGATTAGCTGAGTCATGCGCAAGCTGACATTCAAAGATTGGAATTGTGTACTGCGGGAATTTTTTAGCAACCTTGTTTACAGTCTTTTCCGAAACACCGCAACGCAAATCCTTAATAAGGATGCGTCGATAGAATCGATTCCACTGTGATGCTGTAGCTGTGTCCATGCATAGTTTAATAGCATCACGTGCCGCATGACCGGTTAGTTCTCTACGATTAAGTTGATCTGCAAGTGTTTTAAAATTAGCCCAAGTAAGTCCTTGCCCGTCTACAGTAGCTTCTGGTACTTGCTTAACGCCAAATGTTACAAGAGGATCCAAGGCCATACGTACACCTTCAAAGAACTCGTCTAGTCCTTCTTCCATAGCCGACTCGAGGATACCTTCTTTATTAAGACGGCTAGGGTGATCTTCTAAAGCACCAATAATGTATTCGGGTTGTGTACGCATATGTCCTCAGCTAAAGTTAAAATGGAATTCTTGTGCAAAGTAAAGATTGCCAGGCTGATCCTCACTGTTAACTAATTTTAACACCATTTCAGGTAAAAGTCTACCAGATCTGGTTAAGAAGTCTTCCTTGCTCAAATTCTCTGCGAAATGAATATAGAAGTCTCCAAATCGTTCTTTGAATTCTCTAGCCGCAATAAATTTTTGACTATGCTTTAGTTTGCCTGGAACATACACCATTTTACCTGTTTCGTCTGTAACAAAATCTGGTTGTACTTCGTAGTCATCTTTTTTTGGATATGCTCGTGTGATTAGAACGCACATGGTGCGCCCTTCTCCAGTACCTGCATAGTCGCTAAATATATATTGATATAGTTCACTCATTTTGCAGTCTTTCAATTTCGTTAGCGGCTTCCTCTAAGAGATCCGCAATGCGATCATTGGCACCTTCTTGCACTGATTTACGATCTTTAATTTGCCTACGTATTTCTGCTCGCTTACGCAAACGAAAAACTAGACTCTGTTCTGCTACTGGTAAATGACTTTCGTCCTTCATTGTAATGGTACCTTGATGTTGCACTCAACTACCCAATCTTCAAATCGAGTATGCTTGGTTACTTCTACTCCTAGTCCAACTGCTTCATTTACAAAATGCTGTAGTAGTGCATTATACAATTCGTCGGGCATAGTTTCTTTATCAAATTTAATTTTCATATACGTTTACCTAAAATGAATCCCCGTGAGTAGATGATGAAAGCCTTGAGAGCTCTCATCATCTCTCGCCAATAGTACTGACGATATGTCATTTGCTGATATTCTTTCTAGCTTCAGCTAATAACACAGGATCGCCCTTAGTCATTACTTCTAACAACAATCTCTTTTCTTCTAAGTATGTTCTAGCAAACTTTTCATCGTGTGCCATAATACTACGAGTGTTAGAGATTAAGTCAGCTAACTTTACTGTTTGCGCCGCTGCCGGTGCCATAGCAGAGTGTGCCCTGTCAATAGCCTTGCGCACAGCTCGATTGCCTTGTTCAGGACGACTAACATCAGTTAACCATCCCACTAACTCTGCAACTTCGTCTCCGAATTCAGCACGGATCACTTCGTTAGTAACACCAGTGTCTTCTACAACATCATGTAACCAAGCCGCCGCTAACATTGCGTCAGTGTGAGTCACTGTACTAACAATGCGAACAACTTCAGCAGGGTGAACGATGTATGGTTCACCTGTGTACTTACGAAGTTGAGCTACAGCTGAATGTGCCGCTGTTGCAAATACCCTAGCTCTTTCTACGATTGTCATAATCACTCCTTACATAACAGTGGTGTGGTGTCCTTTAACCTTGCCAGTCATTGCATCAGCAATGGCTCGCTCCATAGTAACCGCAATCATTCCTGTTGCATCCATACCCATGTCTCTTGCACGATATTCTTCTAATCCACTCTTGCCACCGTGTAAGTGACCATGAAAGTGAACAGCACCTCTATGCATTTGATCCCATTCTGCAATAGGATAGTGAAACATTACTACACGAGTCTTTTCGTAGTTAATGCACAAATACGGATGTATTTCTACAAAACATCTACGAAACACTGGATCATTTAACAGTTTACGATCGTGATTTCCTTCAATCAAAATTTTTCTGCCATTCAATCGTTGCAAAATCTTTACAGCTTTGTCAGCTGGAAGAAATGCAACATCTCCTAGAATGTAAACGGTGTCATCTTGAGCAATAGTTTCATTCCATTCTTCTATCATTTTTTCGTTCATGTACGTTACATCATTATGAAATCTTGCTCTTGCTTGTGAACAAAAGTTCATAATGTTTGCGTGTCCAAAATGCAGGTCACTAGTCAACCAAGTTGTCATTTTTTTCTCTCTTATCTTTAGTAATGCATATATTATATAGTCAAGACAAAGCCCTGTCAACCAAATAGACTGACAGGGCATGTTGTAAAAAAAAGCCACAGTTAATCAGCGTACCAGATTTCTTTAAATCCTTCTGCTTCAGTCGGCATTTCAAAGTTATCAATCATACTTTTAACAACTTCTAATGGAACGATCTTGTTAGGACGATTGCTTAGTCTACGTTCTAATTCTGTCCAGTCCGGAGTCTTAAACACTACAGCAACATGCTCATAGTCTGGCAAGGCATTAAACTTACGTTTACGACTTGCCAAAGTTGTAGATGTTTGATCCCAAATAATGCGGCGACCTTCAGACTGCGCTTTTCGAACTCGACGCATCATTAAACGAATAGCTCTAGGCATTACCTTATCAAAAACTTCCGAATAGGTTGAACCCATTCGACGAGCAAATCGTTCTACAAAGTAATCTGTAGAAACTATTACGTAGTCACTTTTTGGAGTCCAGTAATTAATTCCAGTTTGACCAAATGAAACAAATCCTTTGATCCAGTCTTGATTGTCTAGCCAAGTAGATTTACCTGCACCAGGAACTCCAACTAGTTGATAACACACAGACATTACAATCCTCCACTCATAGAATCTTCCCTAAACCCAACCAAATCAATTGATCTAAATCTTGTTGATAGTCTTTGCCCAGTCTACGTTTTTCGTAGATAGCATTAAGAATATCTTTGCCATCACCGTAGTCGGTTACACCTGCGCCGCGGCTTTCCAATTCTTCAATTAAGTCGTCTGTGTCGAAGTCGCTGAGATCAACATCAACTTCAACTTCTTTGTACATAGTTTTATACATTACCAATTCTCCACGCCAGATATTTCAGTTTTAAACTCACCAGGGAGTCCGTTAATTGTGGTATGCACAATAAGCGCAGTAACACTACCAATGCCACTGTGGTTGTCTTGAATTAACTCAAAACTAGTAGCCTCCGGAAACTTGTCTATAGTGTCCAGAATCTTTTGAACTTCTTCTCTACATAGATACATTAATCAATACTCCTAAATGTACGCCAATCATCAATGTTTGGTTTTTCGTCAGCATCATATGTCCAACCCAAAGCCTTCATCATACGATGCTTGACTAGCAAGTTTGGACTACGGAAACGTTCTGTGTCATTGAAGCCCATCATGACTCCGACTTCGCACACAGCACCACTACGACATACGCCTGCATAACAATGCACAACAACATTCATACGGTTCTCTAATGCGTGTTGTAGCAGTCGAACAAGCTCTGCGGCCTGCTCGTGACTACACTTCATTGCTTCCTCTAACACTTCGTCTTTTTCTTCTACATCTAAAAATTCAAAGTTATGACGCTCTTTGAATTGGTGTTTAGCTTCAGGACGCCAGCTGGCAGGATCCACAATACTGATCAGCATACTGTTAGCGCCGGCGTCGTGATGGAATCCTGTTGGAATATCAGCGGCTGCTACATTTTCAATCCAAGGCATTATACTCGCTCCTTTAAGTATTTTATAGCAGATTCTAGTCTACTAATATCATCATTCATATTACCTAACCCTAAATTACATTTATGACAAAGCCAACCTCTAAATTTTCCAGTAGCATGATCGTGGTCTGCACACCAAACTCCTTTTTTATTAGGATTGTGTCCCTTTGCTTCTTCTTCGTTTCTGTTACAAATAGGGCATGTATAATCTTTAGGTCTAATAGGTGCAGTCGATTTTATCTTCTTCAATAAAGCAGATTGTTTCTTTGCACATGGTTTACATTCATATCTAAGATACTTTGCACCACCATCTGTACCAAACATTCCTAAAGGAAGATTCAATAAGCACATTCCGCAGGTTTTTGTTTTTTCATCAAGGCCTTCGAATAGTTCTTTTATCATGATGAACGTTCTTTTTTCACACGACCAATTCGGCTAGCCTTGTTCCAAGTGTAATCGTGACCACTTGGTAGTTTACCATTGCTCACTGTGTCAGCACCAAATATGCCAACGATTTCAAAATCTTTTCCAACGATAGTTACATATTCATTCATATGCTTTGCAACATTCATTGCTTCAGCAAGTGTAAGAACTTTGAGTGTTTCTTCTTTTCCTATTACGTTATACATATTGCTATTATATAGTCAAGTTGTAATGTTGTCAACTGGTGTGGTAAAATTAATCTTCTACCGATCCACATATAATTTTTAAAAAAAAACTACTACTAAATACTTTTTTAGGAGTTCAGAATGAACATAGGTGTGTATGGAGATAGTATTTCTAGATATGATCCTAACCAAGAATGGAATTTTGTAAGTTTATTAAAAAAAGAGTTTGATGCTAATATTGTCCATTCTGGAATCCCACATTGCAGTGAGGAAAGAATATTATTCAATTTAAAGAAAACTAAAAAACTAGATACAGCAATTATATTCCATGCCGCACCGTATCATATCTTTATGCCTAGCTGGAACAAAGATGTTTCGAACATAGACAAAACTACATTTGATAGAAAATACACTGCTCGAAATTGGGTAGAATCAATGTGGGGAACTGACTTTAAAGAACATGATTTTTATATTGATTTTTTTGAAAACGTCCCTAACGGAGCATGTTTACAATTATTAGAATATTATAACATTCATTTTGAAAACTATACTGATGCATTTATAAAATGGCAAGATGGGGATAGTAGTGAAATTAAACAAGCACTATTAGATCAGGTTCGAATAGCATCAGACGATGAAAAGTTTTACCAAGAACTTTGGACTGCTTTTGAACTAACTAGAAAATATATGTATCATCCAGATTTACAATTAAACAGATACTATGGGGCATTAATGCAAATTGATTCGTACTTGCATAATAAAAAAATACCCTGTGTACATTTTTTTAGTAAAGATCAATGGTACCCTTCTTGGTATACTATTACGTCTGGACCTGTAGATCTTTCTATGCGCGAGCTATATAAAGATAACAGCCAATATAACATTGGTTATCAACAATCTGCTAATGCAATGAACGCAGAAGGAAATAAGATAATTTTTGACAAAATAAAAGAACTGTTGGCAACTAGTAGCACAATACCTTAAATCAATATGCGACTCGTAGTAGAGTGGTCACTACACTTGGGACTGTAACCCAAGAAGCGGAGGTTCGAATCCCCCGGTCGCTCCATAATATAAAATCATACACAGTTAATGGTGCCGCCTCCCCGGATCGAACAGGGTTCCTCGGATTTTCAATCCGTTGCTATGACCACATCAGCTAAAGCGGCAAAAATAAAATGTAGTAGGTTGAGACAAAACTCAATTAGTTTGCGTCACGATCTTTAACGACAGCGAGCTTATCTCTATGAGACCTCTACTATCCGCAACACCTTTTACACAGCACCTAGCTGGTTACTACAAATTTGGGGTGAAGTCGGGAATCGAACCCTGGTCTACTGTTTCACAGACAGTCGTGTTACCACTACACTAACAACACCATTGATTGGCACCCCTGGATGGAATCGAACCACCGTCCCCACGTTCGTAGCATGGTATCCTATCCATTGAACGACAGGGGTATATATTTGGCCGGCCCTGAGAGGATCGAACTCCCACCGTCGGTTTCGAAGACCGAAATGATATCCATTTCACCAAGGGCCGTATTACCATAGAAAAACACACTCGGCTCCCCTTACAACCTTGTTCCTGTCAATTCAGGATGAAACTGGATGAACCCAGAGGCTCCCCTTGGTTGTTTGTATCTGTCAATTCAGATTGAAAGTGTGTTTATCTATGGTAGGAGCACCGGGACTCGAACCCGGAACTGGCAGATTAAAAGTCTGCTGTGATAACCATTTCACCATACTCCCGTATTGGTCCACCCGGTGAGATTCGAACTCACACCTCATTGATTAAGAGTCAAGTGCGCTACCGTTAACGCTACAAGTGGTTGGTCGTAATTAAATTGATTTAATGTGCCAACCAGGACCAATACGGGGTCAAGGTTGACACTAACGTTTACTTGAACGTTTCATGTCATTCTCCTATTTTAAATTTTTGTCAATAAAGTAAATTAAAGCTACTATCATAAGTAAAACTACGATCGCCCCATTTTGTTTTCTCCTTAATAAGATGCGTAATCACTAAACTTAGGAAACTCAAGACGATCACGCTCAACTACCTTTATTTCATATTCATCTATATTGTCATCATAGAATTTAATCTTAAATGTGTCTTCGTCTATTTTTTCTAATATTTCGCAGTCGACAAAATACGATCCGTACATACTAGTATCAAGATATCTAATCGTTGGCATATATTTCTCCTTTAAAGTTGGTAGTGATGGTCGGACTCGAACCGACGATAAACTCCGTATGAAGGAGGTACATTAGCCGCTATGCTACATCACTATGGCAGGGGTACTAGGGTTCGAACCTAGACTAACAGAGTCAAAGTCTGTGGTGCTACCATTACACTATACCCCAATAAATTTGGCACTTCGTTAGCCACACCGCTTTGGACACGGATCTAGACCCCTGCTTCCACAGGACTTATAGGCTTCAATACTACATTCCGCTACGAAGCCCGAGCGGATTGTTGCAGTAACTGGAGCACAGGGTGAGATTCGAACTCACGGTTTTGCGGATTTGCAATCCACTGCATTGGGCCTCTCTGCCACCTGTGCGTATTACTGGCCTCGCCTACAGGAATCGAACCCATATTCGTAGGGTAGAAGCCTACTGTATTATCCATTATACTAAAGCGAGTTATACTTGGCGTACCTCCAGGGACTCGAACCCCGACGAACAGTTTTGGAGACTGTGATGCTGCCATTACATTAGAGATACATTAATTTGGTAGCCACGGACAGTTTCGAAATGTCGACCTATCGCTTATCAAGCGAGTGCTCTTCCTCTGAGCTACGCGGCTATGTTTGGTGGAGATGACTGGAGTCGAACCAGTAGTGCCCGAAGGGCGGCGGATTTACAGTCCACTGGGGTTACCAATTTTCCTACATCTCCAAACTTAGTGACACTCTCCGCTATGCTTTTAGACGCCGTCGCAGGGCGAATGAAGAGTGTGTAGTTAAGAACACTAATAACGCCTTTTACAAAGTTCTGGGCTATGAGTCCAGTCGTCCCTATAGTGTTCTTAACTACTCTAGGATTTTAACATCTGTGTTGTCGCCACAGACTTCATCCCCTAGGCCGCCCATTTGCTAGTTTAAAGTGATAGCAGGATCTCGTTTCCTATAGCACTAAAAGAAAAACCCCCGGAGTATTTTACATTCCGAGGGTCTTTTTGTTTTTTGAGCTGTTACTGGTTATGCGTAACTTGCTCCTACAGAAAGGCCCTCGCCTGGTAGTCGATACCAGCGAATGCAAAACATCTGATGTTTTCTAATTTGCTTAAACATTTTGATCATCTTTCTTTCTGTTAGTTAATTTCTTACTATGTGTATAGTATACTGTATTTATTTATCTCTGTCAAGAGATTTTCTTTAAAAAGTGACAAAAATATTGTTGTATTTTTGCCACACTCTTGAATACGGAAACATTTCTGGTACCTGGTCACGGTTTCGAACCGCGGACCTTCGCCGTGTAAAGGCGTTGCTCTACCCCTGAGCTAACCAGGCAAATTCTTTAGTCCTTACGACCACCAAATAGTTGTAGTAACATTAAGAACAAGTTGATAAAGTCTAAGTACAAGCTAAGAGCGCCTGCAATTTCTGCCTTACCATCATTGTCGTAACTAACCATCTCACGAATCTTTTGTGTGTCGTATGCTGTTAAGCCTAAGAACACAATAATTCCGATAGCACTAATGACCATTTGAAAAACTGTACTACCAATAAAAATATTGATTATACTTGCAATAACAATCGCAATCAACCCAATGAACATAAATTGGCCAACTCCGTCCAAATTACGTTTAGTGAAGTAGCCATAGCCACTCATTGTAGCAAATAGAACGGCAGCTCCCATGAATGCGCTTACAATGCTTCCCATGTTATATACTACAAAGATTGTAGCAAAACTTAGACCCATTAATGCGGCAAATCCATGTAAAAATAGCTGTAACGCACTCTTACTCATTTTGTCCATTGCAAAGCTAACGCCAAGAATGGCTACAAGCGGCGCAAAGATTACAAGCCATTTCATTGCGCCTGTAAAGAAAAATTCCATCAGCGTTGTATTTGATCCTACAAGATAACTTACAATCATTGATGTGATAACTGCCAGTGCCATATGTCCGTAAACACGGCCCATTGCACTATTAATCTGCGATGCAGAACGAAAAACACCTGTTGCATACATAAGTTTGTCTCCTTTGTAAGATTACTTATAAAAAAACGAAAGTTAGCAAGTAAGTAATGAACTGTGCAAGGTGCAAACGGGCTGAGGTTACTCTAGGCCCTAAGCAAATTACAATATGCAAAGCACAGTGGCTTGCGTATTTCCGAACAGCAAATCACAAGTTCGATAGATTCGGGGCATACAAACACGATCAGTTTTCAAGACTGATTGCCAGTATTGGAGTCATCGCATGAAGCGATAACGGTGTTCATCCTCATCTCTCGCCTTCTTCCGGGTAGTTTACTGTTACCAGCATACTACCAAAACCTTATAGGTGCTCTCTGTTGGAATCGAACCAAACTGTTTAACTCCGTATCTTCCTTGCACGTTCAGCAGTTAGTCGACTTAGTACCTACTGGTGTTCTCAAGTGTAGTTAAACTTCAAAGAGCATTTATAAAGTGTCTAGCTACTCACACCACATGAGCCCTAGACTGAGCGGTTACTCTGTCCATAACATTTATTCTTTTGGAAAGGTGCTAAACCTCACCTAATGCGTCCCCGGATTCCCTACACGGGATCGGAAGGCCAATGCACTACACGCCTAGCACTCTTTATGGTGACTGCCCCACCCCCTGTGTATAACGGGCAAGGGAGCCCGGGTTTTCCTTAGATCAATTCTTCGTGCTTAAGAATGTCCACAGCCTTACCACTTAGGGCAATAGTTGTACGAACATTAAGCTCTAAGAGCTCGTCCTGCAATTTCTGCTTGGCCTTTTTGGCTTCTGCTACTTTTGCACGGAATGTATCTACATCTTTGCGAGTCAATACAGAAGTACTAACTTCATCACTGTGGCCGTACAAACTTGCACGAGTGTCTTCTTTGCGGTTCCGAATTTTATTCAACTTGCCCTCAATGACTTGAGCAGACTCACGAACGTCATGAGCTGTTAGACCTGAAAAGAATTGGATATCTTTCTCAAGCTGAGCCAAGTCTGCCAACTTTTCATTGACACCTGCTTGTGCATTTGCACGGCTCACTGCCTTGCGAATTTCGTACAGCACATCTGTCAGTGCTACACGACGAAACACATTGCTGTTAAATTCCTGAGCAGCCTTAGATATTTCAGCTTCAGCCTCTTGGAACTCGTTGATGCGAATTGTTTGTGTCAACGTGATACTTTTAACAGTATCGTTGATGCTGTTCTGAAGTGCGCTTGCTTTACGAAGTGTAAGTTCCATGTTTGTGTCCTTTTCTCTATGTGTTAATTGTATATGATTTGTGTCTACTTGTCAAGTATTTTTTAATGTCTGGCGGAAGCGGTGAGATTCGAACTCACGGACCCTTTCGAGTCTTTAGTTTTCAAGACTAACGCAATAAGCCGGGCTCTGCCACGCTTCCTTTGAAAATAAAACTGGTTGCGGAGGCAGGATTCGCACCTGCGATCTCTAGCTTATGAGACTAGCGAGGACGACTGGACTCCTCTACTCCGCTTCAAAATATTATACAGCTGACAACTCATTAGTACTTCCATCGTTATAAGCACCATTCACCCGAATTAACAAGCTCGAGCGGGACTCGGTACGTCACTTGGGATACTAGTCCAGTTAGCAACCAATCTGCGCCGATCTTCCGATCAGCCGGGAGTTGAACCCGTCCCCTTCTACTATATCAGTCCTTCGAAGAAACCTTTATAGCGTGACATTCTCTTGCTGACAACGAATTGTCATGTGCATAACATTTCTGCTATTCTGAAACACACTACGACATTGTTATACAACCAGCTCTAATTGCTGTTTGTGGTAATGTGTTTTAGAATAGTGTTAAGACTGAGATTACATCTTAACCATAAGCACCTCTAGCATTACCGTACACCTTGCGAGTATACGTTCTCTAGACATCCACTAAGTCCATATCACTATGTAACCTAGTCTGCTTACAGTATCGCCGTTTTAAGTCAGGCAGTAGACTTGACGCCATATGCTATTCTACACCATCTATTCCGTTAACCTTGCGAGCTATTCGAGTGCGCTAACACCCTACGAAACTTCCAGTATAAACTAATGTTACCTTGCGAGCTTCATTAGACTTGATTGTGTTACCACTCAAGTATTAGATACTTTTCACATACGACCGAGGCAGTCTTTGCATTTTTGTTTAAATGATCGGATTTGAACCGACAGCATTCTTCTTAACAGGAAGATGATCTACCATTGATCTACATTAACCTACCGCGATGAGCTGCCTCAGTTGCTTCATACTCTTTTGGAATACAAAATACAACTCACCACATACCTTTTGCCTCGCGAGCTACTCAGTGATGTTTCACGATCGGTGTACTGTATTACTACAGCCCACTAACCATTTACATTGTATACGAGCTCTTAGGTGCGACCCCTCGAACAAGTACACTACCCTTTCTCATACCAACTAACTGATTGGTTTTATATGGAAGTCAGCACCACCTGTTACTTTTCACTGCCCCGTGTTCCTTGCGGCACGTCGAACAATGTTCTTTCCCATACATCAGCTTTGCTGTTACATCCACCGGTCTTATGAGTGAACGCTACCTCGCGGTAGTGAGCAGGCTTGTTTACGTGAACCATTGCTGGCGCTAGTATGTAGGCATTCTAGCTTTGGGTGTGTCGCCACACTTATTCTTTGTAAACGGCAAGCCGCCTACAGGATGATAAACCACCCTTAAATTCTTAACATGTGTCTATTTTAGCAAATTTTTACTGTCTTGTCAACATCTTTTTAAAAATATTTCTAAAACATTTGGAGCGGGTAGCGAGAATCGAACTCGCGAATAAACCTTGGCAAGGTTTCAGGTTACCATTACATCATACCCGCATATTTGGTGGACCGTCGGGGGATCGAACCCCGACCTAAGCCTTGCAAAGGCCCCGTGCTCCCATTATCACTAACAGCCCAAAAAATGGTCGGAGTACAAGGATTCGAACCTTGGACCCCCTGGTCCCAAACCAGGTGCGCTAGCCAGACTGCGCCACACTCCGATTATACTTTTCTTAGATACTCTCTACCAATTTTGCCTTCTTGAATTTCAAGCAGTGCAGAAACTGGCGCATTAACTTGGGTAGACATTTCGTCGTTCCTGTGTTTCCTTGCTATTTCTCTAGCTCTAACTGAAGCAATTAATACTAGATCAAATCTACCACCAACATTTTCAACACATTTATTAGTATCAATAGTTGGACCACGACTTAAAGTTTTTGCTTTCATATCTACCTTTTAAAATTGGAGCGGGATATCAGAATCGAACTGATGACCGAAGATTGGAAATCTGCTGTTTTACCATTAAACTAATCCCGCTTACTAACATTGGTGCCCCAGGTCGGACTCGAACCGACACGCCTTGCGGCACTGGCTTCTAAGACCAGCGTGGCTACCATTACACCACCGGGGCAAAAACTAACACTTTGGTGCCCCTACACAGAATCGAACTGCAAACTACGGATTACAAAACCGTCGTTATACCATTTAACTATAAGGGCAAAAACTTTCTATATTTTAATTGTACACTCTTTACAATCAAAGTCAACTAATATGGCGCACCGTAGGGGACTCGAACCCCTGGCCTCTTGCGTGACAGGCAAGCGATCTAACCAACTGAGCTAACGGTGCAAAATCTTTAATAAATTGTTTGAGGAAGTTCTTGACACGCATCACCAACTTGCGTCAAGACCTCATTACAGGCCTAGTAGTTCCGCCGCCTTCCTGGAGTTTGGAATAGTTCTTGCCCTTTGACTCGATGGTGTCTCGTCATACTCTAGAACCCTCCTGCTTCATGGGTATCAAGGCCGAGCATTTCTGCTACGCAATCACCTTTTCGTTCACCCCTAGCGGACTAGGTAACCTTAAACAACTTACTAAAAAACTTGGTACACGATACGAGAATCGAACTCGTCTTTCCGCCTTGAAAGGGCAGCGTCCTAACCGATAGACGAATCGTGCATTTAATTTGGCGGAGCGTCAGGGAGTCGAACCCTGTGACCCTTTTTACGTGATCTACGGTTTAGCAAACCGCTGCCTTACCATCCGGCCCACGCTCCTAAATTGGCTCCTCAGCGTGGGATCGAACCACGGACACCTTGATTAACAGTCAAGTGCAACTACCGCTGTGCTACTGAGGAATAAATCTGCTTTCAACTGTACACTTTTGTACACAGATGAAAACAGATTAATCTGTTTCCGTATTCAACTTTTTAAAGAACGTTTGTAAACTTGTTACAGTTTACGTAGTATAACACCGAAAAAGTTCTGTGTCAACTACTTTTTAAAATCTTTTTACTTGAACAACTCTGCAGCCGCTTTGTTGTTTAAGTAAGTGTCTATTGTATTGCCTTATTGCTTGCCTGTCAACTGTTTTTTTGTTGTTTTTACGCAACAAAAAACCCTGGGTGTTTAGTCCAGGGTTTTTAAAGTTTGTTAGTGCTTACTTACAACTTCATAACCCTAGTCATGGTGGCGTCACTGCCTGGATTCTCTGATCCAAGTGTTGTTGACGCTACGGGGGATAGTGTTACGAATAGCATTGAAAGCATTTCCTTTTTCATATATTTTATTTATCCCAGTTCTAAAAAACTACCTTATAATAGGCTCAAAACGGAGATTTGTCAACCAACCTCTTGTATGTTTGAAATGTTAAGTTCAACTGCTTGAACTCGATCATATCGAAAACTACGCCAGTTGTCAGCGTCTATGTCCCAAACATTGATTGTGCCAGGCTTGCTTGGCTTTGAACTGTTGGATGGACGTGACTTTTCTGGAATATAATTCAAACTTTTTGTACAGGTCATAATTCTTTGATCACCGTCTAGTTTGAGGAACGTCACTCTTAGGATCTGTTCTTTGAGCATCTGGGTCAGGGCTTCCTCTGTTGGGATCCCTTTTAGTGCCGCCATTGTATCTTGTACCGTAGATTCGGTCCCATCCACTGCTGTATTTTGCATCATCTGCGCCTTTTCTTCTTGCACTGCCTTTTCCTCCGTCACTCATTATCGTTTCTCTACAACTTTATCTGCTAAACCGTAATCAACCGCTTCTTGTGCATTTAAGAAAGTATCAAATTTCATTGTTTCAAAAAGCTCATCGTATTGTTTGCCTTTGGTGTTGTGTTTGACATACAGCTCGGTTAATCGCTTGTTGAGTTTTTTACTTTCTTCCATTGAACGAATAGCATCTTCAAATTGAAGTTCTTGTACATGAACTGAACCACGTGTTCCAGGAGTACCTGAACTAACTCGATGTATCATAGTACGGCTTTCAGGCAGTACTACTCGCTTACCTGCCGTGCCTGCTTGTGCTAGGAACGAGCCCATTGAACATGCCTGACCCATGACAATAGTACGAATATCACATTTGATGTACTGCATTGTGTCGTAGATAGCTAGTCCTGCGGTAACTGCACCGCCAGGCGAATTAATATATAGGTTAATGTCTTTGTCTGGATTCTCTGCTTCTAAAAATAATAACTGTGCTACAATTACATTAGCCATATTATCTTCTACAGGGCCGTTGAGCATAACAATTCGATCTTTGAGCAAGCGGCTGTAAATATCATATGAACGCTCGCCGCGAGTCTCTTGTTCAACAACCATTGGGATTAGTGGCATTATCTTCTTCCTTCGTAAGTAATAGTTTCTTTTGGGCCAGCAGTAGTAAACTCAAGACCTGCCATCGAGCCAACATAGTTATTGCCTCGATGATTAAATTTAAGTATCATTTTAATTTTTCTTTGTATACTTACACTAATAAGCATGCCTGGGCGAAATTCTAGGATTTCAGCTGGCACTATTTCATTTTTATCCGTGCAGTGCAGATCAACAGTATCTGCGTATGTTTTTTTAACTGTCATTATCTTAATTCCATTAGTTTGAGATTTAGTACAAAATTCTCTACTAGTAGTTTAACAATAATAGCCTTGTTTGTCAAGTTATCATTATTCATCTCAAGTACATGGGAAGCCATAAGTTCATAAGCATCATGTTCACTAATAGCTAACATGCCCCAGTCAATAGGATCTTCCATTTCAACTTCCATAGCAAGATCTACTAGAGTTCTTACATCTCGATTCATAACAATTTCCAGTCACCTTCAACACTGAAGAAACTAAGATCAGTTCCTCGCACAGTCTGAACAGGATAATTTGCCTCAATGGTTACAGGTTTATCTAGAAACTTTTCAAGAATATGACTTAGTTTGTTTTTGCCGTCTACGCTCAAACGATGCAGTACATTTTGTTCATTTACAAACCAGTACCAATTTAGATCTTGATTTTTAGTTTTGCGATGAATCTTATCTACAAATGTCAATGTCCTAGATTCCTTTTCGGGTCGAGCACGATTATGCATGGGCACTACTGTAGTTTTCTTTAGATTATCTATTATAGTATCTTCTTTATAAAAAGAAGGCAAGCGAATCATCATAGGCAAAAACTTTAATTTTAATTTTGTTGGATCCATGCTTAACAGCTCTTGCAGATCTACTCTAAAGTTACTCATACTCTGCGACTTCAATGCTAGAATAGTAAGTTTATTCCTGTAATACTTGCGAATCTGATTTGCTCGCTGAATTTGAAAATCGTTAGGAGCAGTTACCTTTAGGCCATCGAATCCTTTCGAATACTTAAGAGATTTCCAAGCTTCTCCAATTTCCCAAAGTGGTGCGTCTGCGTCAATAGCAGAAATAATAGAGGCTAACACATCGAATGGTGCATCAAACGTCTTTTCTTGATCTTCAGTCTTAACTTCAAAATCATCTAACCAGGTGTATTGCGCTGGTTTAATTTGTGCTAGTATCTGTCCAAGCTGTGTTACTGATGTCATATTCATGTCCAAAGTGATTGACGGATTTTAATTAGACGAATCATCATAGCTTCGTCTTCCTTTTCATAAGCCTTTTCGATCTTAGTAAGTAACTTGTGTGCTTTGTCGCTGGCCTTGCGATCTTCTGGGTCTTTTGAATTAAGACTTGAGAACATGCTACCAGGGTACTTTACACGCATAGCATCACAGTGAGCACTCCAGCCACTTGCTTCGTATGGGTCTGGACGAGTGCGATAGGTAACAGTCCACCAGGTGTAAAGTTCGATAATTTCTTTAGCAGCCGTAGCTTGGTATGTAGGCTCTGCTTTGTGCTTTTCACCTTCGTCTAACCATTCTTCGTTAGTTAGAGTTGATGCCCATTTTAAGTATTCCATACCAGCTTCTGGACAACGCCAAGTTCTCCAACGCAGCCATCCCTTGCGCCACCAAGGAGTTTCAAATTTAGTTTTAGCTTCGTCACTCCATATGCAGTGATGCCAGGCTTGCTCTATCTCAACAAAATCCACCAGCTCGTTAAAAAGGCAAGGAAGAAACCGATTGCCCACATCGCACCAATCCCCAGGCTTAATATCGCGAGCATGAGCAGTAAGGCTATGGCTGCGACTGACCCAACGATTATTAATATAATATCTAATGTCATTTAATTTCCTTTCAGGCCATGTGACAAAGTCTTGGATGTGTCCAAGTGCTTCTTCGGCTAACCAGTAGCGAAAGTTGTGTTTCATTTGTGCTTGAGTAGTCCACTCATCCCATTCTTCGGCTGTGCCGGCGCCGAGCTTTTTGGTGCCGCGAATCCAATCTGCAAACTTTGAGCAACTCCAATAATTACCGTGTTGAGCCATTTTGTACTTCCTTTAAACTTTCATCTCTAAACAGTTTAACATCTTTGACTGCACTTGTCAATGTATGTGCATAATTGATTGCCTGCTGTTCACTCATTAAAACAGTAGTTTCTGCACGAACATAACCTTTAGTCCAAACGTCCCATGTTAAGCGCAGCCTAGTAACAACACCGTTTACTAGATCTTTCCAAAACCAATCCCACTCTTGCAACCAAGGACTATTGATATCGTAACGCTTTTTAACTGCTTCAGTCCAGTAGTCAGTTTTAACTGTAGCATATGTGTTCACACTAACACCCATTTCGTCTGCTTCTACTTCTACAGTTAAAGCATGATCTGGTTGTCCGCATCCGCATACTACGTGATACCATTTTGAATTTCCAAAGTCGTTAGTTTTTAAAATACCTTCTGCTGGTGCTTGTGGCTTCATATTTTCTCTCCGCAATGTGGGCAATGCCTAGCTGTAGCATTACGCATTTCTTTTAGTGTCCGGTTGAGCTTTCTAGCATCAGCAGTAATCCTACGTATGCTTTTACGATCTCTGTCGCTTTTGGCCTTATCTAGTTCTTCTTTAAGGTGTAGCTTCATTTTAGCTAGCCTACCTTCAAAGATTTCAATGAAACCTGTTATACCAGGACTCTTGTCTGCTGGCGTGCCGCTCATTCTTCAAATCCTGACATTTTCATTTCTTGACTGCGTAATCGTTCTTGATGTTCATTCTCATGCAGATCACACAATGTTCTAATCCATCCGCCATTACGCTGTGTACCAGGAGCACCACACTCTTCGCAACTTGCATCTGCCCAGGCTTCTGCCATACGTACCATGCCTGCAATAGTGTCGTCGCCGCCTTGGTAGTAGAAGCGTAGTCCGCCAAACTTTTCTTTAATCTGTTCCACAGTTACTTGCGGAACTGCTTCGGGTATTGGATGAACATACTTGTTATTTTCTAACAGCCGTTTTCGTTGATCGTTTCGCCAATCTGCGTGACTTTGAATGTTAGCACACAATGCTTCGATAATAGGATACCAACCCGCACCTACAGCAAAGCCACCATATCTGCCTTCGAACATTTTTGGAAAACGTTCTTCCATGCGTTTAGCAAATTCTTCATACTCGTTGGTATCTTCCATTATATCTCCAAATATTCGTAATTAACACTTTCTGGGTTTTCTTGTAAAACTATTGCTCCGTTGGCTAAGTGAAACTTTCTAGCCATTTCTGTCTTAGGGCTTAATGTTACATACCGACTAACTTTTCTAGTTTGTTTGATATGTCTCGCAACACCAAATACTATGTCTCGACCTGCACCTTTGGTATAACTCCATACTGTATAAAACACAACAATATCACCATCGTTGTCGCAGAAGTTCATTAACTCTTGTTCTGTGGTAGGTACAGTGTGTGTATATGCAACACAGATTACGCCATGTACACTACCGCTAAAATCATCTTCTAATAACCAAACTTGATTGGGTTTTCTAATCCTAAACTCTACGGGTATGTGCGGACGTACAGGGTCATCTTTTAAATACGCTAAGTGAGAATCATGTGTTACATTAACCAGCATCAGCTTAGACCTGCTAGAAGTTTATATTTTTCCCAAGCGAGTTGTACTGAGGGGTTAGATGCAACTTCTGTTTCAGGAGCAAACGTTTCTAACCAGTAGTAGGGCAATCGTCGAGGGTGAGACCCAAACTTGCGAGGTTGGTGCAGTTTACCAGTTTCCCAAAGTTCAATGCTTACGCTACGAAATCGATCTTCATCCTCTGCAGGATAGTCCATCCATTCTGGATTACTAAGTGGGTTACCAAAAGTTTGGCCGCCCCCGTATCCTTCCCAGATACCTTTCCATTGATCAGCATCTCTCGGATCAAAATCAGTGCGAGTGATCAACACCAACACATCGTCAATGTCTACTTTTCCGTCAACAATATCACGCACACATCGGCTGTAACTCAGTCCAATCTTCATTTCGTACTCTCTTCGCAATAAGTTTATGAATGCCTGGGTTTACTTTTAATACATGCGGCATCATCTCATGTCTAATATAGTTACGAGTATAACAGATATTTGCATTACTGTCATCCTCTATATACTCAATGTTATTTAAATTTGTCCACAGTTCGAAGTCCCTCTTTCTGGTTAAGCGAAACGGTCGTACTACATTTTGCCGAGTGTACGGAATAATTTTTGCTGTACCATGCATACTACTCCAAATCCAAGTCTCTACACAATCATCCAAATGGTGTGCAGTTACTACAGTATGGCCTTTCCAAGCTTCACCATTGAACCAAGCATAGCGTTCATTACGCCACCATTCTTCTTTGCTCATATTTTTTGGACATTCGCCTTCAATAGTGTGTTCTCTGTATCGAACATCAGTATACTTGGTACGGCATTGTTCTCTAAGCCAAGCACCAGCTTTTTGTCCATGCTCAGTTTTATGATTAAAGTAGGCCACAGTTACACGATGATTTCTACGCAAGAAATCTAGTGCAGCCATTGAGTCTACACCGCCTGAACAGGCCAGTACAATATCACGAGGGAGTTTGCCCTGTAGCTTAATCATGTAATAACTTGTTTCTGCGGTGTGTTACGATAAAGACTAGTACCTCGCTCGCGAATTAGGTCCACAAGATACTGCGGATTGTCTCGAGCAATATCCATTAACTCTTCTTGCCTAATTGTATCAGTAGCAGTAAACAACCAAATCTCAGGACTACGTTGTGGATTGTATCTAGCTCTCAGCATCATAGCGTTAAGATTAACCGGAGCAGTTACCGTAGTATTCTTAAGATCAGCTAGAAGCTTTTGGCGCTCGTAGGTAGTGATGTCCCAGATTCCTTCAAATCCAAGACAGTCCCAATAGGCAAGAAATTTACGCTCTTTAATCATAATGGCTATCTACTAATCTTAACAATGTTTGATATTTTTCCCAAGCAATTCTTACACTTGGATTTTCATGTCGTATGCGAGTTTCTCGTTCAGCTTGTACTACTAGATTTGATACTCGACTTACGTTGTTATTGAAGAAATTGTTGTCATGTAACCCTGCTTTTGATAACCATTCGTCATGTTCTAATAGAGCACGGAATCGATCCTCAGGCAGGTGAATTTCTACGCACTTAACTTCATCGTAAGGAATAGCTTGATATATGTTAGGGTCGCTTTCACTCCACATCTTATAATCAATACGGCGACTTCTACGATGCATGCGCTTGCTTTCTTGTACATATGCATCATACTTGTGACAGAATTCTTTTATATCATTCATTTTTACAACCACCTTAATACGAACCAAACCATATCTTGCTCGTCAGCAAAGCAGAACCTATATTTTTTAGGAGCATCACGGCCGGCCCAAAAGAGACACCAGCGTCCAGATCGATTACCTATAGCTTCCCATCGAGCTCCAAACTGATCAATGCACCATTTACTGGCAGGTCCGTGTTTATGAGCATCAATTAGAACTTCATGATCAAGATGACGATATTCTATCACATCTGTCCGCCCCATCGAAGCATAAAAAATGTTACATCTTTTTCATCGATAAAATAGTATGCGTGAATTTCGTCAGTGATATAACTTGCATCACTTACGTCAGTAACATCATACCAAAAGAAAGTTTTGCAGTTGGCTTGAGCCCATCTTTTAATATCAAGTCCTCGAACACCGTGATGATCTTTGGGATCGCTAATAAGAACTCGTATAGCCTTGCTCATTAAATCCTCAGGCGGTTTAATTGAGCTTGGATCCCAAAAGAACACTAGTTCATCCTCGCTGGCTAGATAGTCTTCAACTGTGATAGGACGCTGTCTTTTCATCCCAGTGTCTTGAATCGTAGATCGTCGCTTGTATTTCATATCCGAGTAATGCGGTACTAATTCTAATACCAGCATGGTCCTGTCTGTGTGTTAATGAAAATGTAAAAGCAATTAGATCTGCACTTTGTATGACTTCAACTTCCCAGTGCTTGCGATCCCAAGGAGTATTACCATGCCAACAGCGAATGTTGCGCCATTTTTTGCTCCACGGATTCCTAATGCTAAAGTGTAAGTCAATCATTTTGTAGTTCGCCGCAAACTCTTTTAATAGTTTCTAAACATATATCGTCAAAGCCTGCGCCTTCCTCAACATCAGTGATAACGCCTAGCAGTTCATATGCTAGGTGTTTACGCTTTACTTTTTCTTTTTTTTTTGATTTCATCATTGCAGGTTTAGCATTATGAAACTCGCTAAAACTTTCCTTAAATGCATCTGGATCTTTTTTTGCATTATCAACAGCATTGCGAATAACATCTTCCATCAGTTCATTAAGTGTAATGTCACGCTCATGTGCCTGCTTCATAAGATCAAACAGCATATCATCGGGCAAGTCCAACGGAACGCTTACACGAGTGTCGTAATCTTCGCCATCACGAATAGCAAGTCCTTTTTGGATAAAGTCGTCGTCAGCTTCCAAATCAATCCAATTAACATCATCCCAGGCTTGATTGCCTAGTACACCACGATCCTCAGATTCACTGTCGTGGATGGTTTTAAACAAAGGGTTGATAATACGATATGCACGTTCGTTTTTATAATCGCATACTTCTACAGTATATACTGTTTGAGTTCTAGTGTCAAAAACAATATTAAAACTGTAGCCGTCATGATCACCATTCCAAGAACTTAAACTATAAGCGTCTGGGCCAAAACACATCCAACCGTAATCCCCGCCTTCGGTGATACGATAATCAACTAATTCCATCCATTCTTTTACTGTAAGCATTTTTGTTCCTTATTGTTTACTGATGTTTCATTATAAATGATGTTATCTCTTTTGTCAAACATCTGTTCGTTCATTCTTTTTTACTAATTCTTGTTCGCATTGTGCAATGGAGGCGTCAAGCATAGCAGTTGTGATTTCTTTGGGATTCATTCCAAAATGTAGTTTAATCATGTCTACTCCCTGCCCGCGACTGATCATATCACGCAACATGGGATTCAATGCTAGACAACATTCTCGCACAATCAATTCGGCGAACTTTTCTGGGTCAAACCCTATCAACTTCATTGCGGCTTTGTTAATTTCATCGTAGCCAGCGACTTTGGCTAGGGTCTTAATTCGTTCATTCATTCTTCAACTCCAAAATGCTGTTTAATCTGTGCCCTAGCATCGTCATACCCATGTAGATATAAATTAGACATACATTCCCGAACAATCAACTCGGCGAACTTTGTTGAGTTAAACCAAGCAGGTCCATACTGACGAGGCTCCCAACATTGGATTTCAAGTTCTTGAATTCGTTCGTTCATTCTTCAATCGCCCTACGAAAAATAATTTCTTGCCGAGCAAATGCATCCTGTTCCCAGGGCATATCTAAATATTTTGTTTTGTTGCTATAACGCTTGCCGGCCCACGTATAACCATTTTTGACACTTTTTAGTATGCCCTTGGCCATTTGACGGACATGCACCATTTCATGTGCTAGTGTAAACCCAATTTCTTTAAGATTACGATGTGGCTTAACTACAACAATATAAGAGTCTAACACGTCAACAGGAATAGTTGATCCCATATTAGCTGTTCCGTCATCTTCAATTTGGATTATAACAGCCTTACGACTTGAATCCAAACCAAGTTGTGTAATCAAACTAGGAAGAATAGCTTCTACAAACTTTTTATTTCGTTTACTACCGCTGACTTTGAATTCCATAGGATTCTTTCTGTGTTGCTATTTGTGTATTATAGCACAAAAGAAAAGGGTCGTCAAGACCCTTTTCTTTATACAGACATTACGTAGTTTTATTTTCGTCTTTCTGCTGTATCATAACGCTGGGGGGATATGATTCAAATGTCCATATCTTTACTGGTTTCCAATATTTATGGATCATATTGTTTATAGCGATGGTTCCTGCTACAACAATAACAAATCCTAACATTATTAAAATACTTCCTGCTAAAAATACAGCCGCTTGATTCATATCCATAATTATTTGTTCATCATTAATGCATTAAAGTTACTGGGCACAACAATGGTCTGTACCTGTCCGTTCTTAATACCTTCACTGATGTTCAACATGGCCTGTGCCTGCATGAACTGAATACTTGCACCTGAGTTGTTGGCTAGTGCTGCCATTCTACGGCTTTCGGCTTCAGCAGTCTTAACTTCAACTTCCTTCTGCTTCAATTCGTTCTTGCTTCGAACCAATGCGTTAGCACTTTCAACAACACTGTCTGCTGGCACAACGTTACGAATCAGCACTTGGCTAATCATAATACTGCCGTCCAACTTTTCGTCTGCTAGGTTTCGAACAATTTCTTCCTGGATGAACTTTTCCATTTCACCGCGGTTGTCTGCCATATCCAGTGCTTCGTACTTACGTGCGGCCTTGTAGATAGCATTACGAGCATTCTGAACAATGTAGTTGTACATCACATAGGTGTCGCCTTTGAACTCTGCGTGAAATGCTCTATTCTTTGTAGCGTACAGTTCAGACACTTGTTGTGGATTGATGTTGTAAACAACCACAGCATCCAAGTCTTTCATTGTTGAGTTGTCTTTGGCCACTGGAGTCATATTCTCTAGTGTAACATTAACATCCTTGATTGGAAATGTTAGCACATCACCAATCAACACTTGATTGAACGAGCCGGGCAACAGCTCACCTGGCTGTACCTGTTTGTCAAATCCAACTCGTACACCAACTTCACCAGTTTCGATACGAGTACATCCAGTAGCAAGAACTGCGGCGGCAAGAACTGCAAGAGTAAAAATACGTTTCATTGTGTTTCCTTAGAATAAAATTACGATTACCATCATCACTAGAACAGCTAGTAATGCGACAATTGTACTGTATGCTACAGTTTTTGTCAAGGCCCATTTCTCTTTTCCTGACATTGATCTTACAGCAGTAATGCCAAAATAGAAAATAAAAGATAAGATGATAAATGATAGAACAATTTTTGCCATTAGTGATTTTCCTTTGTTAAATTTGCAACCAATAAAAATTTTTCAAATGCCTTGCGCACAGCATGATTTGTCATTAATTTGTCTGCCTCTTCCTGCATGGCTTTGACCCCAGCTTCGGCAGCATCTCGAGCAGAACCATGTGAAAACATGAAACGAAATTCTTCCGGCACGTCAGAAATAAATTCTTTCCATTTGCGTTGAGTGTGTTCGTCTATCTCTCTGCTCATTGGGCGTAGTTCTGTAGCTTCCTGTATCTTACGACAGATAGCATCTTCAGCAACACGCCCAGCGGCAATCATAGCCGCATAGTTTGGATCAATGTTAAAACGTCTACTGCCACCGCCTGGGTAAACGGACACTAAATGATCACCTTTGGGAAACGCATCTAATAGTTCGTTGTCGTATTCTGATACAGCTTCGTACTTGCGTCCAATTTTTTTATAGAAAATAACTTTCATTTAAGAGACCCACCGTAAAATAAACATTGTAGCATCTTTAGAATCTTGAAACAACCACACTAAGCCCATTGTCTCAAAAGGTCCTTTGACATTTTTCTCAACCCAAGTGTCAAGAACTTGCCCTGTTTCTTGTGTCATTGGTTTGAGCACAATTTTAGTCCAACCTAATTCAATCAACATTTCGGATAAGATATGAAAGTCTATCTCGTCGGACATTCGCTTACCAGCCCGATTAATGATATCTTGTTCTATGTTCATGTCCACTTTAATATAAAATGCGTTAGAGTTTTGTCATCTGATATTTCAACTGTCATACCCTGCGTTTGTGCTTTTGGATTATGTCTGCACCATTCTACAAGAGCATCAGCATGTTCTATCCAGTATGCTAAATCAGTTAAAACTATTATGTGTTTTTCTGTACCGGTAAGAGAAGAATCGGCCACTATGAACCGATTCTTCTTCCAGTCAGCAAAGATATCTTCGCTCACGTTAGACTTCAATTATGATGTTTGGATTCCAACCTGTGTCTTCGCTGTAACCATCGTTTTCATAACCACGTGGGTTACACACAATTCGTGTTTCGCCAATCATATAATCAAACGGATGATGAGTATGTCCGTGTGTCCACAGTTTGACTTGTGGATGATCCAAAATGAACTCACTCAAATCACTGTGATATGCACCGTTCATCAAAAACTCACTTGCATATGTAGGGTGTATGCTTTGCAAACTAGGACTATGATGTCCAACTACTACACAGCGTTTGTCTTTGTGTTCGCTAAGAATATGCTTAACATACTGAAGCGTTTCACGGTGACGAATAACTGTGTCAGCAGGTTTTAACGGAGTGAATCCTCTTTCATCGTTTTTAATGATGCGGAAATCGTTCATCATATCACGCACAGCATGCAGAGTCAACGGATCATGCTTGTTCATGTCAGTCCACAAAGTTCCGCCGACAAACACAACATCGTCAATAACTTTAACATCACGCTCTAAGAAGTAGACATTAGGAAACTTAGCACACTCATCTCTGAGGTACTGAATACCTTTAACCCACTTGCCATGATAGAACTCATGATTACCTGCAATATAGATTACATGTGGAAACAAGTTGCTCATCCGCTTTAAGAAATCACGGAAGGTGGCTACTCGTTGTTGCTTGCGACCAAGGTCAGCAAACGCACCATGACTATAAGGATTGAAATCAAAGTTTGGATGGTCGTGCAGATCCTCAGCAACCATAATGTCGCCTGAGAGAATCAGAACATCAGCATTGTCTGCGTTCTTAATATCGTAGCAATCAGAAAACTCTAAATGCAGATCTGATACAACTGTAATTTTCATTGTTATACTTTATATAATTTAACGTGATTAAGCCTAGTCTCAGGAACTTCAAAAGTTCTATTTTTTCCGTGTCCTTTAACTTTGGCTTTAAACTTCTTTCTTTCGTCAACTGCGTGTTCGTACTTGTTCATAAAGCTAACTAGGTTACCCATATAGTCAGCAACATAGTTATAGCTCTGCCATTGCTCTGAATAGAATCGGCTAAGAATCTTCATTACACCTTCAATGGAATCGCCTTCTTTGCCTATGTCTTGACTAGCATGATATTCTGTACGCAACAGCTTCTTAAATTTATTTTCTTCAACTTCGCGCTTTACCAATTCTGGAACATAGGATAAGACACCTAGTTTTCCGCCGTCCACTTCGTCCAAATTAACTGCATCAAATACATCTTTCTGGAAGCCAGTGAGTTGATTGCCAATAACACCTAGAGTATAGCGTCTAAAATGTTTAAGAGCAATGTCTACATTTTCATAGTCATCTTCTGTTACTGTTAACGGAATATGGTCTGGTGGAATCCACTGCGAAGGTTCAGCGTAATGAAATTTTACCAGTTCTTTATTTGCAAAACGAGTCTTGTTCTCAGGTTCGTTAAAACGTTCAGTAACTTTAACATAGCCACTGTTTCTAGCCTGAGCCGCAAATGCCACAGCTAGTACTTCCTGAGTTTTGAACATTTTTTTCTTTAGGGGCTGTACTCGAGTCTTAGGCCTAGTAAGAGCTTCGTCTTCTTCGTCAGCAAGCTCGTAAGCCATTTCCATATACTTGAATTGTTTTTTGCTCATTGCGCCCCAATCAAGATCGTTTGGGTCAGGAAGTTTGCTCATAGTATGCCTCTCAATGCCTAAGTAATGTGTATATTATATACTCAAATATGTTAGCTGTCAAGTTATTTTTTGAAAAGATTGCCCACTGTTGGACTTACTGCTTCCCACATGTTTTTGGTAAAGTTTCTTTTCATAAAATTTTGGATAGCACTAATGTACTGCAAATTATTTGGATGATTAATTTGTTCATCAGTCCAGCCCAATTGTTTAGCTTCGTCTCGACTAACAATATGATCATGCTGAGGTTCGTGAAACAGTTTATCAATGCCATCTTCTTTAACTACTTTGTTTTCACCTTTACCAAAGTCAAACAATCTGTAAACACCAACTCCGTCCGTCCAACCGTCTAGAGTTTTAGCATACATCAGCTGAGCCTCTGCATCTGACCAACGATACTTGAGTCTAAGATCTTGAACTTTGACCCATTTAAGATCTTTGCGTTTTGCAAATTCAGAATAAATTCTGTCGCTGATGTATGTAGCTTCACACAACCCTTTGAAGGGATTCTGCTTGCGTTCCTCAATCAGAGCATTGACTTTTGTATAGTCATTGCACATTAAACAAGGTCCAATTCAAACTCAAACTTTTCTTCAGTCCACTGTGGCTCATTCCAGTTCCAGGTTACAGGGCCACCGTAGGCTTCGCAGAGCTGTCGAATACCTTCAGCAATCACCATAGGCTCAAAACGGATAGAATTGATTTCGTTATCTTCTTTGCACTTCTTTTTAATTTGATCGTGCAGTTTGTTACCATGATTGTCTTTGGGCAACCAAGTTTTAATTGCCTGCTGAATAGCATAGTCCATTAGCATAGGATTAATAGTGTTATCCTGCGCTTTAAGAAACTCCATCAGCCCCCAGCTATTAGCAGTTTGAAATGTGCTGGTAGGGAACATCACAGCATTTAGCTCAATAGCACGAGTAGAAATGCTAGGGCCGTAGTCTTTCCAGTACTTGACCATGTTACCAATACCTGTTAGCACCTTGCTGTTAATGCTTACTTCTTTGTCACCCTTTTCAACTACAATAATATCGTTGCGTTGAAACACATCATTCATGTCCATGCATAGTTGGTCTTCAGGATCAACAGAGAACTTAGCCTGTACGCTTGCTTCGCCTCGTTGCACACGAATACGAAACTTGTCAAAGTCAGAACATTGCAGACTATTAATATTGATAGCCGCATATTGTTGAACGTCCCAGTATTCGTCGTCACTTAGGATGTAGTTAAGAGGAACTTCTTCAATTCCAAAAAACATACATGCTAGTGTACGGTGTTGGGCATCATTAACAAAGATGCGTCCTTGCGAATCTTTTCGCCCCACACCTGGAAATACTAGTCCGGGTTCAAATTGAAACACTAGATCAACAAGAATGTGTTTCAGAAAAATATCTCTTTGTTTTTCTGCGTTCTTGTATAGTTCTTCAACTTTAGTTAGCCCGCCAAAGTAATTTAATGGTGGAGTATTATGAATACTGCTTGCATTCAGTAGACTGTTTAATTCGGGCAAGTCAATTCCACGCAACGGATTGTTTGATCCAAGATTTGATAGCACACGGAAGCACTCCACTAACATGTCTTCAAAGCTAGGAGTTTTACCTAGTCTACGAGTACTAATATAAACGGGGATGTGTTTGATACGCTCTTCTTTTTCTTTGAAAGAGAGCGAGTTCCATTGAACGCGATCTTTTTTGGGACCAAGTAGTTTGAAAAGATCTTGTCCAAAAAGATCAGTTACTTTTTTTGGGTAAGCCATGTGTTGCCTTTAGTAGTTGCCTATAACAGTACATATTATAGTATCAATCTAAACGGCAGTCAACCTTTAATATATTCTATCTCTTCAGAAGTTATATCGTCGTCTACGTGACGTGTGTCAAAAATGATGTTTTTGGTATGACCTCTAGAATCGATCCATCTGGTATACAATCCGGGTTCACGTCCAAATGCTTCAATTTCCCACGGACTATCCCAATAGTCAAATTCGTCTGGGTAAAGTGTGCCTTGGAATTTGGTAAAACGGGCAGGACGGCTCATGTATTTCATTTCACCTGTTGCATACTGTTTTACATGTACCATTTCATGGCATATGGTTCTAAGTTTTTTGCTTAATTTTAATGAGTTGTTAACTCTAATAAGGAACTCTTTTGGGCGGGATTCTTCATCAACATACTCGCAATCGCCATCATACTGATTGTCAAGATCTTTAATAAATTCTATACGGATCAACAAACCGTCTGCAAGGCGCTTGCTCATGAGCATTTCTGCGCAGAAGCGAGTCAAATCCTTAACGATTTTTTGGGTTTTTCGTGTACTTCCTTTGGTGTAGATCTGCATGGTACTTCTCCAAAACAGTAGAACTATTCACTACTGTATTTACACTTTACACGAAAAAAATTAACAGTCAAGTTTATCGGAGTTAAAACCCAATATTATATACGGAATGAAATACGTCCTTTGGATAGATCGTATGAGCTCATTTCTACTTTTACACGATCTCCTGCTACTAATCGGATTTTGTTTTGACGCATACGTCCGCTGGTGTAGCAGACAATCATGCTTTTGTTCACATCTAATAGTACGTTAAATGTTTGATTTGGTAAAACCTCTACTATTTCGCCCTCAACTTCTAGTAGATCGTCATTCTTTGGCATCTGTTTCTTTTGCCTTTTCTATAATAATAGTGCCCTGATCACCCCATAAAACTTTTACTCGATCGCCAGGTGCTAGCCCTATAGCATTAGATACTTCTTCAGGAATTTTCATTAGACAGTTCTCAGGATCTGTGGGAATGTCCTCAAAAATATCCTCTGCTTTAAATACCCAGCGTTTAGCTTCTTTTTCTTCCATTTTTTTCTCCATGATTAAGTACTTATATTAAAACTCTAAATCAGCCGCAACAATAAAGCGATCTTCTTGACTCTGCAGAATTCCTGGACGATGCCAAGTTTTTCCGGGCCAAATGATCCAATGCCCTATTCGAGCTTCAGCGAAGTGATGTCCAGGGTTTTCTGGCCCTTGCGGAGCGAACTCGGTTCCAGCAGTTGACATATCAACACCTGATGGTAATTGAAGATAGTATACTCCGCTTATAACTTTAGAATCTTGTCTAAGATGCTGATGCCAATAAGTATTTCTATCTTCTACGGTGTAGGACAGTGATGTCATATACCCCCAGCTTTTAATTGTTTTAATTGGAACGTCTCTTTTTAGATAAGCAAAACAACTCCAAATAAAACTCATTTTTAGATTAGTCCATTCTTCTCCAGGTAATCCAAAAATATTTACATTTGTTTGATATCGAGGACTATTTGTCCAATATTGTCCGTCAGCTACCAACCGTCGGATGTTGGTGACATATTTTTCTCGTTGGTTTGGACCAATGAGATTATTCCAGTCGTAATATTCGTATTCAATCATAAGATAACTATAACATTATTTAAACATTAAGTCAAAAAGAACCCCACCGAAGTGGGGCAGCTTTCTAGAACATTTTTACTATTAACGATTCATCACGTACATTGTGATTTCGAAACCAAAACGCATATCAGTTGCTGTTGGTGTTGTCCACATAATAGTTCTCCTTGTTAATGAAATAAGTACTGTCTTGCATTAGTACTTATAAACATTATACTGACAAAACTACCTAAAGTACATAGTGAAAATCATTAATTCACTATCGTGAAATTAGCTATTCAAAACCTTAGCAACTGAGTTCATCACACTAGCAATACGACCAATGTCACGAAGCTGTTCAACAGTGTATCCTTCTGTCTTCAATGTCTCGTAATGTGCCTTAACACAGAAGTGACACTTGCCCACAATACTAGCAGCCAAACTAAATGCTTCAAAGTTTGCTTTAGTTGTTCCGCCGTGACTTGCAATAGCGTTCATACGTAACTGAGCAGGCAATCCTTTGAGTGCAGGATCATCAGCCATCTCAACGAATGGGTACCACACGTTGTTCTGTGCCATAATGCTTGCGGCTGTCATTGCTGACTCTGCATGTACAGGAGCATCTGCTAACAGGATGCTTAGTACCTTGCCGTTACCTGTTGCGGCTAGTGCAGCCACAGCACAACCCAAGGCTACATCTGCGTCTAGTGTACTGCGTACTAAAACAGCATCAAGATTTAACTTGGTATCCTTTGCATAGTCTGGTAGTGCGCCTTTTATTGTTTCAATAAAACTCATCGTGTTTGATCTCCTAAGATTTTATATCCACGTCCAGTAGGATGGATTCCGTCTGCACTCATATGGCTTTTTGGTCTAGGCAATATCACATCACCGTATTCTTTGGCAATGCGTACAATAGCATCGTGCGGAATAGGTTTACGATCTTGTCCAGGGTCAATCCAAAATACTCGATCGCCCTTAACAGCTTCTCGCATTTTACGAAGTTCTGCTTCTGTCTTGACGCCTTTGTGATCATTGGCTCCTAGACTAATAATAATAGTTTTAGCAGGTTGTGAGGAGGCTTTAGACAAATAATCTTTGTTCCATTGCCAACTGTTCCATCCACCTTTTGAATAACTTACGCACTCTGGTCTAGCCATTGCTGTACCAACTGCAATGCTATCACCTACTATTAGGCAGTCTAACATTATAGAGTCTCTCCCCCGACTGTGCGATTACAAGCGCAAAGTTCGCCAGTTTGTAGCGCATCCAATACACGAAGTGTTTCTTCTGGGCTACGACCAACGTTTAAGTTGTTAACAGTAACGTGTTGGATTTCATTGTTTGGATCAACGATGAATGTTGCACGAAGTGCGGCACCTGCTGGTGCGTAGAACACGCCCAACTGTTCAATCAAGCTCAACTCGCCACGCTGTGTATCAGCAAATTGTGTATGAGTAATTTTCTTTAGATCTGCGTGAGCATTTTGCCAGCTAACTTTGCAGAACTCATTGTCTGTGCTACCTGTGAGCAATACTGCATCGCGATCAGCAAAGTCTTGTGCCAATTTGTCGTAGGCTACAATTTCTGTAGGGCAAACAAATGTAAAATCTTTTGGATAGTAAACGATTACTTTCCATTTTCCTGCAAAACTCTCGTCTGTAATTTCAAAGAACGCATCTTCTGGTTGTCCTGGCTTAACACCTGTGACTGCAAATTTTTCTAGTTTATCACCAACTGTTTTCATATACTTCTCCTTAGTGTGTGTCATGAAATAATAATTATCAGTTTAAAATTACCTCAGTGTAAATACTGAGTTTTCTACCTGAACAAGTTTATTATACATGTATTTACAATAGAAATCAACTACTATCCAGCAGTTTTTCATTGTATTTTTTAATAACGATCATTGAAGGAATCAATAAAGAAAAATAGCAGTCATTAAAAAAGGCCCCTTCGGGCCTTTTTTTTGAACTAATAAGTTTACAGTTCTGGTTCTGGATCTTGTACTGGCATCGGTTTGCCTGTAGCACTCATCATAGGTGTTGAAGTTGGAATAGTCCCCCAACTTGGTACAGCACTCATTGGAGTACCACCTAATGGCTGTGCGCCAAAACTTGGGGCTGCTGGCTTATTGAAACTAGCAGTTGCTCCGCCAAAACTTGCACTAGCACTAAATCCGCTAGGTGCAGGTGTTGTTGGTGCTGGGCTTACTGTAGGTGCTTTATTAGCTGCATCTAATGCTTTGGCTCTTAGATCTTTATCACCACCTGCTAACATAATACCACTTAGTGTACCTGTTAAGAATGTAGCAATTGGAATAATTAATTCAAAGAATTTTTGATCAATTGGACTAATTGCGTTTAAAGGCTGTGTTACAAATATTAATGAATACAGCACAACAAATACAATACCGAATAGTGTCAGTGATAGACAAATACCGATAAAGAATTTTAAGCGAGCCATTAATTGCTCTTCAGTATAGATAAAGTGTTCTCCTGTATCTTCATCTTTTTTAGTGAATTTTTTTAGTAGTTCCATTATTTGCATTCCTTAATATCAATTTTTGAAGTAGCTGGTTTACTCATTGCTGGAGTATCCCCGTCCTTTGGTGGTCCTAGTCTAGGATCTCTACCGCCTTTGAATATATGCTCCGGGCATGTTCGTGTTACATCACATCTCGGTAGCTGACATTCTGCTTTCTCCCAATTGTCTGGGTTTTGGCATGGGTAACGGAATCTATCACCATCGCTGAAATATGCTAATCCTAACGGTAACGCTAGAAGTAGTATTATCCATTTAAATAGTTTTAAGTCACTGTTCATTCCCTCTCCTTTGAACTAAAAGTGTCATTGTATTTACCAAATTCTAATTTTTGGAGTGGCTACAGCTAAATACAATAGCAGAGCGTAGGGGGCTTTTTTTATGGATTTTCTAACATTAGTAGGAGATGTTGGATTTCCGATCGCAGGGGCACTAGCGGCCGGAATCTTTGTGTTTATCTCGCTGAAGTTTATTCTAGCGGGCGTTACTGGATCAGTAAAAACACTAAAAAACATTATTGCACAGCTTGATAATCGTGTACAAACTATGAACAACGATCTAGTAAAGATCGATGCTCTCATGAGCTATGCACTAAAAGTAAAACCTAACGTAGACCGAATTGCGGCTAACGAAGGTAAGAACGATGCAAGGAGAGACTAATGTTAGATGATATTGCAAAAGCAATTAATGAGTATGGATTTCCTATTATTGCCGCAATGGGCATGGGATATTTTATCTACTTTATATGGAAGTGGGTAACTGAGGAAATAGATCCTATCATAGGTGAAACAATGGGTACGCTGATTAAGTTAGTAGATCGTGTACGAATGTTAGACAACGACATGATTCGCATGAACACAAAACTAGCAATGGTGCTAGAACACAAAACAATGCTTGATCAACAACTTAATAACGATGATCGAGCAGAATTAGATTTTATTATTAACAAATATCAAAGCCAAAGTCAGAAATTTGACAGTACAGGTAAGTAAATTATTTACTTGTCGCTATAAAAACGCCGTTCCAATCTTTAGGTAGAGTTTGAGTCTGCTGGAACTCACAACGCTCTATCCACATGTCGTAATACTTGTCCATTTTGCCGTCAAACTGACCTTTTAGTTGTTTACACATGCTAATAGCCGTACTAAACTTTTGTCCTCTGTATGCACCGTGCATTGATTCGTGTATTTTTTTAGCAACATGATACGTATCAGTGATATCATCTAATACTGTATAGATAGCAATTCCTACACTCTTACCTTTTACAGCAAGATCATCAATCTTAAGGAAGAAGAAGTCATCTCCACAGCGATCAACTGTTGCGCCGCCAACTAGCAACAAGCATCCATACTCTTTACATTTACTTTCAATACGGGCAGCAGTACTAACAGCATCACCTAGTACATCGTAGCTGTGTCTTGCAGTTGATCCCATCTCTCCAATATATCCCAACCCTGTATTAATACCAGCACCCATGCCAACGGCAGGTCTTCCTTGAGGTATAATGATTTCTTCATTAAATTTCTCCACTGCTTTAAGCATCTTCAATCCTGTGCGTACTGCTGTAGCAGGATGGTTCAAATCTTCAATAGGTGCATTATGTATATGCATACTAGCATCACCAATGTACTTAATAATCATACCGTCTGCATCTAGTACAGGTTGTGTAATGGCATCCATGTAGCCGTTCATTATTTTTGTAAGACCTGCAACGTCATCTCCAAAACTTTCACCTAAGGGTGTAAAGCCGCGTAAGTCTGAGAACAGTATACTGACTTCTTTCTTAACACCCTTCTTAATTAAGTCTGGATTTTCTTGTAACAGTCTAACTACTGTAGGGCTAGCATAGCCTGCAAATTGTTTCTTGATTGCTTGTTTCTGTAAGAACTCGCTTATAAACTTAATGCCATAAGCATGAAGCATAACCAGAACAAGCCCGACCACAATACCAGTTGAATCGAAGAGCCAACTAAACTGTGCATAAGCATAGGAGCCAGCGAATACACTAGTCCCAATAATAACAACACCTGAAATAATACCAACATAAGTCCACCTTGTTAAGAATAATAATAGTATACCTGCTAATACTAGTGTTAAGATTTCTACACCGTTGGCATAATCTGGTCTCTGTATAACTATACCGTTAATCATTGTAGCAATAACACTAGCCTGCACAGCATGTGGGAATACAGCACCCATACTGGTTGGTACAGGATTACTGATACCAGCTGCGGTTGGACCAACAATAACAATAGCACCATCTAGGTTTTTAGGCAACTCAAGTAAACTAACATTTTTACTTTGTTGACTCCAATCAATCCATACCCGACCTAAGTTATCTGTAGTAACAGGACCAAACTTAGGTATACGCATTTTTTCAACACCGCCTTCAAAAAGTTTGATTTGAAAGGTTGAATCGCCAGCTGCTACTCGCAGTGTTTCCATAGCTATGCTAGGATAAAGTTTATCGCCAACTGCAACGATAAGAGGTAATCGACGATTCACTCCGTCAACTTCAGGCATAGTTGATACAATACCAATTCCTGCTGCTGAATTTTCTAACTGCGGTACGTTAGCAATAAGGCCCGGGTATTGTACAATTTGATCTAACCACTCTGGCCCTAGTACAGCACTGCCTGGGTTGCGTGGTATATTTTTAGTTTTATCAGCAGGCACTGATCCTAGTACTACAGGATATTGTTTAAGAGCTGAGGCAAGAGTTGAGTCGCCACCAGTGCGATCAGGCTCAGCCATAAGCACATTGAGAACGACAAGGCCAGCACCACGATCATACAAATCTTTAATAATTTTAGCATATTCTGCCCTGGGTAATGGCCATTGGCCGTATTTGTCTAAAGCAGCTTCGTCTATGTTAACTGTATAGATGTTATTTTCTGTAGGTGCTTTAGAAGTAATTAATGTATCAAAGTAGCGTAGTCTTACACTTTCAACGAATGTAGGATCTGCTATTCGTATGCCTACTACTAACGCTAGAGTTAATAGAGCAGTCCATGGACTTAAAAGTATTTTTTTAATCATTATATTGACGTACCTAGTTTAATTTTAGATTCTGTGCCTACTCCTAGTATGCAACTAGTTTCAGGAGTCATTTTAAGTAATGTCCAAGATCCTTCTTTTTCATTGATCCATAAACTGTAGGCACTATTATCACTAGAATGCTTTCCGCCCCAGGTTAATATTTCTTTATAATTTTCCCCAAGGCTTTTTATGATCTTTTCAGTACTGTCACACAACAAGGGATAATCATATCTAAATTGTGCATTGACTGTGCTAGACAAACAAACTAATAAAATTAATAATATTTTTCTCATGGTCTTTTTACCTCCACATCGTGTAGTGAGCCATCTTCTTGTGTCCAATTTGGCAACAGCTTATTAAAAATACGACCATATACTCCTGCCCTACCGCTAGACCCTTGTACATCATATTCTATCACTTGAATCTTATCGTCGTATGTTATTAAGAAATCTTTTATTATAGCAGTGATAGCTGATATAACTTGTGCGGAGTTACCAGTTCCGGTCATGCTAGTTTTGCCGTCACCGTTAAAACTAATTTCCCAGTAACCACGGTAGTCAACTTCTTCATTTTCTTCTTCATCATCGTAGCCTACTACATCACGGTCTGCATCTACATGATCGTATTCTGAATTCTTTGCTTTGAATTCATACAGCACATTGCCCACAGTAAATTCAGCAGTGGCCTGACGCTCACTGCGATAAGTCCATTTCCACGGCACTGAAGTTGCCGCCATTAGTTCATTTATTTTCATTTTCTTTTGTCCGATGTTGGACCTTTAGGCATGTAATCCTTACCATAACTAATACGACTGCCTGTGATAGTTTCTAGTGCAACGTGTAATGCTGTGCCGCTTAGATGTTTACGTAACCACTTCTCTGCTAGATTATTAATAATCTTTTCATTAGCATAAACACGCCCGCTACCTTTTGTACGATCGTGTACATAAGCATGACATGCTTCGTGAGCTGCAATCGCAACATCACGAGCAGCCTTGCTTTCTAAATTTGGAATATTAATACTGCCGCCAGGGCCAGATTCTTCGGTATCTTTAAACATTGGTGTTTCGTTACTGGGGTAGACATAATACATGCCGGGCTCTAAGTCATCATCGTCGTCTGTTACTCGACTTCTACCTAATATATCTTGAATAGCTTCGTATGCAGTCCATAGCGTCGGTGCCGGCGCTCCACCAACTTTAGTAGTAGGCAACATTGGCTTATCTTCTGGATCAAAGTCACCGTACCGCTGACGCAATTCATCGTCGCTAGCTTCTGCTTCTTGGATTATTTCAAGTATTTTCATATGAAGTATTTACCATAAAAAACCCGCCTGGCGGGTTTTTTATTTCTAAACCTACTAGTTAATTTTGTGTTACAATAAGAGTGCTGGTACTACCTTTATTCACGTTTTGAATAATAGTCTGCCCATCTTGAATTAAGGTAAATGTAATGTTCTTTGTTGTATCAAATGTTGCTGTGGTATTGTGTGTACCTGCCTTGTATAATGTAACCTTAGTTTGATCATCATTAAAATAATACAACAAGCCTAATGGTTTGTTTGCTGAGTATCCTGGTAATATTGGATTGTCTAATTCATTGCTCAACAAACTAGCATTTTGTCTATCAAGTTCATTTAATTCATTAAATGCTAATAGGTCTGCATTTAAATCATTTCTATCTAACTCATTTTTTTTATCTAAAGAATTTTCATCTAATGCACTAAACTTTAACAAATCGATATCTAGTTCGTTAAAATCTAAAATAGATTTTTCTTTCTTAGCTAGGCCAGCCTGTTCTGTATCTGCAACTTCTTTAGGTTTGCTAATGATCAACATGTTGTTAATGTTTGCTTGGTCTAATTTTACAATTGTAGGTTCTGTAGGTACTGTGTAAGCACTGTTAACTAATGTAGCTTGATATGGTACATCTAATATCACAACACCTGCTAGATTTCTAACTTCGATAGCACCAGTAACACAGCCTCCGTTTGGAGAACAACTAGGAAGTAGTACTACAAGACTGCGTCCTAATTCATCTACTGTCATAGAAAAATCAGTGCCTCGCACAGCAATAGTAGCGGTAGGTGTTTTGATAGCAACCTGTTGCGGATTATTTTTTGCTATTTGTCCGCTTGCATAACGAGCTGTGCCTAAGGCCATATTGATGGCTAATTTACCAGAACCTTTTTTTGGATCATAGACAAAATCATCTATGATCATTTTACTGTGTTCTGTAAGTTTAACTGTAGTTTTATCTTCAAAGGTTAATTCAGCTTTGGCTTTAGCTGTGGAGATGGTGTCATTCATCTCCACACCCGTGTTTAGACTAGAAGGAATACTTTTCTTATTCCTTACAATTTCTGTAGGCCCAGTCTGTTCAGTAACTTTACCAACACCGGCAAAGCTATTAATCGGACTGAGTAACAATAACGTTATTATTAGAACCGTTGCTGGTAATAACTGCATTTTTAGCGAATACTCCACTCTGTGTTAGTGTCACTGCATTGGCAAGTTGATTAGTGCCACTGCCTGAAACTGTTATTTCTCCATTATGTAAACCTACACCTGATGCTGTATGTGTTACATTGTTGTAATCGCCATTAATATTAATTTTACTCTGCACAACGCCACCACTTAACGTCTGTATAGTATTGTTGCTATTACCTGTAATTTCAGATCTAATAATACTAGCATTACAACTTGAACTTAATGCAGTACCACAACCGATAGTTTGATTGTTGTTGCTACCATCTGCTGAAACTACTATGGTAGATCCTGTTCCATTAGATTCATTGTTAACAATCATACTAAGTGTATTGCTAGCACCAATTTGACTTATAGTTACATTATTGAGATCGCCACGAATTATAGCAGCATCATCAACGTTGCCGTTGCCACCAACATTACCGTTTACTGTGTTGCCTGCTCCTGTTTGTGTAATAGATACAGATGTATTATCACCGATCTGATCAACATAAACATCGTTGGCCCACGCCCCCGATGACAGCATTCCAGCCATCATTAGAATTGTAAGTACTTTTCTCGACAACTTACCACCGCCTGTGATTCTTTTTTTCATTTTTCGCTCCAGATGCAAGTTATGTTTGTTAATGCATCTAATTTTAAGTTTAATAAAGACTTTCTCCTATGCTTAACTCTCATTTTGGTCTGTGTTCTGAAAGCACGTCAGCTCGCACATACCCCTTACGCTTCTCTGCGTCTACTACATAATGCCACCCCTCCGGACCTGGAGAAATGATATTAAATTCTGTTCCCTTTTTCAATTGCCATGTTCGTTGACTTTTTTCATTTGGTTCTTTGTATACAAACGAATCTTCTTTAAGATATCTAGAACTCCACAATTGAGCGGGTGGCTTAACTACTGGAGCAGTATTTGTATTTGTTTCTACTTTTTCTACAACTACTAAATGTTCTGGTTGTATAGGAACTATCCTTGTTATTTTTTCTGCTTTGGGCTCGACTGTTTGGCTTGCTCCATTGCTTTCTTGCTTGACGGGCTCGATCGGTGCGGGTGGTAAGGGCTCTGGGGCTCCTTGGGGTGCTTGTGAGGTTTGTGGTTGAACCAGCTCATCTTTCTTTTCCTCCTTTACTACAGGCACTTCTTGTGTTACAGATTTTTTAAATCTCCACATTCCTTTCTTTTCGCCTTCAATGATCATGTCATATACTGCTTGTTCTATAGCAACACGAACAGCATATGTTGTAGGTTCATTTAGAGCCTGCCCGTTTTCTAATTCTAGTGCTTTGGTTCCAGCATCAACAAATCTTAATACGCCAACGTTATGTTGTGTGCTATAGATAGTTTTGCTCACAGCATTAGAAATTAATACTTCCCCACTGTTTACACTTACTAGTCTAAGACTAATTACAATTTCATCTACACGATATTGTTGACTTCCGCCAATACCTAAGAATCGTGCGCCGTTGCCGCCACTGCGTATGTTGCTGTCGTAGCCAATGATACCACCTTCGATCATAATTCCTGCCACAGTCATTGGCTTTAATGGTCTAGCATCTTTACCTTCATAAACCTCGCGTTGATTACGTATCAACTGTCGCTCTTTAATAAGGTTATCTAATCCCACACGCTCTACAACTTTAAACCAATTTTTTGAGTCTTGAAGTGCTTTGATTAAAAATACTTCAGATCCTTGTGTCACTGCCTTTGAAAACACAGCTAACCTATCATTAGGTTTCATTTGTCCTGTCTTGTCTGTGAATCCGTAAACTGCAATGGTCATTGGAGGACCGTCTAACTGTGGTATTTTATTAGTAAGACTCTCTCTTGGTGTTAGAGCCACAGCATCTTCCCTAGCCGCATCCATGTGTATGGTGGCGCATCCTGAAAGAACAGTGACAAGTAACAATGATAATATTAATTTCATTAAAATGCAAAGCTCGCTATAGGTACAGTAATTTCTGTTCGGCTACCGTTGGCCTCAATAATAGTTAGAGTTACTTCTGTGGCCGATTTAACCCAACTGATATTAGTTCCTTGAAAGTCCATAGTTCCGCTTGTTCCTGTACCTTCAGCAAACATTTGATCTGCTAATTGTTTAGACAATTGTGCGTAGATACGTGCTTCTACGTTAACAAGGAATTTACTTAGATTTGTTTGTTTTGCAGCAGCTTCTGCCTTAGCTATAGCAGCCAGTTCTTCGCTCTTAATTTCTTTCTTTTTAGATTCTTCTAATTGATGGATTGACAAGACGTGCTGACTGAATCCATTGCCTGGTATAAAGGCTGGACTTTGAAAATTATGTATTAGCTCTGTAGCGAATGCACTACCTGCAAACACTAGCATTGCCCCCAATGCTGTGATGTATTTCATGACCCTCTCCTCGGTTACCCCTTATACTATTTAACGAGAGGTGAGGAAATATTCTATGCTTAGTTAATAATAATTAATTAACTTAGGTCAATAATAGGCTGAAAGAAATTTATTTTTACGACTTAGCTGCCATATAACCTGGAGTTGGAGTTTGTTGATCGTCATTCCAGTTAAATCCTGCACCCATTGTTACAGTCTTTCCTAATTTCTTAACTAGGTCATTACCGTCTTTAATAATACTATAATCTAAAGTATCTGTTCTTAAAAACATAATTGTTGTTATGCCGTCTGCTAGGTGATAGCTTTCGTATGCTATTTTAGTATAGGCTCTATTCATTTTCATCCAATCTACAGTGCCGTCTTGCTCAACAGCTGAAGCAATTAATTTATCAGCATTTTTAATAGAATCAAAGTTTAACACTAGTGATTTGATAGTAGTATGAAATAGTTCAAATGTTTTATCAAAATTACTGTATGGCTCGAGTACTTCTTCGTTCAGTGCCTGAAACCCTTTTGGATTCCAATTGTACTTATTGCCTAATTTTGCTTTGCCGTTTGTAATGTTGTATTGATCGCCATTAAATTTGTTAACTGCAACTTTTACCCTAGCGCCTTTTTTGTCAGTAGTAAAAATAGATGCGTTCTTAGGAGCAGTTGCTACAATATTAGCAATACCTTTCCTCCAAAGATCCCATCCCGCAGTTGCTTTTGCAATACTCTTACTGTTTAATCTACCGCCTGTAGATGCACTGGCCTTAATTTCTACTTCAACATCGCCTACTTTTAAGTCACCTTTTTTAGCTTTCTCAGCTGGGTTTCCCATCATTGATAAGGCCATTTCTCCTGGGCCAATTGCCCCAGATGTTTTACCTGGCGAATAACTAAAAATATTCTGTTCTACAAATATATCAAACAATTTTTTATATTTAGGATTTACATAGTTTTTAATATTTCCGCGATCGGTACCGATAACTGATAACATGTTAATTACATCGCCTTTTACGCAGGCTGCTAAGAACTGTTTAATCTCAATTGGTGATGCGTTGGCCTCTTCTTGAATATCTACAATTTTTCCAAACAAGGCTTGTTTTAATGTTTTTGTAAATTCAGCTGCGTTTACTGCTTTTTTCTTTGCCTGTGTTTTTTCTTTAGAAGACATTTTTTCTAAATTTTCTTCTTGATAACCTTGTACTTTGTTTCCTAAAGCTACAAGGTAAACACTTACTTCTTTAACAAAACTTTCAGCTTCTTGTTGTTTTTGTACAGCATCGTCTTTTGCTAACTGGAGTTCTTCCACTTGTTTAGTTAAAGCGTCTAATTGTTGTCTAAACGGTTTAATAAAATTTTTCTTTATTTTCTCATCAATATCTGAAGCTTCAACCGCCTTTATTTGTTGCTTTAGTGTATCGATAGTAGAAATAATTGCGCTGCTAGCACCTTCTGCTTCTAAAATACTCTCTGTAGACATTCTAGCAGGTGCAGGTGCAGGTTGTGCAGGTGCAGGTTGTGCAGGTGCAGGTTGTGCAGGTGCAGGTTGTGCAGGTGCAGGTTGTGCAGGTTGTGCAGTTTGTATCTTAGCTTTGGCTAAAAATGCACTTATTGATGATGACAAATTTTTTAATTTTGTCGCAACAGATGCTTTTACATTTTCTTTTTCTGGAGGAAGATTTCCAAGAAAAACGCCAATTGTATCTAGATCGTGTATAGCTTTTTGTGCTTCAAGATCAGATTCAACTGCTTCATGTACAATAGTTTTTCCAAAGTCGTAAAATCGCATAATAAATCCTTATTGTATATTTATACGATGTTAGGGAACAGCATGTCTGTGCAAAACTTATCAACGTCTGCTTCATTTAAACCTAAACTTTTCATTACGTTAGGAGTATGGGGATTCTGTCGCTGATTGTGACAGTACCAATTCTGTGCTTTGATGGTTTCATCAACACCGCATGTATTTTGGAATCCGCTGATTTCATCAAAATATGCATGAAGATTGTTAAGTGCTATGTTTATAATTGCAACTGCTTCTTCTTCGGTGTTTACGTTGCCGGCAGCTAACATTTTGTCTGTAAAGATATTCTTAGCCCACTGAGGCAACTCTCTTTGTTTTTTTGGAATAAAATTTTCTACACTATCTTTGTAGCCTAATATCATAGGATGATCTGCACCACCGCTTGACGGACTAAAATCGTGGAATGCTCCAGTCATCTTATTTTTGCCGGCAATAACATCAAAGCCGTATATAGGTCCACCGTTGGTTAGTTCTGGAAACACGCATACATGCATCATCCATAGACCTTTAGTGACTCTAGCATCAACTACATCTATGTGAGCTCTGCGTACATACTGATTAGACCATACCCTATTAATCCATCCTGAATCGGGTTGATTAAAGTGTTCCATTCCATCTTCGTGTACTTCATTAGCCTGTTGGTCAAAAACTGCTATGATGTCGTCTTTACACTTGATCAGATGATTCCAAATAATGCTCAATGTCTAACTCCATTAGTTCTTGAAATAATTTAGTGCTTGACTCAAATACATACTTTGCTTCTTCGGCCATGCTGTCTTTTGTCTTAGCTCTAATTAGTTCTTTGAGCTTATCTTTGTCTGTATTGAACTGATACATTCGACCTTGACCAGGAACCATCTTTGCAATCATTTGGCCGCCGCTTAAATCTCCCATGTGTAGTACATAGATATGTGCCATAAGTGCGTCAGCATCAATCATTATGTTTCGCATGTGATTGATGTATTCTATAGTACTAGGTACTATAACTGGCTGAACATCTTTTGTCCAAAGTTCTGCAAAATCTTCTTCAATTTTCAGTTTACGTCTGATATCTGGTAAATCACTGAGTAGGCCTTGTGCGCCTGCAAGTGCTTCTAATAGATCATATTTTTTATGTTGATTCCACAAGTATGTGGCATATAGTTCGGGATTAATTTTACCGCTTACGATAACTTTTACAAATGCTTGGCGTTCAGCATTTGTATGTTGTTCTTTTGTAAGTTCTTTTAAATTGCTCATTCTTTTTCTAACCTAATCTGCAAGGGAAATCCCTTGTCTCTTGAAGCTACAGTAGTTTCTACACTTTTTTGTTCTGCAATTTCGTATGAGTATATACCAACTACTGCACTACCTTCGCTGTGAATTTGAAGTGTAAGTGCTTCTGCACTAGTTTGGCTATGTTTAAAAGTTTTCACTAAAACTTCTATTACCCATTCAATTGGGGTAACATCATCGTTAATAAAAATAACTTTGTATTTGGCCGGCTCTTGAGTGATCTGTTTAATTTTTTCGTCAATTTGGATATCTGCTAAAGTACTCATTTATGTCTCCTAGGTTAAAATAGGGGGAGGGTTAACTCCCCCTAGACTGTTACTCGCTGTCTATAGTTAGTGCTTCAACTTTAGAAGGTGCTTGAATAGCAATCTTCTTAGGTTGTAGTGCTTCTGGAACTTCACGCTTCAAACTAATGTTGAGCATGCCTAGTTCTAGTGTAGCACCTTCTACTTCAACATGGTCAGCAAGAGTAAATTCTCTACGGAAATTGCGAGCACCAATTCCTTTGTGTAGATAATTTACTGTGTCATCTCCCTTCGGAGAGGTCCCCTCAATGCGTAGGATATTTTTGTCCTTGGTAATTTCCAAGTCATCCATACTGAACCCAGCGACTGCGATACTAATTGTATAGTCGTCTTCGCTTAGTTGTGCAATGTTGTATGGAGGATATCCCTGCGATGCTGAGTTAGCAAATTGTCTTTCTAACTCATTGAACATTCTATCGAATCCGATAGTAGCTCTGTGAAATGAGGGTAAGTCTAGAGTTGTAAGTCTTGTCATAATTTTCTCCTTATAATAAGCAAGATTTAATATTGAGCCCGATTATCGGCGCTCAAGTTTATTTACCATTGCTTGCATAAACAGCATTAAATTGCTGAGTTACACGAACAAAGGTTGTGCATTTGCTAAGTTGCTTTAGCGTCTTAGCGCCTGCATACGTACAGGTACTACGCAAACCGCCTAGTATGTCCTGTACAGTATTTAGTACCTTACCTTTATAAGGTACTAAAACTTCTCGCCCTTCGGCGCTACGGTATTCTTTTAAACCACCAAAATGTTTTAGGTTGGCTGCTTCAGAACTCATACCATAAAATTCTACAAATTTCTTTTCTTCTATTTTGCAGCCAGTCCATGTCCACTCTGACTGCCCGTCTTCTAGGATACGCTGTCGGGCCTGTAACTCGTTAGTTTCGTAGAGTCTTGTAATGACTTCTCCGCCGCCTTCATCGTGTCCAGCCAGCATCCCTCCGAGCATAACAAAATCCGCTCCTGCGGCAAATGCCTTGGCGACATCTCCTGGACAGGTACAACCCCCGTCTGCAATAATATGTCCCCCCAAACCATGAGCAGCATCAGCACACTCCATAACAGCACTAAGCTGAGGATAGCCAACGCCAGTTTGAATACGAGTTGTGCAAACGCTCCCAGGACCAATGCCCACTTTAATAATATCTGCTCCACTTAAAATTAACTCCTCAGTCATTTCGCCTGTCACTACATTGCCAGCAATGATTACGATTTCTGGATATGCTTCACGAAGCTTTCTAATAAAAGTTGCAAACCGCTCGGAATAGCCGTTAGCAACATCCACACAAACGTATTTAATGTTTGTTAGTGTTTCGCTGTACACATTAGCAAACTTATCGTAGTCAGCTTGTGTAATTCCCATTGAGTATGCTACTCGATGAGTTCTATAATATTCATCTGCATTAAAGAAGTCAATTAATTCTTCTGCACTATATGTCTTAACTAGACATGTAAACATGCCTTCATGTGCAAGAATGTCTGCCATAGCAAACGTACCAACTCCGTCCATATTAGCAGCCATGATTGGAACACCAGTGTATTGATATTCTTCCCAATTTTCGTGCTCAAAAGCAGGACTGTAATTTCTAAATTTAAACTTACGGAATAAGTCTACTTCCTGCCGAGAGCCTAATGTACTACGCTTAGGACGAATTAACACATCTTTGTAGTCTAACTTTATATCTTGTTCAATTCTCATTGTTTTTCGCCGTAGTTAAATGATATACTGATTCTATCTGAGTTTGATTTATTACTCTGTACGCTGTGTTTGAGCCAACCTGGAAATATATACAGAGCACCTGATTTAGAGGCATAGGTAGCCCTAGTACTTGTGTAATAGGTTCCTTTTTCTACTTGAGTAGGAATATGGTATTCGCCGTTGTCTGATCGTTCAAACTGAATATTACCTTGTCCCTCTTGAGCATCAACATAGTAAACTCCACTTAATACGCTATTAGTATGATTGTGGAGATGATTGTAGGCATTTGGTGGATTAATATTAATCCATATATTATATAATTCTAATTGCGGCAGACCAACTTGTCTTGCACATCCTGAAATTTCTAATCCAATAGCTTCTACTAGCGCATCAACATCAGCGTTATCACCTGATTTAATATCGCTACTTTGATAACCCCCAAAGTTGCTAATAACTCTACCTGGATCAGTTTTTTGTCTTTCATACGCAAACCGTTTTAATTCAGCGTTGTTACCAAAGTGTGTCATAGACGACCATATGACACTAGGAAACCACAATTCTGTGTGCATTGCCATATGTTACTTTCTTGGCTTTATATTAAAAGGATCTTGTGATAGTTTTTTAAGCCAGCGCGATCTTGCCGCCGCTTTTGCTTTTTTTCTAGCTGTAGTTGGTTTTTCGTAGAACTCTTTATCTCTAAGATCTTGCAAGAGACCGCTGTCTTCTACTTTCCTTTTGAACCTTCGTAGAGCTCCGTTAACATCATCATTACGAACTTCAACTCGAAGTCCTTTAAGTTCTGATTTTTGATACCTCAAACTAATCTCCTAATTTACCAGATAAAAAGTCTAGATTAAAAATTCTATTCTTACTGATTATATTATATAAGTTATCGCTACCATTTGTCAACCAATAGGTTTTATCTTTGGCTATAAAGTAAGCTACTAGATCTCTAATCTTTGTATCGCAATTGTCAATGTCTAATATGACACAGTCTGCTTTGTAAAAACAATCAAATAACCATTCAGGTTCGTGATCGTCTTCTTTTTCGTAAAGGTAAACTATAACGGGTTTATCAAAACTTTCTATTAGGTCTTGGAACTGAGATTTGATTACTGCACTAGGGTATACTAGCAAAAAACTATATTCCTGGCTGTAGTATTTGTCTGGTGGTGTAACTAAAGTAATATCACTCATCTTTGGATCTTATGCTTTTCCAGATTGCTGTTTGTTTTTTTTGTTCTTCATTCTGTATGTATCCCACAGTAGGATTTTGCTCAACATCGTTTGATTCAACTGTTTCCAAAGTCACTTGCTGATCTTTATCCTTCATCATATAGGTTTTTTTAGCTTGTGCTCTACCTACATAATCTTCCCAGGGAAGTTTGTTTATCTTGCCATCGAGATAAAGTTGTTTAAAAAATTTAAGACTTAGATTTGGATTATCTTCTTTCCAATCATGCTTGGCTTGATTCCATTCTTCTAAATTATCTAAAGCATCTAACTGCTCTTTAGTTAGGCGAAATTCTTCCGATGATTCTATAAGTTTTTTTTTAGACAGATCTTCAGGCTGATCTACATTGGTAGCTTCAACCTTAGGTTGAGGATCTTCTTTAGTTTCTTCTTGTTCTATCTTAGTTATTGTTTCTACTTTTGGTTCAGATTCTTGCTTGTCAAAATCAATAAATTCTAGTTCTTCTTTTTCAATCTCTGCTATTAATCGATTGCCTTCTTCTATGTCAGGCTGAGAAACTATAGGTTCTGTAACAGTAGGAAGCTCTTCATCTTCTTTTAGTATCGGCCCTCTGATACCGTCTGAGAAATCATATTCATCTCTTAACTTATCTTTATTTTCTCTATACCACTGCCAAGTCATTTGTGCGCCTAATAACATTAATATTGCCAGTGGGTCAAACACAAATACAATTATTATAATAACCCATGTTACTGCACGTTCTAGCAAATTAGCATCAGGATTATCTCCGTACAGTAGGGCCGCTATGTATTTGATTGGGCCTACTTCTGCTTCAACTTTGCGTACCTCGGCAGCAATAGGCGCTCTTTCTTCGCTAAGGGCGGCAATAGTTTTCTGTTCGGCCGCAATCTCAGATTGAAGGCGGACACGTTCTTTTTGTTGTGCTCTTCGGATTGCAACAGCTTTGTCGGCACCTTTTTCATCATTGCTTCGACCCATAACTTGGTCCACAGCTTCATCCATCTGTCTAAGCGCCTTCCGGTTCGCATCTATATTGTCCTTTGCCGTTTTGATTTTTTCATCGTAAATAGCTATCTTGCTTTGGACATCGCCACTTACAATATTTTGATCCAAATGTGCTTTGCTTAAGAAACCAAATATTCCCATGCTAGTAATGACCATGAGTACTATTACTGCGGCACTCATGTACACTTTCATTCCTAAAGGTATCTTAGTCCAATATGCTTTGAGCCAACTTGCGGCAACTAACTTAGATATTTCTAATGTAGTGCCCATAACAACAATGGGCCAAAATGCCGCGGCAAATACTGCGGTAAGACCTATAACGCTGTAGTATATGGCCACTGCTGATAGAGTTAGGCCGGATAGTGCAAGTAAGATAGCAAATATCATAAGTAGTATTTATCGCTTATCCATGCACGAATTTCCAAGTCTTACCTTGTAGGCAGGCCTCTTCTCTAAAACTTTTTGGATTGCCTTTGTACCAGATAGTAGAATGTAATACTGTACATGTGTTTGGTTTTATAATGGATACTCGAACTTCACCTCTTGCCGAACTAGTCTTGCTAAACCATTTGCAAGATTCGCCCACAGAAATTTCATCAAGTGCGAAATATACGCAACGTTCATGTTCTGCTCGATCTTCTGTTGGGACAGAATAAGCTGTGTACTTGCCCCAGTTATAAAGAATGTTAATAGAGCTTCCTGGATTTGAATAAGTCCGAGCTGTACTAACATCTCCGTAATACGGAGTTGATGAACAGGCTGTTAAACTAATTAAACTCAGGATGCCAAGAACCATCCGGATGTTGGCAAAGGATGCCTTGAACATTTTTATCTCGTCCTTTAATGTTAACTACAGTTTGGTAAGGGCGGCATTGTTTTGCAACACCTGCTTGTTTACGCCAATGCCCTGGCTTGTCAGAACATTCGACCTGTGTCTGGCTTTCTACTCGCTCACCATTCTTTGTTTGAATGTTCTGAGTAGTATAACAGTACTGAGGTCCTTGATCAGCAACTTTGGTTGCTGAGGAGCAGCCAGATAGTATTACAATTGCTCCTAGTAGGACTAGAGTTTTCATTACTGCTTCCTAGCACTAGCTTCAGCTATGAGTTGATCGAATACGTTCTTTTTCATTTCAAGTCGAACAAATGTATAGTGACGACCGTTCATTGTAAAATGACCTTTTTCGCTTTTTACATGCCTGCGAATTGCTGTGTCAGTAACCTTGTAAGAAATCATAGTACGAGTAGTCTTTACATCGTCTTCCTTCTTGCACACATTCCTGATACCAGGTTGGTTGTGCGTAAGTCTTGCGTTCTGGAACGTCCTTCATTGAAGAACAAGCAGAAAGAACTGCAATAATTGGTAAAACTAAAAATGCCTTTTTCATGTGTGCCTCTGTGGGTTGTTAATACAGTCTATAGTATAACAGGACCCGTAGGTCCTGTCAAGATTGAATTTTACCAAATTACTTAAAGAATATTAAAGCCATCATCATAGCTTGGACAATAAATCCAATACCAATAGTGACTAAATTTAACATGTCTTTCTGTACTGCGGCTTTAATAAACATCAGTACCAATCCAGTCCAAACTAACAGTACTAGATCCACAGGTGGTAAACTGTCTGTTAATCCACTCATCACAGCCAGTAAACTAGGAATAGTTGAAGCATGTAATATTACAATACCTAGCCACCCAAAAGTTTCTGCTGATACTTTAGAGATTGAAGCAGAGATTGTTTCTTTAAATTGTTCAATATTAAAATTTTGCATATATTCTTTCAATCGTTCTAGGTTTTTCGTTATAAAAGATGTGAGTTCCAATTTTTCCAATTTTTTCTAACTTCCATTGTGGGTTAACATAATCTGCATGATAATACAGGGCTGTTTTTAATACGTCAAGTTTAAAATTTTCCAATAATACTTTTTTGGCTACAGCATAGCTTTCTTTGTAAGCTTCTGAGTTTATTGGTCTGTTACGATGTGTTGAATCACAATACCATGAGAACTGGCATATGGTTCTTATTGTTGTAGTCTTTTGATAAACTACACCGCAAACGTCTTTTGGAAACGCTGGGTGCGCAACACGGTTTAGGGTAACTTGTGCTACGGCTACCTTTCCTTCAAAAGGCTCATAACCTGCTTCTCGATAAATGTTAAGTGCTAAACATTCGAGTTATATCACATTACATAAAGGGAGTTAACTTCACGAGGCTCTGAAAGAACCCTACTTTCGTGTAGTTGTCTCCATTGGACGCACAATCTCATAACTTGTGTGCCTTTGGCGACCCTTGGCGTCCCGAAAATACGGGTTTCTCATTGGCCAAGACCCGCGGAACCATTTCAGCTTGTGACATACTTTGGTTCTACTATCTCAGTTTCTGTGCGAAACGTTTAATATATATCCTATTGTACGACATTCCATAAAGAAATGCAAGGTTTTTGACATCTTTTGACAAAATTACTTGTTAATCAAACAATTTGGGTTATGTTAGCCTGTCCAAATCGGAGGCGGCGTCTCCAAAATACTCTCTCAACAAATTGAGCATCGCTCATAGTAGATTCGTTAAAGTCAAACTTTAGCGTAGTAGGTACTTTGTGTAACTCACTGGAGTGATCGTTTAAATATTGCCAAACATTGTGTTGGTATTGTTGAGTTCGTGGATAAGAATTGCGTTCTTTGAGTGGCACGGTAAGATGTCGTTGTAGATCCATAAGGTCCTGATGCAACTCTTGCCCAAGTTCAAATTCTTTTACAAATTCATCTAACAAGTCATACCATTTGGCAACAACCTCAGGTTGAAGTGTTAGTATCATGCGAGTATGAAATATAATACTGTTGCCATAAAGTTTGATTCCAGGTATTCCGCTGTCAAGTGTGCAACGCCCGTGTTTGAACCAATCACATAGTACATCAATCTGTTGTTGTTTCAGTATACGATACCATTCATGCTGTTGTGCCTGTTTAAATAATTTGGTATACATTTCCTCATAGGAAACATTTTTGTAACGATTTAAGAATCTAGTAACTAAGTTGCTGTAACCGCCCACGTGCCAAGTAAACAAATTCCAGTTGAATATACTAGCTTCAATGATGTCATCAAAAGACATATGGGCAGTACTAATTACAACATCTATGCTCTCAGCTGTAACCCCAGTATTTTCATGAGCCGACGGACTAAAATAATCATAAATTTTTGTAGTCTTGATGTCGTAGACTTCTTTTTGGACTCGATTTAATTCTGCATTTTCTAGTACTTGGCAGTAGTAGATATCGATATCGTTGTGCATACCTAGGTCTAACAGTTTCCAAAGATTGTTTTGCCAAGACTCAAGTGTTTCTCGCGGCAACCCCATGATCAATTCGGTACCAATGGGTACACCTTTTGCTCGTCCAATTTCTAGTATTTCAGCAATGTTGTTGCTTTTAAGATTTTTGCGTTTGATAGCATCAAGAGTATTATCGTCAAAAGTTTGTAAGCTAATCTTAAGACCTGTTGTAGGTCGTAGAGTTTTTTTGACCAGCAGTTCTACAATGTCAATTACTTCTTGATTTTGATTTTTAGCAAACGATTGAGAGATACCAGTTGGAGCACCATACTGACGCTGTAGTTCAATAAATCGCTCTACAATTGATCGATCTCGCTCAGGAAAAATACCAAAATTAGCATCAGCAACGTGTACAAAATCTATGCGGTTACGACTCATCCATTCAAGTTCAGCATATACACGCTCTATAGTAAACTTTTTAATTTTGCTTAGTGTTAAACTACCCCAGTCACAAAATGTACACTGATACGGACAACCACGATTGGTTTCCAGTGTAGCTGACCAGTTAACCTTGGGATTATCTATTAACAGTTGATCAAAGGTGCCTGTTAGATAAGGACTGGATAAAATTGATAAATCATCAACTCGTGCTGCCTGACCAGTATCTAGTACGCTACCATTTTGATTTATTAGCACACCTGGCACATGATCAAAGTTCTCAATGTTACGCAGGATTTCAGTAAAAGTAATTTCACCTTCGTTTTTAATAATAGCATCAATCCAAGGATACTTAGAAAATATTGCAGGGTCTGACACAGCCGGCTCTGGTCCTCCAAAAATAATTAAACAATTAGGATTGCGTAATTTAAGAGCCTCAGCTAAGTGTAAATTATATTGTAGATTCCAAACGTAGGTACTAAAGCCAACTACTGAATCGTTTTTTAATTGTTCAACTACTTGCTCTATTGGGTCACGTCGCCAGATTAATTGATTTAATTCAAACTGCGAATCAATGTCTGGTTGAGATTGAGCGTGTGCCCAAAGACATCCAACTGTGTATGGTAAATGAAACGAATTGAGTTCTTCTGGACCTACTTGGAAATTTACTTGTACAAAACTAACTTTATGTTTTTCATTCATAGAGAGTATTTACCTACGCATACTAGAGATGTCCACTGCTTCTTGATCACTGAAGACAGGAACCGCATTACTCTTGTGCATAGTGGCAATACCTTTTACCATAGTGCCAGTATACACTTTGGCTGGCTTAAGAGTAGCAGTGCCCAATCCGCTGTTCAAACTTTTGATATGTGCAGTTGTATTGCGACCTTCTGGAATTTTTAAACTGTATGTCGAGCTTAGGCTAGACGCCTTTGGTAAAGGCTTGCTGGGAGATTGGATTTCCCATTTCTTTTGAAAAGCCTTCCAACTTTCTTCTTGCTCACGTGCTTTTCTAGCATGTTCTGCCGAAGCGAATTTCTTCTTACCTTTTTTCTTACCGGTGGTACTGAGCCACGGGCCTTCCAAATGCATAGACATAATAACCCTTGCAAAGTTGAATACAAATATAACTATAACAGATATCAAAAAATAAATCAAATAAAATGGTAACACTCAAATAAAAAGCACCCAAAGGTGCTTTCTATCTGTGATTGTCTAAGTTTAGAACTTGTAACGAACACCGGCAGTAACACGATTACCGTCGAATGTATTAACACGGTCTTGACCATATTGACGTGCAAGATCGAGACCAACACTAACTTGTTTAGTAACTGGCAAACTTGCGCCAATACCAACAGTCATTGCATAACCGTCAGACCCAGTCTGGTTGTCCAAATATGCGACACCAACTTTAGGAGTTACAGTTACAACACCTAGGTTAGCAACATCGTAGCCAGTAACAATGCTGTAACGATTTTGATCGTTAGTACCAGAAGTGAAACGATCAAACCCGGCTGTGACACCAACCTTGCCAAAAGATTGACCAACAGTCAAACCATAACCATCACGGTCAGTACCTGCATAATCACGAGTACCTGTTACACCTACTTCTAAAGCAGATACCGACATTGCGGTTACTGCTAAGATTGTTGCTATTGCAATTTTCTTCATTTTTAATTCCTTTAAATGTAAAAAGGCATAAATATATTTGAGACTTCTTAAAGCAATTCTTTCGCTGTTAAGCCTTATATGCCAATATTATATTGGGAGTAAGTTGATCTAAGTAGTTTCCAAATAAAATCATTTATAAGGAAACTATTATGAGAAAAACTATTCTCGCAGGCGCCATCGGTGTCTTATTACTAACTGGCTGTGCATCTGACAACTATCAACAATACGCCCGAACTCAAGAAAACATTGCTCTTGCAAGGGCAGAAGCAGAAATTGCTCGATACAAAGCATTAGAAGCTATTGCCAATTCAGGTGATACTACAGCTCGAGTAGCCGCGGTAATTGCACTACAACAAGGTTCTCCACAAAACAACAGTCCTAGAGTTGAACAACCCACTAGCACCGGTGACACGGCTTTACGTTGGGCTAGTGTAATTGTGCCCAGCCTTACTCAAATTTACGGTATTGGAAAAAGCACTGATCTTGCCATAGTCAACAGTAACAATAATAAAGACATTTCTATTAACACTAACCAAACTATGTTAGGGTTTGGTAAACTTATTGTTGATCCAATTGTTGGCACAGGCGACGACGTCCTTCTGTACCCACAATAAAGAAAAGCACCCGAGGGTGCTTTCTGGTAATTTCTGTTACGAGGTATTTCCTACCCTAAGCAGTGTTTAGGCTGCTAATGCGTATTCGCTTGAATTTGCGTTTACTTGATTTGCTTGATTTACGGTCATCGCCTACCGTGTTGCCGTCTCCATTATCTCACCCTGTCGAAACCATGTCAGGCCCATCATAAGAATACTATTTTTCAATTTTGTGATAAACACGAACATTATTATTGTACATATAAACAACCCAGCATACGCTTACAATTATCGTTATAGTAGCAAAAATTAATCCTTTAATCATTTTAATTTCCTTATGGTGGACCTGGCGGGAGTCGAACCCGCGTCCAGAATGCCTTCACTTTGAAGGGATTACAACAATTCCTTAAGCAGGCTGAATATTGCTAGCCTGTTGTCCTTTCATACCCATTGTGACTTCAAATCTTACGCTCTGACCTTCTTGTAGACTTTTGAAGCCACCTGAATTAATCTGAGAGAAATGAGCAAAAAGGTCTGCTCCGCCGCTATCCGGTGTAATGAATCCAAAACCTTTGGCGTCGTTAAACCATTTTACTTTTCCTGTTACCATTGTTACTTTTTCCTAATTTAAAATACCTCATTTACGTTGAGGTGTTAACGGGTTGAATACAACCATTTACATAAGAAAGTGTATAGCTAAAAGAATAGTAACAAGAATTACTACAATTACGTCACACACTTTCATTAATTATTTCTTACGTGTTGAAGCCCGTTTAGCCATAGCTTTAACTGTCTTTGGCTTTGGTGGCTTTTTGCCTTTTAAGATTTGACTAACTCGTCTAGGGCTTGGCATATCTTACTTGCGCTTTTTAATAATTCTACGTGCAGTAGCTTTGATACTGCGTGGATGATGAGCTCTAAATTTAGCCATTATTTGCTCCTTTTAAGGGCACGTTTTGCCGCACGAACTGCACGGACTTTTTGAGAGTATTGTCTTGCCATTTTAATTCCTTTATTAAAAGTTGCTTACATATCTATATTTATAACAGATCTAAGCAAAGATGTCAACCTCTGATTTGCTTGTTTCTTTGGTTTTTTCTGGGCGAATTGGTTCTAACCAAGTATCGGGTATGTAGGCCTGCGGAGATACACCAAGCAATGTAGATAAGTCTTCTGCTTCTATCCACCAATAATGATCTGTTACTGCACACTTACAGGGCATAGTTCTAAATTCAAACAGTTCACCTTGCTCAAACTTTCCAATATATTCTTTTACCTTAACAACACGCCCTATGTTTTCAGGCCGTATAGAATATATAATACGAGCTAGATCACCTTGCTTACATTTCATCTTTTGCCTTGTTCATTTCGTATTTCATTACCAGAGCAGTAACATCTTCTACTTTGCACAACCAACCATTTGCGTTTACAATAAACACATCCCCTGGTTTGTATAAGTGACTGCTCTTAGGCGTGCCGTCACGGCTTACACCCATAACTTCACCTTCCCATTCACCTTCGACTCTAAAGTTGTCGCCTACTTGATTTATGTTATATTCAACCCAAAGCATTTATTCCGTCCAATATGTTATTAATGTTCCAGTACAGTGACTTTTCTATGTTAATGTTTAATCCGCTGTGCATCTTATAATATATAGCAAGTTTGTTCTGATACTCTAATTTATTCTTATCGTATCTATCTTTGTTATAAAAATGAACTCCGGGTATCAAGGATCCACCCCATGCTCTATAATTTATTACAGCAGCATGACCAAATTGTGTTTCAATGTCGTTTAGTGATTTAAAAGTCTTAGTCCATTCGATATTTTCAGAACACTGTTCTGTTTTAAATCGTATAACTTGTAGCGTAGGTTTATGGTGAAATAATCTTAAGGGTGCTATCCTAGCATTGCCCACAACTACTTCCCAAGTATTGTAGTATCTGTTCCATGCTTGTGTTAACGGAAACTCTATAGTTCCGTTATTTCTTAAATGGTCACTTAACCAAAATATCTTTGCAACTGCATCAATAAACGGATAAGAGGATTGTGCCTCTGTCCAATCACTTTCTGAATATACATTTGAAAAACGTTGTTCCCAATCGTGTAACCTTGCAAGCTCAAACTCGTCACAGCTTCTAACATTAATAGATTGACTTATTTGTTCTACTACTGTAGATCTATCTGCTTCTACTAGTCCTAAAATTTCATTTTGATTTAATGACTGAAAAAAGATATCAGCCATCCTAATCTTATCAACATCATGCCCGTGTCTAAGATAGGGTAACGGTTTTACTGAATTGATAAGTTTAATATCTTCAGTACGATATAAAAAAGACATTAGACTCCGCTGGCTAATACAATTTTACAAATGTGTTCTAAACGCTCAATATGTTCGTAAGCACGCCATGGAGTACTGTCAATAGCAACTACACCATGTCCTTTAATACCTACAATGTCGTAAGCAATATTTCCATCTTTGTCTAATTTTAAATTGCGATGACAAGCGTCACCTAGTTCCTGACTGATAGGAGGCACATCACCAACATTAGGTGCTACCTTTGTATATCTGCTAAGTTCTGGAAAGTCATCTACAATAGTGCTTAAATCAATTCCGGCATGCATGGCAGCAACACAATAAGTAGGATGAACGTGTACAACAACTCTAACATCGTTTTTATGCTGTCCTAGTTCTTTTTGCAGTCCAAAATGTAAAGGCATCTCGCCGCTAGGTTCAAGATTGCCGCTTAGGTCAGTTTGCTCAATAACTTCCCAATTATAATTAAAAACAGCAGAACCTACTCCACTGTTAATTGTGCGCCAGATTTTAATTTTTTTAAACATTTCTGGCTGCATGTTTTGTTTGCGTACACCACTAGGTGTGACATAAAAATGATCACGATCGTGATGACGAATAGAAATGTTACCATCTCTACTGGTAATCCAATTACGCTTGTAAGCGTCTACTAAAATATCGCAACAAGTTTCTAACATGTTTTTCCTTTACCAATGTCTTACAACACCTGCTATAATAAATGCGTTAGTGATAAGATAGGCAAGTACGATTAAAGTTCGTATGACAGCAATTCTGTCTGCTTCTTTATCGCTCTTGCCTGTTTTCTCACCTAGAGCTTTTGCCCAAAGACGCCACATATTACATTGCGTTTTTCTTCTCTTGTATTTCCATACGTCGAGACTTAGTTAGTTTACCTAATTCGCCAAGTGCTTTACGAGCCCGTGCTGCCGCAGCTTTTACATTTTTATTTTCAAAAGCTTCTGCTTCTTTAATGTATACGTTAAATGCTAATACAATTTCGTCATGAATTGTGTTTGTTACTTCTGTCATGGCCTTTTCTCCTTATATATGAATGCCTGTTGTTTGTGCTGTGTATTGTTTTGCAATATCGTCTTGAGTTTTTGCAACACAGCTTACTGAACCTTTGCGAAGTGTGAACTTTGCATCAGGTGATACTGAGAACATAAATGGTGCTAGTCCCAGTCCTTGTTGTCCCATGATAAGAACCATTGGTTTTAGTACTGTGAAAGTTTTGTCACCTTCGGCCTCTAGTCTACCAAGAATTTCTTCTCCTGAGCTTAATTTAAAACTTACAATGTCGCCTGTTCTGTAGGGTATTTCTATTAACATGTTTATCCTTTAAGTACCTGTTTTAATTCTGTAAATCCGCCTATTAATTTTTCGTCTAAAAAAATCTGTGGAACTGTTCTAGCTGTTGGAACAGCTTCAAGCAAATCTTCTTTTGTGAAGCCATACCCAATTTTTTTCTCTTCAAACTCAATGCCTTTCATCTTGAGCAAGTTTTTAGCTTGATCACAAAATGGACAATGGTCTTTACTCCATACTATCGCTTTCATATTACGCTCTTTCTATTTCTACTAATGTACCTGCACCTGCAAGCTCTTCTACTACTGATTCAAGACTATGCAATATATCGTTGCTGATAATCTCTGTTATGTTCTCACTGTCTTTTAATAGTTTACTAACTTTAATTACTAATACTTCTTCTTGTAGCTTTGCCATAGTGTCTCCTTATATCGCGGGTAGCTCATCATAGTTAATAGAATCGCCCATTATCCCAATAACATAATTAGTTGATTCACTTTCTTGTAGTGCTGTCTGTTTCTTACTAGTATCACTGTGTTTGTTAAACCACGGGATAGGAGTAGATCTAGGAGCAGGATTCCAATACTTGATCCCAACATTCTTTAGTGCATCAGTTGCAGTGAAGTCTACAAAGTCTTTAAGGATATTTGCATTAAGACCAATCACAGGCCCTAACTTAAACAAGTAATCTGCCCATTCTTTTTCTTCTCTAATAACATCTTTATATATCTGTATCACTTCTGATTCACAATCTTTAGCGGCTTGGGCAAAGCGACTGTCTTCTTTAACTACTTGATTAATCAAGTAAGCAGTCCAACCTTTGTGTAATAACTCGTCTTGTAAAATCAAACTAATAATATTACCATTACCAATAAAGATCTTATTCTCTACCATTGCTAGACTTGTAGCAAAGCTAACCATAAAGCGAAACGCCTCTAAACCATAGCTTGCATGTAGGGCTAGATAGATTGCTTTAACATGTTCGTACTCATCAACTGCTTCGCCTAATTCTTTGCGACAGTTAATAATATGGAGCCTATCATAATATAGACCAATACTTGATGCCATTTCTACAATTTCTTTAGTGTCATGGATTGTGTTGAACACATCCTTGGGCACGTTGTAGATGTTGCGAATAATATGACTATAGCTCTTGCTATGAATATTAGTTTCAAAGAAACCCCAGTTGTACATTAATGCTTCTACTTCTGGAAGACTGCATACAGGCGTAAATACCTGTGTTGGGCCTCTACCCTGCAAGCTATCCAAAGCAGTTTGACGAAGTAGGTTACTAGTAAAAATATGCTTGACAGCATCGCTGGCTTCCTTAAAATCATTAGAGTCTTTACTTAAACTGATCTCTTCAGGTTGCCAAAAGAATCCTCGTGCTGTCGCATCGTAGTCGGCAATTTTTTTATACTTTACTTCTTCAAACCGTTGAATAGTTACTGGGCCTGCAGGATCAAGAAACATTTTACGACCAAGGTAATCTGTTTTTGTATTTAGGTTATACTGTGCTTTACTCATAATTTACATGCCTCGCAATCATCGTCATTCATTAGTTCCATTTCAAATTTAGTTTCTTCTATGTGGAAACCATTTATCTTTTCTTCTACTTGTTTTGATCCCGCTTTGTTAATTAAACTATAGTAGAATGTTTTGATTCCCCACATCTGTGCCTGCATTAAGTTTTTAGCAATTAATGTAGTTGGCACCTTTCGGTCTTGAAAATGTGCAGGATTATAAAAAGTATTTGTTGAAATACTTTGGTCCACATATGCTTGTAGCACAGCCGCTGTTTTCAAATAATTAATGCAGTCTTTTTGTTCCCACATCATTTGATACTTGTTTTTTAACTTAGCATACTCTGGAACAACTTGTGTAAATGATCCTGCTTTTGATTCTTTGGTACTAATCAAACTCATTGGCATTTCGATACCATTAGTACTGTTAATAACAACACTAGAACTTTCTACAGGTGCAATAGCCATTTGTGTTGCATTACGCACACCATGCTCTTTCATTTGAACACGTAGGCTTTCCCAGTCAAGCTCAGGAGCAAAATCAGCTAATTCGTTAACACCGTTAGCACGTAGTTCCCATGGAAACTTACCTTGTCCATAACGTGTTTTGTCGCTGTGAGCACATGGTCCACGTTCCTTAGCCAACTCCACAGTAGCTTCTGTAAGATAGTATGACTGATGTTCCATCCATGTCTTAACTTCTTGCAGTGCATCTTTGTCTCCGTACTTAAGACTGCGCTTGGCGTGCCAGTAAGCTAGATTAGTAACTCCAATACCTAATGGACGGATTTCGTCATTGCTTAGTTTACTTTGAATACTTAGAAAGTCTTGGTAATCCAGAATGTTGTTAAGACTGCGATGTAAAATCCGGCAAGCACGGCGCATATCTTCTGGGTTACGGAATGCTCCCCAGTTGATACTGCCCAACGTACATAAAGCAATACGACCATCAGCGTCATCGAGACGCTTAAAAGATTTAGTAGGTAATAAAATTTCACAACATAAATTTGACTGATAGATAGTGTGGTATTCAGGATCGAACGGGCCTTGATTCATCACGTTATCGATAAAGACTAGATAGATTCGTCCTGTATCAGTTCTCTCCTTTAAAATACCACTTTTGAATACTTCCTCGGCACTCATAGTCTTCTTACGAAGGCCTTTTTGTTTTTCGTATTTAACATATAATTCTTCAAACAACTTTGTATTAGAGTAAAACGCTTCGTACAAATCAGGTACTTCATTGGGATCAAAAAATGTTATGTTTTCTTTGTTCTTGAATCGTCTCCAGAAGAAACTACTAAGCACAACCCCATAATCCATATGACGGACTCGGGTTTCCTCTGTTCCTTGGTTGTTCTTAAGTACAATAAGATCATCAAACTGATGATGCCAAATAGGATAAAATACAGTAGCACTTGCATTGCGGATACCTCCTTGTGAACATGATCGCAAATCTCCAAACCACTTCTTTAAGAAAGGTATCATGCCAGTGTGCATGATTTCGCCACCGCGAATAGGACTGCCTAGCGGACGCAACCTACCAATCTCTAAACCAATACCAGCACGTTTGCTGGCATACTTGGCCATCATCTCCCCACTAGCAAATATGCTATCCAAATCATCGTCACTGCGGATAAGAACACAACTACTAAACTGTTTAGTAGGAGTCCCAAGCCCTGCCAACACAGGAGTAGCAAGAGTAAACAAACCATCTGAAGCACAGTTGTAGTACTCTTTGATGTAACGCATACGGGCCGTGTTAGGTTCTTCTTTATGAAATACAGTCGCGGCCGCAACCATATAACGAACTTGTGGTGTTTCATAGATTTCCTTTGTCGCACGATTGCGTACCAAATACTTTTCAATTAACTGTTCAATGGCAGCATAACTGTATTGTTCATCTTTGTCATGATCTAGCATATCATTCATTTTATTCCAATCTTCTTCAGTGTACCACTCAAGAAGTTCTGGAGTATATAGACCAGTAGCTACATTAGTCTTTACAATCTCATAAAGGTGGGGAGGCGTGTAATCACCATACACATCTTTTCTCAACATGCTAAGTCGTTGCTTACCTGCAACGTGTTGATAGTTAGTGTGTCCTAAATCTGGATTTGATTCAACGTCAATAAGATCTACAATGGCTCTTAGAGTTACTTCGTCAATCTCTCTAGTTGTCATGCCGTCGTAAAAATGTGGCTGAGCTTTGATCTCTATCATACTCTGACTTACATCAGCTATGCCCGAACAAACCTTAGCTACTTGTGCCTGCCACTTTTCTACAGCTAGTGGCTCCCTGTTACCCGATCTTTTTATTACCGTAATTTTTGTCATTTATTTTGCTCGTTGAATTATTTGTATTCGATATTTAGTGAAGCGGATGCATCACATATATTCTTTGTGATACCAGATAGTCTGGTAAGGAATTTTGCTTAACTGGGTTATCCTCATCGTAACCAATTACATAATCGTTAACGCAGAGTAGGTAGTGTGTTTGAGATTTAGAATGATCCATAGCAATATGTATCTCAAACATTTTATCTTTAAAACGTTCAGTTAATTGTAATGAATAGCACATTCCTAGTACACGAGAAAACTCACAATATTGATTTTCATAAAGAAGTTCCCAAGGTCCTAACCAGCTAGATTTATCCCAAGGATCTGTTAATATGCTTACATAGGGTGCTAATTTATAAAATACAATAACATCCTTTAGCGGAGATAGCGACAGTTCTAATTGGTCTCTAAAATTTCGCCAGGTGGCAAGGCGCTCTTCATAAATTTGATCAAACATTAAGATAGGTCAGTTTGTTTCGTTTCGACTCTAAACTTAAATTGTGTTCTGTCATCGCTGATCATTAAACTATTGCTTCTAATTACTAATGTATCAAAATTACCGTCAGTGTTAATATCTCTTAGTATAGCATCTAAATAGATACTGTCAAGATATGTTGAGTCGCCAACGTAGTGGTAGTCATCCGAAACCTCTACTCGAGGAGTTCCGGCGCTGACATCAGTCCTACCATTTAACATTATAGTTAATTTTCCAGTCCTCATTGCATTGTATGTTTCACTTACCATTGAATAAGATATTTCAAATGCTTGATTAATTGCTTGGGGTAGGCGAAACAATGTAAGCTGTTGTCCACTTAAAATTGTGAGCTGATGCTCAAAACCCCAACTGTAGTTTGTTGGTCCTTGTACTTCGGCTATGTATGGTACATTGCCTAAGATGTTTGGAGTCACTAAAGGATTAATTGTCTGTGTGTAAGATAATACTCGTGTACGTGTAAAAAAGTCATTAACGGATGTATTGCCTAGTCTTGAATATTTAATGATACTGTATACTGGCTGATCGTCTGACCCACCGTCATTACCGCAGGTTATGAACTTGTTATTTCGACTTACGTTGTAAGTACCTTCATTAATTAAAATTGCCTGACGTTCTATGTTGGTAAACACACAGTCAGACCAAATATTGTTTGTAGGACCTGTAGCTGTACCATTAGCAACTGAGCCGTCAATGGTCATATCTTTACCAAATACAGCACCAAATCCACTTTCAGAAAAATTACAAATACTAAACACATTATCGTTAATGTCCCAGTTTGAAACAATATCATATGCCCAATTTTTAATTGAGCAATTTATAAATTTATTTCGAACAGTTTCAACACCGCCATTCTTACTGTTTAAGGTTAACCCAATATTTGAAGTTATGTTAGTTGAGTTAACACCGTTCTCAAGAGAGTCAGTGCCAAGAGGCAAAATAGTTCCTAGAGACCATGTACCAACTATTTCAACATCTTCAAATATGCTGTCTCTACAACTTTGTAAAACTAAACCTTTGCTAGTACCTACTGCTTTTAATGTTAGACCATACAAGGTAATGTTTCTTGCTTGGTTATTAAATGTGCTAGTTGAGTCAGCAGCAGGTGTACCTGCTGTACTAGAATCGTTTACTGTTTGGAAAACTGCTTTATTATTTCCTATTTGTCTAATTACGGTTTTGCCAGATCCAGCGCCTCGTATCGTAGCGTGTGGCGGGATATAAATCGTGTTACTGATAGTGTATACTCCAGGCTCCATTTCAAGGACTACTCTGTTACTTGTAGTAACTTCTAGTCCACCGTTTAGAAACAACTGATCAATAGCTCTTTGTAGAGCTACAGTACAATCAACTGCTTCAATTCCTTGTACACCAAATGCTTTAACGCTGACTTCGTCATCTAGTCTTTCTTGCAGTGTTCTTCTAACAGGATTTGAAGCATCTACACCAGTAACAACTACGCCGCTGTTTTCTTTGTAGATATAACTATCTGCTAGGGTAAAAAGATCATCGTGTTCGGTAATGATCTTAGTATTACCTACTGTAGGAGCACCTTCCGCTACACTACCGTTGCCTATGTATAGTGCTTGTGTGTCAATTGCCCAGCCTAATTCGCCGCTGGCCAGCTGTGGGAGTCCGGAACCTTGATTCTCCTGCCCTCTTCTAATTTGTATCTTGCTTATTTGTACGACAGCCACTAGATTCTCCTACACAGTTATTTTATATATTTATGCGTAGGACTCGTAATACTTGTAGACTCTATCGTACCATTCTTTGCGCCATTCTTCGTATTCAGCAGGCCATATGTCAAACTGCTGATATTCACAATCTCTAGTACAAATAAACACATGCCCTTCACAAATATTTGTACCGTGCATTTCATTATGTGCTTCTGCATAAGCTACGAGCTGTAGAAAATAATCTTCAATCCACTCAACTTTCTTAGGTTTATTGCTTTGTTTAAAATCCATAATAGATGGATTGCCTTTGTAAACTCCTACTAGATCAGTAGTTCCAGCGTACATTTGTGGCACATATAAGTTTACTTCGCTGCCCCATATTTCGTCAACGTTTGAAAGAGCATGTTGTTTAATCTGTTCTGCCATCTTATGTGCTTGTTGTGCGTAGGGATTTGAACCCGGACTAGGCCATACGGCAGTGTCTATGTAATCTTCAAGATATTTGTGCATGCGGGTTCCAACACCTGCTGCTTCTGTGGTAATTTCAGTAGCTTTTTGTTCGCCTATTCTTTTCCGCCAGGCGTGTAGATGTGTTTTATCTTTGGTAGCATCTAGTATTGTAGTTACTGAGGCTACAGCAAATCCGTCGGGCGTCAAATATTTTCTTTTTCCCTCTACTGACGTTCTTTCTATTTTTTCATACTTGTAACGCTCAACAATTAAAGTCATTATAATTATACTCCTAGTTAACTATACTACACTAGAAATAACTTTTTGTCAAGCAATTAAAATGCTTTTTCAAGAGATTCTGATTTAGACCAGCCTATCAAAAAGTTAGCCTTCCAATGGTTTTGTTCAAAGCCTTTTAGATCTTTCCATTGATCACGTTTGTTCCAAACACGTTGCGCCGCATCTTTCCAGTCCATGTGTCTAATTGTGTATTCTATACATATGAGTTGATTTTTAAACATTTCATAATTAACATTGTCGTGTTCTATGTGTAATACTTCAAACACTTCTCCACTAGGTGCTGTTGCATTTAGATCAAAGTCATAGCCCCATTTCTGTTTTGCTTGCAGTAGCATACGTGCTTGTGGAATTTCTTTAGAAATTTTAGTTAGTTGTTCAAATGCATATTCTGCATAAGAGCACCGATGTAGTATTAGTGAATGATCTAAAAATAAATTATCATCTTCTAATTCAAACCAAGGTTCTTGCCAACACACATGATTTAATATAGGATGATTGATAGGATATTGCATAGCGGAATAAAATTTGCGCTCTGCTTGATTTAACTCAAACCCGTCTTTGTCAAAATACTGAAAATCTTCTTTGTCTAGATTTTCAACTGCTCTAAGACACAACGGATTTGAAATTAACAAATAGTCCTGTCTGGCTAGTCGCATGTTACAATTTGTCGTCTAAGTTAGTTGCTCGTTTAGCCATAGCGCCTACAGATGCTCCAGCATTTGATCTGTCACCTTGAGGTACATCTGATGGTGCTTTTTTAGTCTTAGGTTCTATTCCTCGTTCACTGAAGTTTGCTATTAGAGCTTTTATTCTAGGATCTGTGTCATAGGCTGCTTTGAAAGTATCGTAATGAAACTCTTCAGAATCTACATTCTGCATTAATTTATTAAGATCAAGATTCATCGCACCTGATTTAATTTCATTTGGTCTGGGCTTATTAAAATGCAAATAGGCAGTAGTACCTTTACGGTCTGCACTGCCTATTACTGTTCTTAAAACTTGTATTAGTTTTGTTGAGTCAATTGATGTTTCAGCTTCAGTTACTTTTTTTTTGAACTTAGTAATGTGCCTAATCTGCGGGAAAACTGTATTGATTCGCGCTTTGCACGACCAGCTTCTTCAGCACCACCTGCTGCTGGAGCGGCTGTTGCAAATTCATCTTCATCATCTAGAGTTGGTTCCATGTCATCGCCTATATCTCCGCCCATGTCTGGCAATGGCTCTTCATCGCCTACGTCTGCGCCCATTGTGTCTGTCGGCTCAGCTTCACCTGTTAGTTGTCCAACACCTTGTGTTAGTGCAACACGAGTAGTTTCCATTGCAGCATACAATGATTCTAGTGCAGGCTTAACTGAGTTAACAAATGCGTCTGCCTGTTCTTGGCCCATTTCATCACGCACTGCGTCAGCTAGGTCAAGCATAGATTCTGTCTGCATTTCTGCTGTGTCTTCCATCCAACCAGTAAGACGATCAACCATATCTTTAGCTGCCATTACTAGCTCTGCATGATCTTCTGCGCCTTCAACTATTCTAGAATCTTCGTCTACAATTTTAGCAATTTTCTTTTTCTTTTCTTCTTTTTTACGCTTTTCATCAGCAGTCTTTTTAGGATCAGCTACATCTTCGCGCTCTAAAATAGCAGCATTTAAAACGTCTAGGAATAGTTTTGATTTTTGGTAGCTTTCGTTCTTAAGTACAGAACCAAAACTTTCATTTGTTTCTACTTGCGAAATCTTTGTGCGCAGTCTGTTTCGAGCATCCTGTAGTTGCTCAAGCGTAAAAGCACCGATATCGATTCTAGTGCCGAATCTTTTAGCTAAACTTTCGTTTAGGCTTTTAGCTGTCATTGGTTTAGATATTTCTCTAATATTCATATTAACTCTTCCTAGTTTGAATAGCGTACACTTTATTTAGTCTTTTCATCCTAAGATGATTCGATCTAGCTGTTGTTTAGCTTCTGCAGTTCTGGATCTTGCTATGTCGTAACGCATTTCAAGTATGTCTTTCCTGTTATAATCTTTGGTAGTTTTAATGTTGTGCTTGTAAAATACACAATCATTATACCATTTTTGTATGTCTTGATCAAGGCTCATTATTCGTGTTTTATGATCAGTCCCAGAAGCCATTGATTTTGCTAGGGCTATTGCTGAAGTTTTGCAAAAAGTTTCAGCAATCTGCGCATTGTACTCGCAATCAAAAATCCTAAAAAAACCTCGTTTGTTTTCTCTAACAACATATTTTCCTATGCGGATACTGTTTCCTTTTTGATATGGAAACTTAGCAGGATCAATCTTTACATCCAACAGTTCTTCTAGGTCTTGTATTAGTTTAATTTTGTTAATCATTTTTAATCACCATAACAGAACCGTCGCTCCTTACTTTACTTATAAGACTTTTGCGCACTAGGTTTTCTATTATGAAACGATCACGTTCGTTGAATTCGTGTAGATAGGTTGCAGCTTGGATGCTGTTGTATACACGAGCTTCGTCGTTGCTCATATGTATTGTAAACGAACTGATCAGTTGGTTGATTTTCATATTTCGTCGTCAAGCTCTACTTTATCGCCCGGTTTAATTGTTGTGTTTGGTTTAGACATAGTTGCTTGCCCGGGCTTCTGCTGTGCATTTGTACTTAATTTAACTTTTCCAGTAGCAGGATCTTTAGCTAGAGCTTGCGGATTTTTCTTTAGATCAATCACAGTTTTAGTACCGTCGCCATTATCAATTTCTGCACTTTGATTAGGCATCACTTTAGTAACTTTTGAGGGCTGCATTACTTCTGAAATTTTCATTATATTTTCCTTGCTCTGTTTGTTGAATGTCTTGGTTTATTTAACTTCTTAAGTCTAAGAGATGCAGAATTTGATCGTTTTGTAAGTTTAGATTTAACCTTCATCGATCCGCCCTTTTTCTGTTTTGTTTGTTTTAGGGTAACACTCTTTTGTATGTCTATGGGCTTGTTGCATGCTGCTGGAGAACTCATAACTCTGCCCTTGCGAGGACCATATGTGCAGCGATACTTACGAACAGTTTTATTTCCCTTGCGGCCCCAAGTGTTTCCACCAGCTTCAAATAGTTCTCTAATAAACATATCAGTGTTTCCTAGTTGATTTATTAAGCTGTTGAACTCTCTTGCTAGCTGAATTTACTCGCTTAGTTCTATTTGACTTTCTTGACAATCTAGCACCCATACGTGCTTTTGTAACTTTTAATCTTTTGCTTTTCTTAAGATCCGGTGGTGCAAAACATTGACTCATGTTGGCTACAATACGCCCGTGCCGACGACCGCCCATGCATCTATATTTGCGAACGACCTTTTTTCCGCTACGTGCCCAGACTTGTTTCTCGTCAAGGCTTATGGTAAGTTCTCTTAATAACATGCAGTTATTTATCGGGATAGGTCCCGACTAAAGATTTCAGATTCCGAAGAATTTAAAAACAGTTTGAATAGTGAGATTGCCGGTCCATCCAAGACCTGCGATGAATGCTAGAGATACCAAGCCGTATTTTAACAACTTGTCTTTGGCTTTTTCCATCTCTGCTATTTTAGCGGATAACTGTTTGTGTTGTTGGCAGCTGTCTTCATGCATACTGTGAAGCTGTGCTTTGAGCTCATCGCCTGTTCTGTCTAGACAATCGTGAATGTCCCTAACATCGATCTTGAGATCATCTATTTTTTCGTCTAAGTTTATTACCTTAGTTTCTACTATACCAAGTCGTTCTACTGTTGTAGCCATTTTAGGCGTTCTCCGTGTATATTAAGTCAAGGTCCTTTCGGACATGTGTTTAAGTTGAAATCGCCTGTTGTGTGCCTTGTGTATTATTTATCTAGTTGTTCAAAAATAATGTTTGTGTGATTAGGGTCTTGCGTTCTAAATACGTTGGAGTCAAACTTTGCATCTTCTGTAAGGTCTGCAATAAATGGTACTAAATCAAAATCGTTAAGCATCATGTCTACTGATAAACTAGCTTCAGCTTCTACATAAAACTCCGCAGTCCACACAGTTTTTTTGCCCTTAAAACTAGATCCAAATATCTTTGCATCTTCTTTAGAAACTTTTATATAAAAGTCAGTAGCGTTGGTGCGTAACCCTATGGTATTATAAAGGGTCATAAAGTTTGCTTGTTGTCTAGTAAGCTGGGGATCATCACCTTTTCTAGCTCGTGTTTCTGTTATATCAACAAGTGTCTTGATTTTAAATTTCATCTAGTATTTAACAGCCGTAAAAAAGCCCACTGTAAAAGTGGGCTTAGTCTTCCCATCCCGGGGAATATTACATTGCGTACAATGAACTTGGCTCTGTTACAGTTAGTGTACCACCTGCTGTGAATGTCCAAACACCGCTTGATGTTAGGGAACCAGCACCAATGATACGACCAGCACGGATTGCTAGTGCATCAACATCCAATGCATGACGATCACCAAATGCAAGGATAGCAAGGCCATCACTCTTAACTTGGAATACTGCTGAAGTTGTACCAATTTCGTCGGTTACTGGTGTTGCTGAAGTTGCTGTTAGAGCAACTGCGCCATCGGAACCGCTCAATACATATTTGTATACGGTTTGTTGGAATGTACGTTGTACTGTACCTAATGCTACTGCTGTTGGGTTAACTCTTGTTACTGAAGGCATTTTATTTCTCCTTTATCAAAAATGCACATCTTCTCGCTCCGAGAAGTTGTTATAATTATTTAGCACTTTGATTAAAAAGAGGCGAATTAGCTCTTGTTTTTGGCTCTTTTATGCAGTAACTTGAGCTGTTGAATGTAGGCTGTACCAGAATTTACTATGTCTTCTACCATTTCAATGATAGGCATGTATCCTTCTACGAATGTACTAGGTACACTTTTACCTTCTTCTGCAAGCTCAACAAACTTTGTAGCTTTCATAGCGTTTTCTAATCCAACTAGGTAACCATAAAGAGCAACACGGCGTTGTTTAGAGAGACGCTCAACACGCCTACCTCGTATTCTGTCTAGGGCGTCTTCGTCAAGGTGTTGTTCAACAAGTCCTTCTTCGTACAGACCCTTAATGAAATTCATGTCTTTCATATTATAGATATTTCTTTACAAACAATGCTGGAATTTCGTGATAGTCTTTGATGTCAAGAAAATCAGTTAAACCATTTGATGTTTGAATATCCTTAGTAAACTGCATTCTTACCTGCGGTTTTACTTTGTCAGTGGTTGCTAGCATACGTAATATTTGAGCTTGGTCTGCTGTAACTTTAAAAGTTTTGCCGTCGTCGGTAGTAACAGTGTTTAGAGGCTTAGGATTTTCTTGACTATCTAATACTTTTCCTAGTTGATTAAACATTGTTTCATTTTTAAAGCCGGGTGCATCTGCACCATCATCTTCTGGTCTAGCATCAAAGTCATCTAGTACTTCTGCTGTGATTTGATTTAGGTGATTTTCAAATTCTTTTAGATAACTATTCATTAATCTCTCTCCACTGCTCTGTTAGCTTTTGTAAAAAATTCCCTTGGAACAAGTTTGATATCGCCTTCAGGATGAGCTAGAACGTAACCTTCACCGCCGGCTTGTCCGTTAATACTTGCTTCTATGTCAGCACCGTGTTGATCTAGCTGTCCAATGATATCATCTTTAACACGCATAATTCCATCAACTACTTGCCATAGAGCATTAAAGCCTGATACATTCTTGTTGATCCACTCAATCACTTTACGTTTCTTTGCTTCGCTAACTTTGCTAGATGCAAGCCAGCCTGCAAAGTCTTGTGCTAGATTGTTAATGCCTGTATCTACTTTTGAGTTTAGGTATGTGTAAAAGATTGTTGGTAAGTCGGTAAGCTGTCCTGCTTTGAGTTGTTCTGCATTTAACAGAGTATCCATAGCTTTAGCGTTTTTATTGATTAATTGTCTTAGCTGTTTTAAACTAGAGTCGTCAACTTCTGGAGGACGTTGTGCTGTTACAGAAGGTACTACTAATACTTCAGGACCGTTAACTATACTGTCAATCTCGCCCGGCTTTAATGCACGTTCATTACCAATCTCATCAACGAATCTATGTACTACAATTCCTGTAGTACTTGCGCCAATGCGCTTGCCTATATCAGAATTCTTATCTACAGCATATTGTACAACGTTAGGTTTGAATACATAGCGGCCGTCTTGTTCTGGAGGTGTTGTAAAATACAACAGGTCTCCTTTAAAGTAGCCTCTAAAGTTTTCGTCTGTAGCTCTTTCAAACTTATCAAATATATTTTTCATGTTACCTGCAAACTTTACGTATCCAGGATTTTCTCTGTTCTTGCCGCCTGAACGATTCAAGAACATGTCTTCTAATTCTTCTGCACTCTTTGATTTTCCGTCGTAACCTTTAGCAGTGAAACCACTCTTGTCCGTAAGGATAAAATTACCTTCTTCATCACGTCCAAAAATAACTGCCGGACTACCATCCCACTTAATGGTAACATTCTTATGACCTCCGGTCTCTAATTTCTTTAGACTTTCTAATGCGCGAACTGCGCCTGCACTACCTTCCCAAAATATTAAATCTTCTGCGTGTTGTATGCGAGCACCTTCATCTAATTGCAACGACTCGTTGGTCTTTTCACCTACAAGTTTTCCATGCAAGGGATGATCAGTACGCCCCGCTTTGGCTTTTGGCATTTTATCTTTGCCTTTGGCCTGACCCTTAGAGCCAGTAGCATATTCTTTAAATTCGTAGAATCTCATTAGCGCATCCTAATGCCGTTGCCTAGCATAACAGTACTGTTTAGATTGATGCCAGCTAATTGTTTTAGCCGTGCAATGTCTGTACTTTCAGGCAATGTTAAATTATCTCTAGCAAATGTTTCTTTTGCATCTGCTACTAATTGTTCGTAGTTAGGCAAGCTCTTAGCCTTGCCAATAATAGTTTCAACACTGTCAAGGTCTTCGACATGTGCTGTGGGACCTAACAGCTTAACAGCAATCTCAGCAGGGACTTTAGAAATAAGTTCATTAGTGTCTCTGTCAAGTAGTCCTACATTAGCACTCCATTTGAATCCGTTTGCTTTTGCAATACTTGCCATCAGTATCTGTTTATGTACACCCTTGTAAGGACTCTGCTCATCACTGGATCCACGTAGACTCCAGGTCATCCATTGTGGGTCACCAAACATTAGATCTGTTTGTACAAATCCGCTTGCTTCATTGCCACTAATAGGTGTTAGGAAGTGTACAGAGATACCGCTTTTCTTGATGTATACTTTAGGATCTTTACCGTTGGCCTTACACCAAGCTGCTAATTTTTGTACTAGTTCTTCTTTGGTTACTTCTTCTTGATTAACTGCAATGTCTAGGTCTCCAGAAGTTTCTTTGCGACCAGTGCTACCTAATTTAAAATCCTTGTGTGGAATGCCTGTAATTTTTTCAAGCCAAGCTAGAGTAGGATCAACATCGGCTCTGTTGATGCGCTGTGTTAAAGGTTCCTTAGTCTGTGGATCCTTAAAGATGTTACCGCCTTCATTCAATCTCATTTTGTTTACTCTCAATAACTTTTTGAATGCCACGCTTAAATTTACGAGGGTCGCCGCTCTTAATTGCATTAATGAATCGACGTTCTAGTTCTCCAGCAGTTTCAGCTTCGTAGGTGTTTGATATGCGATTAAGTAAGTTAATAGCACTTTCTATGATATTGCTGCCTGATGTTTCTATTAGAAGATCGTTATCCTTGGTACGACCAAGATTATTAAGTTCTTCTAATATGCTTCTAGTTCGCTTTCTCATTTGTTACACTCCAGTGTATTATTTAGTGTAACATGCACAGAAAGAATATGTACATATGACAGACTCAAACTCCTGTAATAACATTTTCGGACCCTGTTGCAATTATGTGTCCACAGGATGCAGCATCACCTTGACGTGCAACTGGTCGATCTTCTGCTATAACTGTAGGCTCGTATCCTACTATCACAGCACCGTTATGCGGGCCTCCGGGTATGTGCGGAGTAATTACATCACCCAGAGTTACTACAGGTGTATCGTTAACAATAACAGTTAACCGTCCAGAAATAATAGTTGATCCAGCGACATCTTTGCCTCGTCTTGCGGTCTTTGGCATTAAAATATTCCGTCTTCGCCTGTTTGTACTGTAGCCTCAGGCGGAGTTCCGCCTGCTTTTTGTATAGCATTAGCTGACACTGCAACGCTAAAGTCGTCCAGCACATTTTTAAGAATTAGCGCACCTGCTACCGCATCAATAGAGTTTCTTAAAAGAGATGTTATGTACTGCAACGCAATGGTTTTCATAGTTATTGCGGCACTCATTATATTTAAGGGTAATGAATAGCTAGGAAAAGCACCAGCTACTTCTGTTAAAATTGGCAAACCTACTCCTCCGCTAAAGGTTATGCCGCCAAGGCCTGGCCCACCTGGAGGTAACAAAGACAATTGTGGAGTAAATTTTAAAAAATCTGAAAAGAATCCCGCGGTGCGCATAGCTTGCGCTCCACTAACAATAGCAGACAGCGCACCAGTTTCTACAATAGCGCCGCCTAGATCAGATAATATTGTTGCTCCAGGATTGGCTGGTGTTGGGACTGGTTCTTTATTTTCTATTAGAGCATTTCTTACAATATTGTAATGATAAGGATCGAGTGCATCTTTAATTTTTATTCCGCCTTCGGGGTCCGTTATAGTTTGTAGTGCAACAGCAAGTTCAATTGTTACAAGTGCTTCTTGCGCCATCTGTATTGCAAGGTCACCAAACTCTGCAGAATGATTAGGAATATTAAGAAAAAATCCGCCGGTATGATTTGCAGGGCCTGTGGAACCTATGCCATTGTTTAGTTCTGGAACTTGCAGACCAACATATATTGGAGCTGGAGGGACTAACGGTATATTACCAGTTAAAAAATTGAAACCTAACTTATTAGCAACACCTGATAATCCGGAAACGGCACCTTCAAAAATAGACATAGTAATTTCTCCTGTACACTATTTATTCAGGAGTTTTCCGTACTTTGTTGTTGTATTCTACTGCTTGTTTGAGTACACTTAAATCTACATTATCGCGTTCAGCTGAATGAATAATTGCAGATGTATCTTTAGGGAAACAATGTCCGCCCCAACCACGTTCATCTGTGATCGCTGTGTGACTTCCACCAATCCTTGGGTCAACTCCCACCAGCTGTGCTACTAGATTATAGTCTATATCTTTTGCTTTACAAAAATCAAATATTTGATTAAAGAAACTAACCTTTGTAGCAAGGAATGCATTTCTAAAATATTTTCCTGCTATTAAAAGTTTTGGATCCATACGGCCCACACTAAGATTTAGAATTGCTTTGGAATATACATCATGCCAAAACTCGACTCCACTGCCGCCCATAAAAAGTACGTTCTCGCTCCACATGTCTTTTTCAGCATGATCGGATCTTAAAAACTCTGGACAAAATGTTAAGTTATGCTCAGGAAATGATTCTGTTAGCATTTCCCAACCTTCTATCGAAATAGTGCTGCGAATGATAATTGGTGTAGATTTGTTTGTTTGACTTATTACATCATAAACATTGGCCATTTCACATGCACCATTGTGTCTTGCAGGAGTAGACACGCAACAAATTACTCCGTCTGTGTCGTCTGCAAAGTCCTGTACAGTCTTTCCTAACACCAATGGGTCAGCTAGTCTGAGTTCGTGTTTGTGGCCTAATATAGCTTTGTGTGCTTGGCCAAGCACACCGTAACCTGCGATTGTGATTTTCATACGCTTATTTTACTACCTTTTTGTATAATGTCAACAGAATTATCTGCCAAATAATTATACTGAGAAACTACTTCCGCAACCGCAAGATGTTTGTGCATTAGGATTTTGTATACTGAATGAAGCACCCATTATATCTTCTTTGTAGTCTATGACAGCACCAGACAGGTACTGCATGCTCATTGCATCAACTAGCACTTTGAATTCTCCTACTGGAATTTCAAAGTCGTCTTCGTTTTTTTCTTCGTCAAATGTAAATCCGTATTGGAAGCCCGAACAGCCCCCGCCTTGAACAAACGTTCTCAAAGATAGTTTATCGTTGTTTTCTTCTAATAGAAGATCTGTTATTTTGTGTTGTGCTGATTCTGTTATTGTTATCATACTCTAAAACTTTCTCCACATCCGCAACGATCTCGTTCGTTGGGGTTAATAAAATCAAAGCCTTCATTTAGGCCGTTGCGAACCCAATCCATAGTTAGTCCGTTTAGGTAAGCTAGACTTTTAGCATCTACCAAAACAACAAATCCATCATGAGCAAAATTAGTTACTCCAACTTCAGCTTCGTAGTTGTCCACGTATTCTAACACATAAGCAAGTCCACTGCAACCTGTGGTCTTAACGCCTATACGAATGCCTACACCTTTACCTCGGCGTTCTAAGGTTTGCTTAATACGCTTACTTGCTGTTTCGGTTACGGTAATCATTTACGGCCGCCTTAATAGCATCTTCTGCTAGAATTGAACAATGGATCTTTACTGGGGGTAATGCTAGTTCTGTGGCGATTTCGGAGTTTTTGATTGCTCCTGCTTCGTCGAGGGTTTTACCTTTGAGCCATTCTGTAACGAGGCTCGAACTTGCGATAGCCGATCCGCAGCCATACGTTTTAAATTTTGCATCTGTAATAATACCTGTATCATGATCCACCTTTATCTGTAGTTTCATAACATCACCGCAAGCAGGTGCGCCAACCATGCCTGTACCAATGTCAGCATCGTTCTTATCAAAGCTACCTACGTTGCGAGGATTTTCGTAATGATCAATAACTTTGTTACTGTAAGCCATGTGTTTCTCCTTGAGCATATATTTATGCCCTAATATTTTACTCAAAATATTTCTAATATATATTATGGTTTCTACTGAGCATGCTAAATAATTATGTTGCAAAGCAACACTACACACTTACAGAGGAAAGAAAATGAAAACCTTATCAAAAACTATGTTAGCCCTAGTGGAACGGCTAGCAGAAATGTTTCCCGATTCCACGTATCAAGATCGCTTAGATACATATCTAAGCACCAAAGGCATTACCGATGCCGCACAATTGGAAATTTACATTCAACAATTTACTTCTCAAAAGGAAAAATATCTATGAAAAAATTACTCAACTTTCTATATGAAGTTGGTATCAGTATTGGGCAAGCCCGTGCTGCCGCTGCTTTAGCTAGACAAGGACTTCACCAAGAAGCTAGAGATCTAATGTTAGCCAAATAAATACTGCATGAACCTAGTATATATTCACGGTGCTAATGCAACTAGCGAAAGTTTTAATTATATTAGAAAGAAGCTAGGACCAGGCATAAACATTGATTATGACAGTCGTAATGGATTTGAAAATAATCTAAAAGATATGTTGCTCAAATTGTCAACTACCGAAAACATGGCATTTGTAGCGCATAGTTTGGGTGGTATATATGCACTGCATATTGCCAATGCTATGCCTGATCAAGTACTGGGTGCTGTTACGTTGAGTACTCCGTATGGAGGAGCAGCCGTAGCAGACTATGCCCAATATTTTTTGCCGTTCAGTAGACTCATGCGTGATATAGGACCTAGTTCATGGGTAATGAAACAAGCCAATTCTATTAAGATTCAACATCCTTGGACCAACATTGTTACTGTGAAAGGCCAAAGTCCTTTCTTACTAGAACGCAATGATGGTGTTGTTACTATTGCTAGTCAACGACATCACGATGACATGGAATTGATTGAGGCGGAGTGCAATCATTACGAAGTGGTTCTCAATAATCAAGTGCTAGAGATTATCAAAGAACGAGTAAAAAAGTTCAAAAAATAGTTGCTTTTTTATTGAAAGGCATATATAATAGCATATAGGAAAAACATACCTATATGTAAGACATACACACACAAGGAGAAATGAAATGTCAGATTTAACTAAACAAGCGGAACAGATGGCAGAGCAGTTTAAGGCAGCGATGCCCAAAGTAACATTCAACAAGAACGGTTACGAAATTAGAACACAAGTTCTTGATATGGCAAAACAAATGGCAGAGTTTGAATATTCTGCAAAGTTTGCACAAGTAGAAATGACTGCAAAGCGTGATCCAAAGACCAACGAAGTTATTAGTACAGTTGCGTTTCCTGAGATCCCAGGAACTGAAAAAGTATTAGAAGCCGCACAAAAGTTTTACAACTTTGTGAACCAAGGCGTGCATAAGTAAAAATATAAAATATACTAAGGGCGTAGCCCAATATAATAAAATATTATAGAAAAGAAACCCCGGTTAGTAGAAATACTTTCCGGGGTTAATCTTTTAATGTTGACTGTATGGATTTTGTTTTGAATCAGAGCCGTCGTCTTCAGGATTAACTACATACTGCTCTGGTTGAGGTTGTTGATTTTTGTTCTCTTGTTTTTCAAAAGTTCTTTTGATGTAATCTGCTAGAGTTTTATCTTGCATTTTAATTGTACCCTCTTTCAATTTGTTCCTGTTCTGCTTGACAATGTACGCAAGCACATTCTGGGCAGTGATCGCAGGCTTCGTCTGAGCATCCATGTCCGCAATGTGCAGGATGTCTACAGTGGTTGCACAAAAATTCATTCTGTTCTGTCTTTGTCATCTATCGCTCCTCCTGTTACCCACGCTGTACAGCTACGTGTGCCAGCGCATTTAAAATGTAAGAAATTACAGTAGCCTAGATCTGCTTTGTGTATAGTAGCCATAGTATCAGCACTGGGCTCATCGCCCTTAGCACCATCTTCAATACACTTCCACATCTTGTCTGATACATCAAATGCAGCACAGTTACCACACAGCATTGTCTTGGCAGTTTTCTCTGTGATGTTCCAACGCCGGGCAGCTTGTTTCCAATAACTTTCAGGCTCGTCTGGATTAGCAGGACCATAGTGATACTCATCTATAGCTTTCTGACGATTCTTTAGATTAACATCTATGTCATAAGTCGCTATAGGACAGCCCTTGTTGGCTGCTTCTACTATGTTTATGTATTTTCTATACATTTCAATTCCCTACCAATAATAAATCAAAGGCTGCGGTGTATCTGCCGTTGTTGGTTCTACCTGATACTCGCACATCAATATCCGACTTTTCTGGGATGGGTGGCGGGAATGCAAAGTCATAAGTGTATTGACCACCGGTGCCGCCCACTTCAAAGGTGTGCTGTGTTCTAAAACTTTCTTCGCCAAAATATCTCACAAACATATTGCCTGTGGCATCAGACCCGCTTTGTGCTGAAGCAGTGCCTTTGTAAAGATAGCCAGTATATCCAGCAGGTACAGTGTACACAGCCATTAGTGTCTGTCCTTTGGTAGCAGTGATACGAGCCACTGTGGTTGAATTTCGTTGTATGTCAATGTTGCCTACATTTGTAGTGCCGTCTGCTACGAACGCTCTAAACACTCGCTTG